CTGTAGTTCAGTAATTATGTGGCAGTATATCAAAGCTATGCGAAAGGACTATCCAGTATTTTTGGTGCTTCATGAGAACAACAAGGCACACGGCCTAAGTTCTTGGGATTTTGACCTTCCAAGCAGTACAAAATTATTGATTATCCCTGATGCAGCAACGAATGATATTGATGAATGTCAAGAACTAATTGATAAAGGGATTTCAGTGATTGCTCTCGACCATCATCAAAAAAGTGATACTCGACAAAATCCAGCTATTGTAGTAAACAATCAAATTTCTGAGTGTTACTATAATAAAGACGCTTGTGGAGCTCATATAACATATGATTTCTTGAGGGCACTTGATGATTATTATTGGCAGGAATACGCAGATCAATTTGTAGATTTGGTTGCATTAGCTGATCTTTCAGATGTAATGAGTATTAAATCAGAAAGCACTAGAGCTGTGATAAACTATGGGATACAGAATATTCATAATAAAATGTTTCAAGAGATAATTAAGGCACAGGATTTTTCCATGAAAGGTATTATTAATCCACATACGGTTACATTCTATGTAACTCCTTTAATTAATAGCTTCTTACGTTTGGCTACTCTTGAAGAACGTGAGTTGCTCATTAGAGCTTTTTGTGAAGTAGACTTTGAAACTTTTGAATATACAAAACGTGGAGAAGCTTTTCCAATTGAGGAAAGTATTTATGAACATGTTGTTCGATTGATGAAGAGCTATAAAGCAAAGCAGGATCGCTCTAGAGATAAGGCAGTCAAGCTACTTCTCGATAGAGTCTCGGATTTTGAAGACAATAAGGTTGCAATCATTAATGCAACAGGGGATGTTGATGGGGCTCTGACGGGGCTTGTGGCTATTAGAATCAGTGAGGCTATTAATAGACCTGTGTTGCTTGTAAGAGAGCGTGATGGAGCGCTAATGGGTTCTGGACGTACCTTTAATAATTGTCCGATTGAAGACTTTAGAGAGTTGGCAGAGAGCTGCCCATATACTACTTTAGCGCAAGGGCACCCTGGAGCATTTGGTTATGGAGTACAGAAAGATAAAGTCAATGAAGCAACTCAGTGGTTTAATGAACAACTCAAAGATATCAGCATGGAAAAAGTATATCATGTTGATTTTCTATTGGATATTGATGACTTGACTATTGGTTTGATTCAAGAAATTGACAGGAATCAAGGACTTTGGGGGCACGGAATTGAAGAGCCTCTTGTAGCAGTTGAAAATATTACAATAAAGCATAGTGGTATCAAAATTCAGGGCAAGAATTATGATTCGATTGCTTTTATTATAAATGATATTAAATTTGTTCAGTTTAAACTTTCAGCAGACAATGAACTGCTTGAGTGGGCTTCTAATTGGGATATTTCAGAAGACGATGAAATTACTTTAAATGTCGTTGGTGAAATGAGTATTTCGACATACAAAGGGGTTTGTACGCCGCAAGTAATAATTGTTAGCTCTATGATCACAGAAAATAGGTGATATGTATAAAAAGAAAAACTCATGAAGAATATGTTACAGAATTACTTCAGTGCACCCCTGATATCAAGGTAATTGAAAATTATATTGATGCAAGAACACCCATTTTTCATATATGTAATATATGCAATAATAAATGGAAAATTAGGCCGAGTGCTTTACTGTATAGAAAAACTTGTCCAGTTTGTTCTGGAAGAACAATTGGTCCACCTCCCGAATATCGCAATAGCATTTGGGCGTCTAAATACAAGGAATATTTTTTGCAGTTTTTGAGTGAAAAACAAATGAAGGAACTAATGCCACATTCTAAAAATAAAGTAAATGTAACATGCCCATATTGTGGACAGCAAAAGTATATCACTATTGATAACTTATCAAACCAAGGGTTATCTTGTCCATGTAATGATGGAAGGTCGTTTCCAAATAAGTTTATTTATAATGTGTTAGTTCAACTGCAACAACAATTTGAACCAGAATATTCCCCAAGATGGGCAGAAGGTAAAAGGTATGATATATACATACCAAAACATAATGTCATCATAGAAAATCATGGATTACAACACTATAAAGAGTGGCCCAATACAGCAAGGTCTTTAGTGGAAGAACAAAAAAATGATACATATAAAGAAGCGCTTGCAAAAGAAAATGGAATATCTAAATATATTGTATTAGATTGTAGAAGATCATCAAGAGATTGGATAAAAAAATCAATTATGCAATCTAATCTCCCACAGATATTAAATTTTTCCGAAGAAGATATTGATTGGAATAAATGTTTAGAATATGCAACAAAAAATAATTTTAAAGATATTGTGGATTTATTTTTGCAAGGGAACTCTGTACGAATGATTGCAAACAAAATGAATATCAGTGAACCTGTAATTAGAACACAACTACGTTTTGCTAATCAAATGGAGCTATGTTCTTACTTCCATGAAAATAACGAAACAAGAAAAAAACCAGTAGTATGTATAGAAACAGGTGAGTATTACGAGTCTATTAGAATGGCAGCGAGGTTAACTGGCATTGACAATACTGGGATAAGCAGAAGTTGTCGTACTGGATGTGCTGCGGGGCGTGGATTGAATGGACAAAAACTACATTGGAAAATAGCTGATAAAAATTAATATTTACAATACAAAATTATTTTGAGAATAGATGGCTAGATTGATGGAGGTATAAACATGGAACATAAGCATAAATATTTGCTCGAAGTGTTTGATGAAAACGAGATGCCATTTCCAGTTAATCAATCAGGTTATGCTGATTTTGATGAAAGAGATACTTTCAATCTCAAATATACTTTAGTATGTTGGCTTTACGAAAGACTTAGATTTTTTCAAGAAGGAACATGTATTGATTTAAATTTTCATAAATTTGACATTGATGGAGAAGAATTAACTCAAGCTCAGTGCATTCAGAGAATGATTGATGACTGTAAGATTATTATGGTTGGCAATGACTGGGATGATGGTGAATTTAAGAAAATGGATGCAGCTAAAGATGATTTGCTTAAGGTATTAGGTAAAGTTTATTGGGCTATGTGGTGGTAAATAAGAAAGGATTGATTAAACATGACCTTAGAAGTTTTACAAAATGAAATGATTGCAGCTCTCAAAAGTGGAAATAAGTTTCGTAAGCAAGTAATTTCTACTTTGGTTGATTCTGTTAAGAGCGCAGCAATTAATAAGAATTGTAGAGATAATATCACAGAGGACTTAGTTGATGAAGTTCTATTAAAGTGTAAGAAGACATGTCAAGAAATGATTGATACTTGCCCTGCGGGTCGAGTTGATCTTCTAATTCAGTATCGGAATCAGCTTGATATTGTCAATGAGTTTGCTCCTGTATTGATTGCTGACGAACGAGAGATTAGTATGCTTGTTTCATCTTATGCGAGTGAGGCTGATGTAGCACTTGTTAAGGCTAATCGTGGCAAGATTATGAAGATTGCCGCGGAGAAGTTGAAGGGCAAGGCCGATATGGGAATTGTAAGTAAGGTTGTTGGAGGAATGTTGGCATGAAAAGACCTGTAGATAATTTTTGCAAATATGTATTACCCTGTGGATATTGCGAAAATACCGGTGCCCTATGTAAATTATTTAAGGATGATAATAATCTAAATAAACATGAACACGATTGGGAACTTACAGGAGCTAATTGTTCAGATGAAGGCACCGAATTAGAATATACTTGTAAGAAATGTAGAGCTGTAATGAAGGAGAGTTATCCGAGATGACTGAACAAGAATTCTGGGACTTAGAATCTCAATGGGAAGATACTTCTGAGTATCAAGAATATGAAGCATATTGTGACAAATACAAATCTTCTCAAAATGAAGAAGAGATTCAAGAATGTTGGCGGCTGTTTTGGAGAGCTCTTGATAATGGGATTGGAAAACAGTTGAGATCCGAAAGACAGTTTTGGAGGATTATTATGGGATGAAAAGACCTGATGTCATAGAATTTGTTGAAAAATATTTAGGAATAGAATTATTTGCATACCAAAAGGCGGTGTTACGTATGTTTGGCAAAGGTTTTAATAGTGTAACTATTAACGGGCAAACCATTACGTGTTCTGGCAGTAATATTTCTGTCATGAATGGTTCTGTTATTGTTGATGGAAAAGTTATCAAATCTGGTCTTGAAGATAATGTGAAAGTTGTTATAAATGGTGATGTAAACAAATTAGAGTGCGCTGGTTCTGTTGAAGTGCATGGCAATAGTGGAAGTATTGATTGCAGTGGCAGTTGTAAGGTCGATGGAGATGTAAGGGGGGATATTGACGCAAGTGGATCTGTTATGTGCGGCAATGTTTCTGGTAATATTGATTGTAGTGGAAGTGTAAGGTGTAGAAAGCAATGAGTAAAGTTAATAGAGTTAAAGAATTAGTTGAAACACTAAATTATCATAGAAATCTTTATTACAATGAATCTCGTCCTGAAATTTCAGATTTTGAATATGACCAACTTTTTGATGAGTTGTCTAAACTCGAAAAAGAAACTGGAATCGTCATGTCTACTTCTCCTACGGTTACTGTTGGCTATGAAGTAAAATCAAGTCTGAGTAAAGTAAAACATAACCATCCTATGCTTTCTCTTGATAAAACCAAGAATGTCGATGATGTGATTAAATTTCTTGATGGAAGAAACGGTATTGTGATGGCAAAGATGGACGGGCTTACTTGTTCACTGCGATATTTAGACGGCAAGTTAGTTTCTGCTGAGACGAGAGGAAATGGCGAAGTTGGAGAAGATATCTTACATTGCGCTAGAGTGATTAAGAATATTCCTTTAACAATCGAATGTCTTAATGAAGTAGTTATTGATGGAGAAGTTATCATTACATATGATGATTTTGAAAAGATTAATGCTATTTTATCAAAGGATCAGAAATATAAACATCCACGGAATCTTGCTTCTGGTTCTATTAGACAACTTGATAGTAAAATTGCGGCACAAAGAAATATGCAGTTTATTGCTTGGAAAATGGTTAAAGGATATAAAAATAATTCTTTTTACAGTAGATTAATTCGCATGGCAAATTGGGGATTTGATATCGTCCCTGTTGCACCAATTCCAACAATAATGCAGAATAAACAACAGGTTACAGAAGCAATTGATATAATGAAAGATTGGGCCAGCCAAAAGGGTTTTCCGATTGATGGCTGTGTATTTGGTTTTGATGATATAGCATATGGAGAATCTTTAGGAGCTACGGGGCACCATCTGCGTTCTCAACTTGCATTTAAGTTTTATGATGAAGTATATGATACAAAACTATTGTATATTGATTGGACTATGGGGAAAACAAATTCTCTCAATCCTACGGCTGTATTTGAACCCGTTGATATTGATGGGACAGAAGTAAGTAGAGCTTCACTTCATAATCTTTCCATTATTAAATCTCTTGGTTTAACCAATAATTGTACCGTTAGAGTATATAAGGCGAATCAAATCATTCCACAAATTGATTCTTGCGAAAATGATGGTAATGGAGAAATTGAAATTCCTAGTACTTGTCCTATCTGTGGTGGGGCTACAGCTATTCAGAAAGACAATGATTCGGAAGTGCTTATTTGCACAAACCCTAATTGTTCAGGCAAGCTTCTTGGTAGATTCGTTCATTTTGTTTCTAAAAAAGGTATGGATATTGAGGGGTTATCAGAGGCAACATTGGATTTGTTGATTGCCAATGGTTATCTTAATGAGTTTGAAGACATATATTATCTTTTTAACCATAAAGACGAACTTGTTAATCTACCCGGATTGGGCAAAAAGTCAGTTGAAAAACTTTTGAAGTCTATTGAAGAGTCAAGAAATGTAAAACTAGAAAACTTTATTTGTGCTCTCGGGATTCCCAATATCGGACTAACTGCATCTAAGACTATTTCAAAATATTGCAATGGCGACTGGGAAAAGTTTTATGACCTCATTGAACATACGAATGATTGGACTTTCCTAGATGATTTTGGGCAGGTAATGAGCGATAGTATGAACGAATATTTTAGTGAATATTTTGAGGACGTAGACTATCTTTCTATGAAAATGCATTTTATCATTCCAGAACAGAGTAGCGATACTTCTCTGAGTAATCTCAAATTCTGTATCACAGGCAGTTTTTCACAGCCAAGAGATGAATTGAGAAAAAAACTTGAGAGCAAAGGTGCTAAATTTGTTAGTTCAGTAAGTAAAAATCTTGATATTCTTTTTGCGGGTGAAAAAGCGGGAAGTAAACTAACTAAGGCACAATCTCTTGGAATTAAGATTGCTAATGAAACAGAATTGTTACGAATGATTGGAGAATAATAACCAAAAATGGCTATGAGTTTTTGTGCAACTTATAGCCATTTTTTCTATTGATTTTTGTGCAAAAATATGGTAGTATAACAATACAAAATTATTGGAAGGAGTATCATATATGCGAGTATACAAACATAGTAAATACGACTATGCTACAATTGTAGAAATTCAAAAGGCAGAATTAAAAAAAATTGATATGGTTTTATGCAAACAACCTAGAGAAACTTTAAAAGCATTTTACGATAGACAAGCGATAAAGCCTAATTTTATTATTAATGGCGGTTTTTTTAATATGAATGATGGCACAACTTGCTTTAATCTTGTTGACGAGAATAAAACAATTACAGCCTTAAATTACTACACTCTTGGGATGGGCGTTGTAGATGAAACAAAGTTAATTTATGGAGATATAAAAGATAGAACTGATTGGAGAGACTTTGTTTCTGGATATCCGCCTCTTGTTGTTGATGGTAAAGCGTGTAAGATCACATATGCTACAGAATTGGATTATAAAGCAAGAAGAAGTATTCTCGGATATAATAACAGTTTTATCTTTTTAATTGCTGTTGAGCTCCCTGGTATGACATTTGAAGAAATGCAATTTTTAGCACTCACTGTTGGTTGTAAATATGCTATCAATATTGATGGCGGTGGTAGCACTAAGATTCTACAGAATGGTCAGTCGATTACCTCTTCACTTTACAACAGAGCAGTAGATAATGTAATTGCTATTTATTTAAAGGATAAAGAGGAAGACACTTCTGTAACACAAAAGGTTATCTATCGTGTACAACTTGGAGCATTTGGAAATAAGGCTAATGCAGAGAATTTACTTGCAAAGATTAAAGTACTTCCTGACACGATTGGTGCTGGCTATAGCAGCGCATATATTCGATTGGTCAATGGGCTTTATAAAGTTCAAGTAGGGGCATTTAGTGTGAAGGCTAATGCTGACAAGGTTTTATTGGACCTTAAAAGCCAAGGTTATAGTGCATTTATTACTACATAAATTGGAGACAAAATATAATGAACATTGAAACAATTGCTAACTCTGGACAGTGTTTCAGATTAAATCAAATTGATCCGATACACTACGAACTGGTTGCTCACGGGGAAGTCCTTGAAATATATGCACCAAAACCAGACCGTTGGTCATGGGTGTCTTATAATGATTGGTCGAAATATTTTAGACTTAATGAAGATTTTAATATCAAAAACCCAGATCCCTTTCTCGCAGAAGCTATTAAGCACTCTCCTGGGCTCGTTATTTTGCGACAAGATCCTTGGGAAGTTTTAATTAGTTTTATCATCTCTCAGCGCAAGAGTATTCCAGCTATTAAGAATAGCATTGAGCGACTCTGTAAAGCTTATGGAACTCCTATTGATGAAACTCATTATGCTTTTCCCACAGCAGAACAATTAATGTTTATGAATCTTGACCGAGATGATTGTGGATTAGGATATAGAAAAGATTATATTTTAAGATTAGCTAGAGATGTAGTTAGTGGAAATTTCAGCATGAAAGAACTGGTTGCTGCTGATTATGATACTGCGAAAAAGATGCTTTTAAGTATTAAAGGTGTAGGTGAAAAGATTGCAAATTGCGTATTACTTTTTGGACTAAGTTTTAACAATGCATTTCCTATTGATGTTCATATGCAAAGAGTTTTAGAAGAACATTATCCCGACGGCTTCCCATATGAAAGATATAACGGGCAGCTTGGATTAGTTCAACAATATTTATTTGAATACCAAAGATATTTAACTAAAAATGGAGGCAAAAATCATGAATGAAAATGCACAGAATGCTTGTTTGACAACAACAATATTAGATGAAGAAACTGGCAAGATGATGTTAACTTATGTGCCCTTGCGCATCACCCAGAGCCTTTTAAATGAGCTCTTGGATAACAGTACTTGTGATAACAAAAGAGGTTTCCAGTTTGAATTGCTTATTAGCCCTGAAAAGTATTGGGGAGATATGTGGAAGGGTCTAGAGGATATGTGTGATGATGACGAGTGAAATAATTACCTGCTTAATGAAAGGCGAAGAGGTAGACCTAGAAGAAGTTGCTTATAGGTTGGGGGAGTTAACTCAAGTTATTAATGATATGATGAACGACCATTATACTGACTATCTTGAATATTACGCTGAAAGATGTTGGCAATTGGAAGAAGAGATTACAAAGTTAAAGAAAGGAGGAAGTAAATCTTGATTTTAACCAAAGGACAGGAAAAAGGATTGAAAATTGCAGTAGCCAGATATAAGTCACATGAAGCATATACTTGTATTGCTGGCTATGCTTAAAGCTGGTACTGGTAAAAGTACACTTGCAAAATATATAGTTGAAGCACTCAATATTCCAGACAGCCAAGTCGCTAATATTGCTTATACTGGCAAAGCAAGTTTGGTTTTAAAAAATAAAGGATTGCCAAATTGTATGACGGCACACAAATTGTTATATTTTGCAAAAGAACTTCCTGATGGAAATTATGAGTTTAAGCCAAGAAAATCTCTTGAAAATAATTTTAAACTAATTGTTGTTGATGAGGTTTCAATGCTTCCAGAAGATATGTGGTGGTTATTACTTTCCCATGGAGTTCACGTTATTGCACTTGGAGATCCTGGGCAACTTCCACCAGTTGATGGCACTTCAACAATATTAGATCATCCACATGTTTTTTTAGATGAAATTGTGCGCCAAGCTTTAGACAATCCCATTATTAAATTGAGCATGGATATTCGAGAAGGCAAGCCGCTCGTTTATGGTGGCCCAAGAGAGGCGAGGATAATGCCATATCATAAAGTATCAAAAGGTTTACTACTCGGTGCTGATATAGTAATTTGTGGATTAAATGCGACACGACATGCGCTCAATCAAAGAATGAGAAAAATGAAGTGGGAAGACGCATATCAAGATACTCCAATAAACGGAGATAAATGTATTTGCTTAAAAAATCGTTGGTCTACATTAAGTAACACAGGAGATAGTTTAATCAATGGGGCTCTTGGAACTCTAGAAAATATTAAACTTTCAAGTACTAAGAAAATAGAGACAAAAATGACAGCAAATTTTATCTCAGAAACCAATGGTATATTCGATAAGCTTGATATGGATTATAAGCTTATTACTACCGGGGAACCATTAATCAACAAAGAGAATTTTATGCAGTTCACTAAAAAAGAACGACCTATAGAATTTTCATATGGTTATGCTATAACTTGCCATAAAAGTCAAGGTTCAGAGTTTGACAGAGTTCTCATTTATGATGAACCTTTTGGCGATTGGGAACAAAGAAAGCGTTGGAGATATACAGCTGTAACTAGGGCAGCAAAACAATTAGTTATAATTATGTAAGCAATACAAAATTATTAGGAGGATATATTGTGGAAGAAATCATTTGGGGCAAAGAAACCGGAGATTTAGAAAACGATCAATATATTTCTATCAGTATTGATGATGATTCTGAACATATTTGTATTAATTTTTTTAGTTTAGGTCATGTATGTGAATATCATTTTACTATCAAAGATGTAAATTCATATAATGATTTTAAAACTAATCTTACTTGTATGTTTGATGACTGTGAAAGTGTCTATGACGCTGAAGAGATGTTTAATGAATCTGATTCTTTTGTTTATGAGTATCTTGATGACTATGAAGAATTAGATCAAGAAATGCGTACAGAAGAAGAAATTCATGAATTTATGAACCAAGCCAGTGATATGATTTGGTTGGCTAGAAAGCAAAATATGTTTTATAATATGTTGCTTGGCATCGAAGGTGTTGATGCTAGTACTCTTGATGGATGCAATAAAGCGATTGACGAAATTTGCCAGAGATATGATATTGATTTTAAAGAGCCCATTAGCGATTGGGAAAATGGATATTGGAATGGTATCTTGGTTGCATTAAGTTGGATAATGGGCGGAGAAATAGAATATGTAGATGATGATGATTAAGAGTACAAAATTATAGAAGGGGGGATGAGATGATGGGCTTTGTAAATCTTCATGTTCACAGTGCAAAAGGCTCTCTACTTGACTCAATTCTAACAACAGAGCAAATTGTAGATTATGCAAAACGTAATAATCAAACTGCTATAGCTTTATCAGACCATGGTGCCATGTATGCAAGTTTAAATCTTGTTAATGATTGTTACAGAGCTGGAATTAAGCCTATTACTGCCTGTGAAATATATGAATGTAATAACCATTTAGAGCAAGACCCAGAAGATAAATATAACCATTTGCTTTTAATCGCAAAAACAACTGAAGGACTCCACAACCTCTATAAAATTGTTTCAGAAGGGTATGTCCACGGTTTTTATCGGAAGCCTAGAGTGAGTGTGCAATGGATTAAAGAAAATGATTTGGGGCATGGGATTATTTGTCTTACGGCTTGCCAAGCCGGTCGCTTAAGCCGTTGTCTTGAGGAAGGAAATTATCAAGAGGCAGAAGATTTTGTTAATCTGTTAAAATGTACTTTTGACTATGTGTCTTTAGAAATTCAATCTCATCCAACTGAACAGCAACTTAAATGCAATACTTTAATTCTCAATTTTGCAGCGTATATGAAGATGAATTATTGTATTACAAGTGATGCTCATATGGAAACTGCAGAGCAACTTGACACTCATAGCATTTTTGTTAGCATTTCTCAAGATAGAGAAGTCGGTGAAAGCTATGTTGGTTGTCACTTGCAAAATGAAAAAGATATTTTTAAGTATCTTGGGCAATGGAATATAGAGACAGTCATTCAGAGAGGTATTGACGAAACTGCAAAAATTGCAAGCATGGTCGATGATAATATTGATTATGAATTGAACAAAGGTACCGTTATGCCACAGGCTCACATTCCAGAAGGTTATGATGTTGAGTCTTATTTCAGATATTTGGTTTATAGCACATTTGATGAAAAGTTTGGCCATATGTCAAAGGAAGAGCAACAAAAACGTAGAGATAGAATTGAATCTGAGATTCCTGTGCTAAAAGAATTAGATTTTTTAAACTATCTTTTAATTCAGTATGAGTTCTGCAATGAGTGTGATAGACGTGGTATTCCAAGAGGATATAGCCGTGGTAGCGCGGCAAATTGCCTCTGTGTTTTTATGTTGAACGTTACCCAGGTAGATTCTGTTCGTTTCAAGTTAGACTTTGCTCGTTTTGCAAATCTTGGACGAAAAGGATCTGTTGCAGATATTGACCTTGATCTATCTAAAGCCAGACGGCAAGAAGCTATTCAGGTTTTGTGTGATATTTTTGGAGAAGACCATGTTGCACCTATGGCAACTTTCAATACCTTGAGCACAAAGGTTGCAATTAAAGATATCGCCAAAGTATTGAATGAAAAAGAGGATAGCCCTTACTTCGGGCAACTGCCTTATTCTGTTCGAGATGAAATTACTAAAATGATTCCTACGGTCAAAACGCTTAATGACCTTGGTGAAGAAGAAGAAAAAGATGTGCTGTTGAAAGAGCTTGTTGGTAAAAATCAAAAATTGGATGCTTATCACAAACAGTTTCCCTTGCTTTTTAAATATGTTATGGAACTTGAAGGGCTTCCTAAGTCAAGAGGTCGGCATGCATCTGGTACTTTGTTAACTCCAAAGCCAGTTGTTTTCTATTCTCCTTTGTGTTTTGACAATGACAAAAATGTAATGTCTATGTTTGACATGCATATCTGTCAGGATACAGATGGTGGGCTAGGGCTCTGCAAAGAAGACTTGTTGGGCTTGGAGACGTTGGATATTGTTGATATGGCACTTAAAAATGCTAAATTGACATGGAAAGATGTTGATATTAATCACCTAGACCTAGAAGACCAAAGAGTATATGACGAAGTTTATAACACTGGTAATACAGTAGGTGTGTTTCAATTTGAAAGTTATGAAGCAAGATCTATGAGTATAGCCGCTCATGTTGATGACATAGAAGCTGTAATTGCTGTAAATGCAAGTAACCGCCCTGGTACAAAAGATAGTTTTCCTGATTATTGTAAGAATAAATTACATCCAGATCAGATTCAAAGCATTCATCCAGACTTGGACGAACTGTTTAAAACAACACATTCAATTTTGTTATATCAAGAAGATGCGTTGCATTTATTTGCTTATGCTGGATTCCCAGAAGAGCGTCAGGATGTGGCGAGACGCGCTATTGGCAAAAAAAAGAAAGATGTTATGGCTTCATTATATGAAGATTTTTCACTTGGATTAAAAAATAAAAATTGGACAGAACAACAGATTAAAGAAGTATGGGCATTACTTGCTAAACAAGCAGAGTACAGCTTCAATCGAGGGCATGCCGTTGCTTACAGCTTATTGTCTTACCTAACTGCATGGCTTAAAGTACATTACTCAACTGAGTATATGGCTGCTGTGCTAACATCTAAGTCTGATAAAACAGAAAAGTTAAGCTCTGTTATTAACGACTGCAACCGAATGGGCATTAAGGTTCTTCCACCACAAATTAACGAATCAAAATTAACATTCACTGCAATTCCTGAACGCAATGAAATTCTTTTTGGATTCAGTGCAGTCAAGGGCATTGGCGAATCAGTTATTGTAAAAATTTTAGATGGGCAACCTTACTCTAGTTTTAATGATTATCTTGAAAAGATTCAAGATAAAACTGCTACTATTGCTTTAATTAAAGCTGGAGCATTTCCGACAAATAATAAAATGAAACTTATGCAAAAATATGCTAAAAGTTTGTTTCCCGCCAAAGAATACAAGCCAGTTACTTCATTGCCAACAAAAGCAAAGCTTATGCTTGATTGGGATATTGATGTTGAAGACTACAAAGTTGAAAAAAAGACAGACAAAGAAGCGGTTCTTACCATCTATAATCAAAAGCGTAAACAAAAATTTGACGAAGAGCAAAAGGCCAAGTATCAAATTTTTATGAATGATTTCCGTGACAAATATGCAACAAATGAATTTATGTGGGAGTTTGATAGTTTATCTATGTTCGTCACAGAGAATCCATTGCAAGAAGCATATGACATTCTTGGTTCTGAGTGGGATGATATACCCAATGGCAGTAAAACAGTTGTGCCATGTGTCATTGTTGACATTAAGCGCAAAAAAGACAAAAACAACAACCAATTTGCCTATATTGATCTATGCACCAACAATAAAATTGTTGAAGGAACAATTTGGAGTAAACAACTTAAAGAATATCATGAACTAATGACAAAAGGAAGCTGTGTTTGTATTCTAGGGAGAAAAGAAGATAATCATTTATTTGTTGAAAAAGTTAAGGAATATACTCAATGGTTTTCAGATATTCAACGCAAAATCAATAAGGGCAAGCAATAAAATATTTATCCCTATTCCGTTGACAATACAAAATTATTGTGGTATAATACCCAAAGAACACCTGAAAGGAAGTGACATTAATGGAAGACATTAATCACAACGTAGAAGAAGAGAGTTTAGAACTAGTTGACAAACCTGCTTCCGAAATGAGTAATGATCAACTTAAAGAGGCTATCTCTCAACAGATGGACAAGTTGCGCAGGCAAGGCTTATTACTGGGCGCTCAGTCGATGTGTCGTGTAATTTTGAATAAGATTTATGAGCATCAGGCTAAGCCAGGGAAAAAGAGTTATAGGGATTATGAAAGATTAGTTTCTGATATCAAACAATTCTGCGAAACTGGATTGTCTAGGAAAGTTGATCTAGATGGAGAAACGTCACCTGTTGATGAACAGGAATAAGAGTACAAAATTATTGGGAGTGTGATTTAACTTATGATTGTAACTAAACGTGATGGACGACAAGTTGAGTTTGATAAGCAAAAAATCAAACTTGCGATTTTAAAGGCCTTTCTTGAAGTAGATGGTGAAGAAACCCCATACGCCAAAGATAAGGCTAGAGATATTGCTAATTATATTGAGGCACTTGAACGAGATATGAACGTTGAGGAAATTCAAGATGAAATTGTCAATAAGCTTATGGCAAGTGCGAGAAAAGATGTCGCATCAAGATATGTAGAGTATAGACATCTGCATAAAATGGCAAGAGAACAGTATAAAGAACTAATGGATGCAGTTAATGAAAAACTATCTGCTTCTAATGTTCAGAATCAAAATGCAAATGTTGATGAACATAGCTTTGGTGGTCGTATTGGCGAAGCAGCAGATGTCGTCATGAAAAAGATTGCATTAGATTATTGTGTGTCTGAAATGGCAAAGAATAATCATTTAAATAATGAAATTTATATTCATGACCTTTCTCATTATGCAGTAGGAGACCACAATTGTCTATCAGTCCCATTTGATGATCTACTTGCAAATGGATTTAATACAAGACAGACGGATGTAAGACCTGCTCAGTCTATTAATACAGCATTTCAGCTTGTAGCTGTAATTTTCCAGATTCAATCGTTGCAACAGTTTGGTAGATAATACTGCCTGTTAAACCTTTTCGCACTCATCATGCGGGTACAATTTATTGTGCTAACGGGGAAGCCTAAACTTTTATAAGCATGGTAATCCCGTGGGAAAATAATTGCTTAAAATCAATAATCTCCTTGCAGGAGATGAGTTAATTGATAGTTTATAAAATTACAAATAATATAAATTGCAAAGTATATATTGGAATTACAACATGCTCATTAGAATATCGGTGGTCAAAGCATATCACAGAGAGCCGTAATGAAAATAATGCAAAACATTTATATAAAGCCATAAGAAAATATGGATTAGATAATTTCTCTATTGAGCAAATTGATTCATCGGATGATTTTAAAGAGCTTGGTAGGTTAGAAAGACAATATATTAAACAGTATGATTCTCAAAACCCAAACAAAGGATATAATCTCACGGCTGGCGGAGAATCAAATCAATGGGATGCAAATCCTGCATCAAAATTGTCCTATGATGATGTTGTTCAAATTAGAGAAATATATGCCATGTGTGAATTAAAACTAGAAGAATGTTGGCGACTTTTTAAAGATAAAATATCTTATTCTGGATTTCAAAAAGTATGGAACGGCACAACATGGCAAGGAATTATGGATGAGGTATATACCAAAGAGAATATACAAATTCATAGTTCACAAAAATCTAATCCCGGGAGCAAAAACGGTAATGCAAGAATGACCGATAATGGTGTTATTGAAGTTCGAAAATATTATGTCGATCATACATTACAAGAAACATATGAAAAATATGGTAAGGCTTATACTAAAGATGGTTTCAGAGAGACACTCAATAGGACGTATTCTTATTTACCAATTTATCATAAAATGAAAAAATATTGGACTTTAAATGGCGAGATTATTGATATAAACAATTATAATCCTGTATCGACTATCCCTGTATCGAGGGAGTAGAATTACTATTGATACGTAATTCGAAATGGGTTTTGCGAGCTTAATGCTCGTTAAGATATAGTCAGTCCCCATAGAAATATGGGATGAGACGGGTGTTTCAGCAACACACTTAGATTGGACGATGGTTCCTTATGTAAGAAAGAGCTTTTATAAGCATTTTAAAGATGCAATTAAATATATGGCTGGAATTAGTTTTGAAAAATATGAAGGATCTTTTGAACCTGAAAAACAATCAATTGATGACTTTTTCTATAAGTCCTTTGGCGACAAAGTATATCAATATGCTCTTGATATGACAGAACGTGAAGCAAAACAAGCAGTTGAAGGAATGTATCATAATCTTAATACACTACAAAGCCGATCTGGTAATCAGCTTCCATTTAGCTCTGTGAACTACGGTACTTGCACTTTGGCAGAAGGCCGTATGATTATTAAAGCATTACTGAACGCTTCTATCGAAGGCACAGGTAGACTACATAAAACCTCTATCTTCCCCTGCGGTATCTTCCAGTGTATGAAGGGAGTTAATAGAATTCCAGGTGACCCTAACTACGACCTTTATCAACTTGCTCTGAAGTCTACAGCACAAAGATTGTATCCTAATTATGCAAATGTAGATTGGTCTGGTAATGTTGGATATGATATAAGTGACCCAAGAACATACTTCAGCACCATGGGCTGCAGAACCGCAAATGGTTGGGATATTAATGGATTCGGACAACTAAAAGATGGTAGAGGAAATATTTGCCCAACTACAATTATCATGCCAACTCTTGCGATGGAAGCCAAAGAATTTGTAGCGAAAAATTCTGAACCTTTCTGTGAGAACTTAGAAGGACTAACAGTAGATAAGTTCTTAGAAATTCTTGATATCAAAATTCACGAAGCAAAAGATATGCTTATTGAACGCTTTGATTGGATTTGCTCTCAGAGTCCAGAGTCTGCAAAGTTCATGTATGAGAATGGAACAATGAAGGGGTATGACGGCAAAGATATCCGCTCTGCACTAAAGCATGGAACCCTAGCCCTAGGTCAACTCGGCCTTGCTGAAACATTACAGATTCTAATTGGGTGCGACCATACTACAGAAAAAGGCATGGAGTTAGCAAAGCGCATTGAACAGTTATTCAAAAATAGATGCGCTGAGTTTAAGGAAAAATATAAACTCAACTTTGGTGTGTATTATACTCCTGCTGAAAATCTTTGTTATACTGCAATGCAAAAATTTAAAGATAAATATGGTGAGATTCCAAACGTATCTGACAAAGATTTCTTTACTAACAGCATCCATGTTCCTGTGTGGAAAGACATTGACCCATTTGAGAAAATTGATATTGAGTCGCAACTAACTGGATACTCTAGCGCAGGATGCATCACTTATGTTGAACTTGAATCAACTGCTAAACATAACATTGAAGCCCTAGAGACAATTGTTAATTATGCCATGGATCATGATATTCCATACTTTGCAATTAATGTACCAAATGATACTTGTATGGATTGTGGTTACTGCGATGAAATCAATGATACATGTCCTATGTGTGGTAGTACTAACATTCAAAGATTACGTCGTGTAACGGGATATCTTACCGGAGATTACAAAACTGCATTCAATAAAGGTAAACAACAAGAAACAGAATTGAGAACAAAGCATTCTAAATCTACTTGGAGGTGATACAATGCGCTATATGCAAATTGATAAATCTTCAATTAGCAATGGACTTGGAGTACGTGTTGTTTTATGGTGTGTTGGATGTTCCCAGGAATGTAAAGGATGCTTTAATCCTGAAACATGGAGTTTTGAAACAGGCAAAGAGTTTAATGAGGCTGCAAAAAAATATTTGTTTGAACAACTAAGTAAACCATATATTAAAGGACTTACATTAAGTGGTGGGCATCCTCTTGAAAAACAAAATAGAAGTGATATTTATTTTTTGTTAAAAGAAATTAAAAAACAGTTTTCATCAAAAGATATATGGCTATACACTGGTTATGTGTGGGAAGATATTGCAAACATCAGAGAAATTCAACATATTTTATGTTATGTAGATGTTCTTGTTGATGGTCCTTATATTGAATCTCAACGGGACATTACACTTCCATTCCGGGGGAGTACAAATCAGCGCATCATTGATGTTGGACAATCGTTAGAACAAAATCAAGTTGTTCTATACAATACAAAATTACTAAAAGGAGAATGATATTATGTACCAATGTGCTATTTGTGGAAAGACACATCATACTATCGAAGAGCGTCACGCTTGTGAAACTGAGTGTCTAAAGAAGCGTAAAGAAGATGAAGTAAAAGTTGCTCAAGAAAAGAAGCGTAAGGAAAAGTTGAGTAGTGAGAAAACAATCAATGAAGAGCTTGACAAGCTTGATAAGATGGTAAAAGAGCATTTAAGAAAGTATGAGTATTTTTCTGTTTGCAACAATTATCCCTACCTAAGCACAATCTTTAAGAAGTCTGCATTTTGGTTTTAATAGGAGGTATTAAATGAGTTTTGAAGTGAAATTTGTACGGCTAAGAGATGGGGCGCAACCCCCATCTCGTGGAAGTGATTTTGCGGCAGGATATGATTTATATGCTTGCATGGACAATTCAAATGAAGTAACTCTTTGGCCAGGAAAGACTGTAAAAATTGGCACAGGACTTTCTATTCAACCTCCTCCTGGATATTTTGGAGCTATTTTCGCAAGAAGTGGATTAGCAACTAAGCAAGGATTAAGACCTGCTAACTGTGTAGGCGTGTGTGACGAAGATTACACTGGAGAATACATTGTTCCAGTCCATAATGACAGTGATCATTATCATATTGTTCATAATGGAGATCGCATTGCCCAATTAGTTTTTTTGCCTTATCTTAATATTAAATTTGAAGAAGTTGATACTTTAAATAAAACTTCTAGAGGCTCAGACGGGTTTGGAAGCACTGGACAGTGAGGTGACACTATGCAAGTAACATTAACAAGAGTGACAGAAAATCCAATTTTAGCGATTGAAGAGGCGGCAAGCAATTGCTACGACAGTACACCAACAACAAATGGCACTATAATGAATTCTTGTTATAAATCAGGGCATCATTCTGTTCTTGAATTTGCAGATTTTACTTTTCATGTCGAAGGAATTTCTCGTGCATGCTCTCATCAACTCGTTCGGCATCGTCATGCCAGTTATGCACAAAGATCACAACGATATATTAAAGAAGATGCTTTTCAGTATGTATTTCCAAATACCATCAAAGACAGTAAAGATGCAGATGCTATATATCAGCATTTTATGAATAGGTGCCAACTAACTTATGATCATCTTATTCAATTAGGAATTCCAGCAGAAGATGCTCGTATGGTTTTGCCAAATGCATGTAAGACAATCATTGAGATAAAAATGAATGGCAGAGAATTAATTCACTTCATGAACGAAAGACTTTGCACTAGGGCTCAATGGGAGATTAGAGAATTAGCGAAGCAAATGAAGAAATGCATCCAAGAATATAATGATGAATGTGCAAAGTTTGCACAATTTTTAAAACCAAAATGTTGTGCTCAATGGCCTATTCGTTTTTGTACTGAACAAAATAGTTGTGGGATGGCTCCGAAGCTACAAGATGTATTTGACGCTTATATTGAATCCAAAGGATTAAAGTTGCATGCGCACAGTGATGACAATGAGTAAACCTTTATTTTTATTTGTTGGAAAATCAGCATCTGGGAAAACAACTATTGCAAACATGTTAACCGAAAATGGCTACTCACAAATTGCTTCATATACAACACGTCCTCCACGTTACAAAGGTGAAAAAGAGCATACGTTTATTTCAGAAGAAGAGTATGACAAACTTGAAAATATTATGGCAGAAACTCATTATAATGGCTATCGTTATTGCACGACTTTAGAACAAATTAAAAATGCAGACATTTATGTAGTTGACCCTCCTGGAGTTTCTACTTTGATGGATAACTACGATAAAATTGGTCGTTTCGTCTATGCCATTTATTTTGATGCGAATGTTTATAATCGAGTACAACGCATGCTTACTAGAGGAGACAGTGATACTCAAGTTGTTGGTAGGTTGTTACAAGATGAGCAATATGACTGGCTAGAAACTTTACTAAACATTGATAAAAACAATCGTGGAAAAATGATTATGTATGTAGTTGATGCCAATCAAGATTTAGAAAATGTATATTATGATGTAAAAAATACTATTAAAAGATACATTTAAAAATAAAAGGGCAGTGACGGATAATCTCTGTTACTGTCCTTTTTTATATACAAATAGGAGTTGACATAAATGCAAAACAATACACAATTTTATACCGTAACCGACATAAAAAACATCTTGACAATTGGAACAAATAAAGCGTATAATTTAGTTAATTCGGAAGGCTTCCCAAGTCTTCGTATTGGCAGAAAAATACTTGTCCCAAAAGATGAATTCGAAAAGTGGGTCAAAACATATTTGTACCACGAATATATATTATAAATATAGAAGTGGGACAAAAATTGGGACAATTTTTAAAGTATAACCTATAAAAGCGCATGAAAACAAGGGAGTAGGAGCCCCAAATGTATGCCTCCAAAACCATCATTGTGGGTTCGATTCCTACATCCCCTGCCAAATAAAAATACTCGGGAAGCCTGATAAATCAGGGCTTCCTTTCTTTTTGCCATAAATTATCAATACAAAATTCGACAAATTATATGCTATAATTTATTAGTTATTATTAAGTATTTTTAATTAAAGTGGGACAAAAAAGTGGGACAAAGGAGGATGATGAATGGAAAAGAAAGCATTAAAAAAATTACCTAGAGGGGAGGGATCAATGAGTTATGTAAATCGTAATGGAATAGAATATATTTGTTATAAAAAAATAATTGGTCATGGCACCAATAAAAAACGTCATTCTGTATATGGACATTCACAACAAGAATGCATAAAACTTATGAAAACTGCAGAAAAAGAATACAGCAAACAAACTGCTTTATTAAATCCTACACAAGATGATAATGGCAAATACTTATTAAAAACTACTATGAAAGCGTGGATAGACGATAGAAAAGATAAACTAAAAGCAACAAGCCTTGATACAATCGAATCAACATACACACACCATATAAAAGATAAGCCAATAGGAAATTTGCAATTTTCTAGAGTTACTGCAGAAGATATAAATAAACACCTTCAAGATTCTAAAAAAGAAGGATATTCTTTATCAACTGTGAAAAAGATTTATAGTTTATGCAATCAATACTTTAACGATGTTTATTCTAAAGATCGAGCACATAATCCAATGCTTGAAGTCGAGAGTGTAACAAAAAAAGATTATAATGTACAAATCGAACAAAGCATTTACGATGAAGACGATGATATTTTTATAGAAACACGAGAGGGGATTAACATCAACACAAGTGCAATTATCCTCAATGATGAAGAAATAACTAGATTTATTAATACTGCAAGCATGGATTATAAATATGGATATTGTGGATGGAAACATGGGTATGGATTAATTTTTCTTATGTATTCTTTTATGAGAATAGGAGAAGCTATTGCCCTTAAATGGAAAGACATTGACTTTAAAAATAAAACAGTTAACATTTATAAAACTGCATCACAAGTAAAAAATCGTGATGGGTCAAAGAAAAAAACTAAATGGATTATTACAACAACCAAAACTGACTCTGGTCGTAGATTTAATTTATTATCTGATGCTGCTATGGACGCAATACAAAAGCATTTTGATAGGATATCTAATGGGCGTAGCTATGAAGAAATGAAAAATCATTATGTGTTTGAAACCAAAAATGGCACGTTCGCCTCTCCATCAAATTTATATCAAAATATTAAATCTATATATAAGAAAGCGGGTATTAATGAAAAAAAGATTGGATTACATAAATTAAGACACACAGGAATAAGTTACTACATTCGGCATGGAGTTCCTATAGAAATTATATCTAAAATGGCAGGACATTCGTCCATTGCTGTAACTACAAATATTTATTACGACTTGGTTGAAGACCAATTTAAAGACGCTATAAAAATTATGAATAATATAAAATAAAAGGAGGTACTTGTCATATGTCAAGTAGAATAACAAGTTCAAGAAGAAAAAGTGTTTACGAAAGGATAGAGGATACAAGGCGTAAAATCTCTGAGACAGAAGAAGCATTGGTGCAGTTAAAAACATTACTAAGCACCCAAACAGCCGAGCGGGACGATTTAGAGATGCATCAACTATTTGATTTTATTAGAAAAAATAATATCTCATTAGACCAAGCCAAGAATATGATGTCCAAATAACAAATACCTCTCCCCTATTGAGTTTTAAATAGGGGAGAGTTGCATTTGTGTTCTTTTTCTATTACAATACAATAGAAAAAGAGGTGAATTAATGAAGAAAGAACCAACCAGTACACTTACACTTAGGCTCCCAATATCGAAGAAATTGAGGTTAGAAATCATTGCAAATAAAGAAGATAGGACATTAAATTCATTAGTTAACAAGATTATTAGCGATTACTTGGAGGGTAACGAAAAGCAAAAAAAATAGGGAAGCACAATTAAGTGCTTCCCTTTAATTTTTGAATCTCTGCCCTTAGTTCAGAAATTTCATTTTGTAATTTTTGAATCATATAAGTGTTCAATGCAATGAATTCAGAATACCTTAGTCCATAATCATAAACCGCATGTTTGTTTTCATCTACAACTGTATTGCCATTATCATCAACTCTAACATCTTTACAGAACCCCGCAAAATCTTTACCTGATAAACCAAGCGTATGAAGTGATTCTTCAATATCCTGTGCGACAAAACCATAATGTGTTCTATCACTAGTTCCAGATGTCATTTTATATGTAACTGGTTTTAATTCATTAAATAGTTGCTCTTGAATATCAGACATATCTTCTATATCTTTTTTTTTATTTTTATCTGATGTATCTATACTTCCATTTTCCGCATAAAGTTGATTCCACCTACGACCACTTGATCCAAGATTAACAATACCACTATTACTCGAATCTGGAACATATACACTAGTGTTATGTATAGCTAGTCCAGCCTCTGCCCCAGCGGAAGTATCTTGATTAGTTCTGATGTATGCAATATTTACACCACTTGTATTTTGTTCTGTATAAAATGATGCTTTGATACTTTCACCAACACTAATTTTACCATCAAATTCAGCAGGCCACGCACATTCAAATTTACTTTGTGTTGCGTCATCTACTGTTATTGTAGATAATTTACCAATAGATACCCCGTTGTTGTATCTCGCAATATTGATTGGCCTACCGGTAGCTGGCATTGTATAAATACCACTATTAACAGTTGTTCCCACTGCATCAATTACAGTAAATCTAAACTGATAACTTGTACTTGTTGCAAATGTCATAGTAGATACTGTATCTGTTCCACTTGTAATATCTCCAACCACAGTCCATGAAGTTGAACCCAATTTACGATAATACCATTTTAGTGAGCTAATACTATTCTTTCCACTAACGCTTTGTATAGCTGCAGTAATACGTCCTAAAGCATAAGTTCCAGATGCACTTACTGTCCCATCAGATTCACATCGAGTAACACGTCCACTTGACAATGTTGGCTTCGAATAGCTATATACAGTAATTGTTTTTGTGTCTGCTCCAGATCTCCCACGAGAATCTTTTACCGTTGCAGTATATTCCAAGCCCGTACCAGATGTATTTAATGTTACTGTTGTACTTGCAGAAGTAGAAGATACGCCAGAGCCACTTAAGCTATAAGATGATATAGATGCACCAGAGCCTGCTTTGCCTGTAATAACAAATTTGGCTTTAGAAATACCTTTAAGATATACATTTAAATTATTATTGTATGTAGGTGTTATTGCCAAAGAAACTGTTGGATTATATATATCTGTATCAGGAACCTTTATTGAAATTGACGCAGTATCAGTTGAACCAATTTTTGTACTATAACCACTATCGCTATAAGTATAAAGATAACATTTTAATGTACCAGAACTACTAGAGGGTACCCACGATGCAGGTAATGTAATACTATATAACTTTTGACTTGTGCTACCAGCTTTACCTAATTCAACAGTTTTCTTCTTTGAACTATCCACATAAAACGCTAACTTGTGATAATAACTACTTACAGTTGGAGTATAATAAACTTTAATGGTACTATCAACATTAGCAGAAGAAATTGTTGTTCCGCTGCTATTAGTAATCTTATCAATTTCTGCATTTCTAGGAATAGTTTTTAATTTAATGCTAGTAGCAGAAAGTGTAATACTACCAGGGCCCCATCCAGAACAATTTAACAAAGAAGATGTATTACTACAACTAAATGTAATTGTTTTTTCGCCATTGCTGTCATGTGTAATTGTCTTTGTACCAGAAGCTAATGTAATAGTATATCCAGTGTTACCCTTATCATCAATATTAATTCTTTGCGTCTTAGAATATGTCGAACCTGCCATATTGAAACCAACAGTGACAGAGCTAACTGTATCGAAATCGTAAGAATCAGTTAACTGTTGAAGCTTCAAAGCGGCAGTTACGGTGCTTGTATTTGCTGCGATATCTTGCGTATATGAATATTCAATATATACTTTATACCAATCAGAATGTTGTCCTATCTTACAATTAATCGTTGCCACTTAATCAACTCCCTTGTGTCTGAATTAAAATTGAGAAGCTACCATTATTTTCTGCTTGGATAACTAAACTATTATTTGTAGATGCATTATCAACACGAAGTTCTTTTACTGTTGCTGGGCCATTAACATCAAGTATGCCATCTTCTCCATCAAGACCAGTAATTTCTGCACTTGAAATATAAAGCTTTTTGTCTGAAATATATGCAACTTCTGCATCTCCAACCAATGGGTCAGTATCCTGTTGCATAAATGACCACCTATCATTTAATAACCTTGTGTAAATTGTACTATTACCATCTTTAATGACCAAACCTTTATCGTTACTAAACTCAAAATGTTGATTTAGGTCGCCTTCAATTGAACCCACTCTAGTATTTAGATTTTCATTTTGTTGATCGTATTTGTCTAATGCACTAATCCAATCAATAGATTTATAAACACCATTGCCATCATTAATAGAACGCAATACAGAGCCGGGTTCAACTAAATCAATCTCTATAGTTCCAATAATTTCTGCAGAAATAATATAGTCATTACTCACAAGGCCTACAAGGGCATCTTCGTTAGTAACGACATTTTTATTTATCTCTCCAATTAATGTTCCCGTGGAATCAACCGCCGTACCATCTTGAATATAACCTACAATAGTAAAAGCTTTATTAAAATCTTCATAGTAAATACCAATAGCAGTACCATTTGAATCAAGAATAAGTTCATCTTCAATTGTACCGATAATATTTCCGTCAGAATCCAATACACTAGTTTTATCATCACTAATAGTGCCCATACTTGTTGGAGCAATGATGTCTCCATTACTGTCAACAATATTACCCTGCTCGTCCGTCTGAATGTAATCTCGTTCTCCAACTATCCATATTTCATCAGTTAAATAGTTGCCATGAATCGGACAAGAAGTATAAACAATATTATCTTCATTTTCTATGTAATCCTGAATATCTTGCGCAGTTAAATTCCCGATTTTGCTATCGCCACCCATTGTGACGTTGCCAAATTCATCAACCATAAAAGTTCCATTACCAATATTTATTGTGCCACCAACTATTGTTGAACCTTCAATATAACCAGATAATACAGCTTGCGCTAATAATCCATAGAATGTTGTGCCATCTATCTCAAATTCTCCAAGACCGGTTTGCGAAGTTTTAAATCCATCTGTTGAAAAAAGAATATTGTTATTGACAATCCAAGCTTGATAAGGAGATACTTCGCCAGTTTCTTTATTAACTATTTTTGTTAAACGTATTCCACTCTTATCAATAACAACACCTTGATCAGATGAATAAAGCCCATTTGTTGCATCTAGTAAACCTTGTTGAATCTTTAAATCAGTTTGAGTTGCTAAATCTGCACCTTTATTCCAGTATGAAGCATTACTTGCTACAGATTTACCTGCGCTTAATGCTTGAGATAATAAATCTGCATGAATACTGGATGGAGTTTTTATATTGGTCAATTCCCCAAATGAGCATGAAAAATCAGAAAAATCGTCAAAATTAATACTAACTTCTAGTAGTCTGGCACGTTTAATATAATCAGGTCTAATAGCTATATTAATTAAATTACCGAGCTGAAATTGATTAACTATTGGCTCAAACTCTGAGAGTGCATAAATGTTCGCCATATCCATAGAGAACTCTAGTTTTGGCTCACATAATTTTGACAACTCAATACGTCCACATTCCAATAATTCTTTTTCTAGCTTTATGATGATATCACGACTATCTGTTTCAGTAATTAAAAAATTATCGTCGGTATACTCATCTTCTCGCAAAAAAGCGCTCAAACGAATTCTTTGTTGTGGAGTAAAATTATTAACAATCAACAAATCTTCTTGGATTTGGGCGTTTCTTGTACTATATATATCACGTTGGTCTTCATATTCTTGGATTTTATTTTCTCTATCAGTTTTTTCCTTTGTTAATGCATTAAGCAATAAAGTTACTACATAGTACTTTTGATAATATTCATGGCTGGGCTGGTTTGCACCAACATCTACATATTGCTGTTGATCACTTTTATATGTAGAAATATATGTCTTTATCATACTAAGACCAATTTGATCAAACATTTCATCTAAGAATGTTTTTACTGCTGTGTCTTTTGCTTCTGTGGTATTAGCTTTTGATAACGCACTGACAAGAGTGGAAAAAGTATATTTTTCTACAAATGCAAAATGCTCCGCTAAAGGTCTAAGTTGGGATACATCTTTTGAACTACCAGACATATAATAAACTTGTAAGGCCGATAATAAATTTGCAACCTTATCTGCATTTAAATCATTGCCCAAAAGTGAATAATAACGTGAAACATTTGCACTGTACTGATCTGGCAATGTAACTTCTTTATAATAGTAATCTGGATCAACACCGCCACGCACATAATATGTTCCTACCGTTTGACTATTAACGTTGCTTGCAATAGAATATTTTAATGAAAGCCTATTTTCTTCATATAATATTCTATCATCTAGTTCTAATATTTTGCTTGCATTTTCTGCGTATTCATTTTGATACCCATTAGACTTCTGAATATAAAGGGTGTATGCATCATATAGTTCTTGCCCCATCCAATCAACAGTATAATAGTAAGATAAGTCCGTAATATATGGCAATCCCATATTTACTTCTTCAATTCCAAGGTCTTCGGCTCCTCTAACAGTTAATACAGTTTTGATGTCTTCTGCGCTATAACTAACATTAACTTCTTGTGCTAAATTATCAAATGATATATATACGTCTGTCATCCATTTTGCTTGAGAACCATCCACTACTTCGATGAGTGCACCTTTTGCTGGTGCAGTGTTCAACATCAGTATGCCAGTAGTTTTATTATAATTATATCCCGTCGTCTTATAGCTATCAATTGACACAGTTTCGATAGTTTCATATCTGGAAGGTATAGTAAATTGTTTTGTAACACCATCTCCAATGAATTTTGTTATTAAAGATTCTGCATATATAGATATTTCATTGTTTTCTGTATCAAAAACAAAAAAACAATTAAATTTATCACTAATATCATTTACAAGAAAATCATATACAGAGGTTCGTTCAATTTCAAATGTCCGTGTCATAGTTTTTAAAGACTCATCAATATGTCCGAAAGACCAACCATATATTTTTTGCATACACAAATGCAATAAACTCAGCTCTGGAATCTCTGGATTATATAAACTAACAGGGACAAGTTCTGTTTGATGATTCTCTGCATACGCAACCTCAATCGACTCAACCTCGCCTGTGTTTATATATACTTCTTCTATATATTTTTGAGATAGAGTATATTCAAGACTATAAGCTGTAATGTTTTTAACTTCTCTGATGCCATCGCTAACAATCTCTGGCTCTTGAATTTCAAAATAGCCGAACCCTTCTACATATAGTAAACGTAATCCTTCGATTTTATCATAAAATGGATTAATTTTTTGTTCACCAGATAAAAAATCTTCATAGGTTCTTCCTATAGTACATTCTATCTCACTGTATGCATTAAATTTAAATGTGCCTGATAAATTAATTGGGTCTAATTGACATAGTTTTGTTTTGTCAGGTTGACATAAAAATACACGGGGTCTTGTATATGTCCAGGCATCAGTATATGTAGCTGGCAACAAATCCTTTGGTAACTTATACAAATATTATCACTCCTTTCTCAAAATATTAAAGTTGTTATAAATATCTCACTTCTACTATAGACGCTTGTATGGTCTGGTCTACACTTGGCTTATTACCAATTGCATATACTGTTACAGTGCCTGCATTATTTTCTGTAATCAAAGAAGCATCATCTTTTTGCAACATAGCTACTTGTACAGTAGTTGGTTGAAGGTCTATTCTACTTCTTTCTGTAACACCATTAACAGTTACAACTTGTGAATAAGGAGATTTTGTCCCCGCCCAATTATCTGCAAGTAATGAAATATAAGTTATCTTTTGCACGTCATCATCATCCTCTTCATTAATATAATCACAACACTGTGGGCTATTAAGAATATTTTCAATATCAACTGCACAATCACCAATCTTAATTGGATATCTATACTTAAACGTAATTGTACCCTCACCAGCGCCGTTAACTGCTATTTTGTTTATGCCCGGTTGCAATCTAGGCCAAACAAAATTAAAATTATCTCCAAATATCTTTCCTGGAATACTAGAAGAAATAAATTGTCCAGAGTTAAATGAAATTACTTCGCCACCAGATACACCCATAACACTGGTTTCTTCGTTTAATTCTAAATTTTTTATAGTTAATGAACCAAGAGCATCACCACTTTGATTATTACTATACTCAACGTCTAGATTGATATATGTATATAGGTCATCAGTTTTATTATCAATTTGCACCATGTTGCCTTGAACTTTATATATAACACCATAATCGGTAATATCAAATGGTTCTGGCATACCATTGTCTATATACAATACTCCACTATCATCAATGCCGAAATATGGTATAGCTTCATTTTGATAAACCACGCCATTTTCATCAATTCCAAAGCCATCATTCATAAGATCATATTTAATTTCTTGTATTGCAGAATAAGCCCATGGATTTACACTTGTAAATGTAGCTACAAGACCAATTATTTTTGCATCAAGTTTACGCTGTTTTACGTTTGTAATACGACCAAAAAATGAGTATTTAACTTCATCGCCCTCATAAAAATCAAGCCATGAATTTGTCCTTACCCCGGTTAGCCATTTTAATATATCTCTATTTTCTGCTACAGAAAAATCACTACCATCTGGTTTGATTAAAGTTATATTAATCGTAGCTACAGAATCATATCGGGCCCCATAATCAAACTTTTTAGTACCATTATAGTAATCATCCGTAGAGGCTGTCATTGACAAAAATGTATCAACTTCACCATCATCTGGAGTAAATGTAGTTATAATTAAATGTTTGTCTCTTGCGCTATTTTGTTTCAAATAAGTAAAAGATGAATGGTATGAACTCATAAGATTAGGCTCACTTCCTTTCATATCTTAAATTGTTTGTATAAATAAAAGAGAGGTAGCACAAACTACCTCTCTTTTATATTGTTTTATCTTACATATTTACGAATCTGTGAATTAATATTCTTCATATACTTATCCATTTGCTTCTCAACTGTCTTTGCTAAATTTGGTAGTGTGTCATTTGTAACAGTATCAATATGTACAACCTCAGCAATACTAGCATCAACATGAATTTCATTATTAGTAACATGAGAGATATTAATTTTTGGTCTATTATTTTCTAGTGCTTGCGTTGGGTCAAGCGCCAAATTCATAAGTTTTTCAGTTAAGTCTGCAGGAATAATACCAGTTCCTTTTTTAATATATTCTAGTCTACCATTTTTCCCTGGAACTAATTGTAGCTCTTCACCTAACTCATCAACCCATGCAAGTTGGTTTTCTTTTGCACCAATTGTTCCTTTTGCATATCCTTTAAGGTCAGAAATTTTTACCCATGAATATATTTCTTTTAACAGTACTTGCTTCCCGCCATATCCAACTTGTTGAACGGTGTACTGATTTCCTTTTACCCAATTTGGAATTTTTATATTAGAAGAATTGCCACCATAATATTGTGCATCAGAATCAATAACAACTTTATCTCCTTTGACTGGCGCATCTTTGATGTTTTGATTTGTGTTTGTATTTGATGGCTCCTGTGGCGGCTTTTTATTTTGTTCAATAAGAGCATTTGATTTATCAATGACCTGTTTGTTTATATCAGCTTGTTCAATTGAAGATAGTTCTTCTTGCGCCTTTTTGTCAGCGATTTCTTGCATTTTCTTTTCTTCGTCAATAATTGCTTGCAACTGTTCTGCGAAAGAATCTTTTAACCCTTTTAACTTTTCTTGATAAGAAGAAATTGCATTCTCTCCATCTTTCCACGGTTTTACGATAGAATCAGAAATAGTAATTCCGTACTGTTGCCCAAGAGCATCAATCTCTGCAAGTACTGTATCTGCTTTTGACTTAACAGTTTCAAGAGAATCTGAAACAAGAGCTTCTGTATCTTTTAAGCTTTCATCAAGAGCATCCATTTTATCATTTTGACTCTTTTCATACTCTTCTCCATTTTTCTCAAGGGCATTTTTAGTCATTTCTAAAGAGCGTTCATAATAAGTCTCTTCTAAGTCTGCTTCTGCTTTTGCTTTTTCTGCTTCTAACTTTCTCCTTTGAGACATAGCGGACAGAGATGTATTTCCGTTAAGTGCGGCGAGTTTTCTGTTGATAGTTGCAATTTCTTTTTGTTGCTCATTAACAGATTTCTCAAAGTCGTACAAGTCTTTATCTGCGTCAAGGGCCTCTTTCTTTTTATCAATAAGTTCTTTATAGGCATCAATTTCTTTTTCAATACCATCTTTAACTGCATCTATTCTTGTTTTATTTAAATCGATAATAGCATCTTGAGCATCGTTATAGGCTCCAACAGAATCCATGACACCTTTTTTGAGTTCAGCTTCTTTTTCTATAAATTCATCTGGACTATATTGATCTCTAGATTTATATAAATCCTTTAATGCCTTGCTGTATTGTTGAATTTTTGTCTGGGCAACTTCCATCTGTTGCGCCGCAACACCGATGGCAGCAATACCTTTGTCTGTCCATGCGCCATTGTCATCAACAACATCATCAAGACGAGTGAAATTATCATATAAGAAAGATAGTTCAGAATCTAAGTTATCAAATCTATCAATGAGCTTATCAAGATTATCCCATTTTATATTTTGAATCTCATTATTGAACTCTTCTACTGCAGTTTTGCTATCATAAATTTCTGCTTGAAGTTGTTCAAATTCGGAAATTTTTTTGAGATAATCAGGATCTCCTACTTTGATATCTCCTTTTGCTACATCTTCTGCTAGCTGATTGATTAAAGTTTCTAATTCTTCCTGCTTCTTTTTGATAATAGCTTCCTCGTTGGCAATAAGCTGTTTGTACCAAGTTTCAGACGCTCTCATGCCCATTTCTTCCATAAGATCTTTAGCAGAATTAAGTACATCTGACTTAGAACTAATAATATCAATTAGATTATTATACTCTTCAGCAATATCATCCAATTGCTCGATTCTATAAGCTGTCATTTGAGCAATGGCTTCCAAATAACCAATTTCTGCATCATCGGCTTTATCTGCCCAATCACGATATTCTTGGATAGCTTCAGCATATTCCTGTTCTGTATCACCAACAAAATCGACAATTTCAATAGCTCCGTTTTTAGCCCACTCACGATATTGTTCTGGAACTTTTTCTAAGGCTGCATTTGCTCTTTCATTATATTTTTCTGCAGCAGCAAGATAAGTTTCTGCTTTGTTTGACTCTGCTTGGACTAGTTTGTCATAGAGATCATCTTTCTCTTTACGCTTAGTACCATCACCAACAAGAGTTTCAATTTTAGCAGTACTCTTCGAAATAATTTGCTCAATTTCAGTAAGTTTGAATTCAATGAAATCTACTACTTGCTCAGCAGCATCTTCAGTAGCTTCTGTGTTCTTCTTAGCAGTACTGTTTGATTTAGAAGAAGATTTGCTTGAACTAGAAGAACTACCGCTTCCACCACCACTTCCTGGGGGTATACGAGTCAAGTGTGCATTTCCTGTTACGAAGGCCTTTCCACGACCTGTTACATAACCATTTTCTAACAAAGCTCTTGTTTGTATATGGTTAAATATAATTGCATCTTTTGGAAGATTAACAAATTCTGCACCATAATCACCAACGGTATAGTATCTTCCGGTATTTGGATCTACAACTAGCTCCTGGCCAAGTTCTCCAACTAATGCATTTTTTTCTGCTCTTGGAATACCCCAATCTCCACTGGCATGTGCAGTTCCACTAGAATGGGCGGTGCCATTAACAACAACATCACCCCAATTAATAGTACCGTTGGCTGTAAAGGTTGGGGCCGTGTATGGGGCACTCTTCCATTTAACAGTGCCTGTCTTTACAAGAGTTTTTGCCATCCAATCTTCAACTTTTTTAGCATTGTTTTCCCAAGTGCATTCTCCAGTCGTGTCATGTTTTTCGTTTTGGAATTCTTGTACTTTAGTGGCATCAACACCAGCTTGGACCATTAAAGTCGGAGTGATACCATTAATAGCAGTATTGATATCTGCCGCAGCAGCAGTTGGGTCAACACCAAGTTTTGCTAAAATTTCTGGACTTGACTGTTGTAATGCAGCAATTGTTGTATTTAAATCAGCCTGTGCTTGTGTTGTATCTCCACCAACAGCAGTCTGAATCTCAAGAGTGTTGTAATTAGTTTTAAACTCATTAATGAGATTTATTACATTCTGAACATCTGTTTCAGAAGTGCTTGTATCAACCTGTAATATTGCAGGGGTTTCTAAAGCTTGTTTTCTAGAGATTAGAGTGGCAAGCATTACTTGGGCCTCTTCACAGCCCTCTGCTTCTATATTGATTGTGCCATCAGAGTTCACAAAATGATTTAGGGCTTTTTGTGCTTCTTGAATTTGGCTTATAATATCATCAATATTGTTAGATTCAATATTAAATGTATAATCTGTTGCTCCAGTTTCTTTTAAAGTGTCATTAGCCTTTTCTGCTTCTTTGTTTCTTTTTTCAGATTTATTGATTGCTGCATCAATTTCTGCTTCAACATCATAATCTCCGTCTGAAATTTTCTTCAGTATTGCAGCAAGTTCTTTTAAAGATTCTAGTGAGTCTTTAGTGTTAATATTAAGATCAGGCATGCCATCAAGAGTATCCTTGACTTCTTCTAGTAAAGACTTAGTTTCTTTTAACTGATCATTTGTATTTTCTTGCTCTGTAGTAGTAGAACCTTCAATTTGTTTTTTTTGATTTAACAAAGTTAAATAATCTTCTACTTTTTTCTTTTCTTCCTCGCTTAAATTTGCCTTTACTTCTGCTGGAATAGTCCATTCTCCATTTTCATCTTGTATCAACTTAGGAGTAACTTTCAATTCCAGTTCAGCATTGTCAGCTTTCCATTGTTCTATTTGCCCATTAATACTATCAAGAGCCAATTGAATAACAACCTCAGAAGGTTCTATTAATTGACTTTTAACATCAACTGCCTGTTGTAATTCTGTTGTAGCTGCCGCAAGCTCATCTGTTTTTACTTGAATTTCTGCCTCGCTTGCGCCATCTTCTTTCATTTGAGCAATTTCATCGTTTAAACTTTTAACCTTATCGTAAGCAGTTTGATAATTATTATTCGCATCAATCCATGCCGCTGCACTTTCCTGGGCTTTCTTAGCATTGTCACTTTGTGTTTTAGATAACTCCTGATATTTGGCATTATATTCATCTACACTAACTTCTCCATTAGCCATTGCATGCTCCAAATCAGCCATTGCAGAAGTTGTTTCATAAATAGAAGTAGAAAGCTTATTTGGATCAAGTTGATCTAAGAAACTTTGATTATCTCCATTGATCCACTCGCCATCCATCTTCTCCATATTTACTAACAAAGCGTATGCTGCTTCTTCTGTAATATTAAACGCTTCTGCAAATTGCTTTAAAGAAGTAATGTCCTTACTTAGCTCAATATGGTTATTGTCCTTCCCGGTAAATACTCCAAGAGCCCTGCCATCCTTAATTAAATTGGTCATATTATCCCAAGTAGAATCAATATTGCCGTCACTATCAATAGTGAAATAACGACCCAGATCTTGCTTGGCATAATTATAAATTGCCTGCATCTTTGCTTCGACAGTATCTAAATCTTTGTAGACGCTTTCAGGAACCATACCAGCAATTGCCGCCTTAAAGGTTTCAGTTCCTACCATACCAGTTTCAAAGCCGTCTAACAGAGCAGATAACATATTCTCTGTGTTGCTAATGTAATCAGTAGCAGAGTCTGCGGCTTGGGCCTGTTCGAACTGAGTGTACGCATTTGTTGCACCAAGAATTTCTTGTTCAAGCATACTATATTTAGTTATAGTCTGCTCAAGCGCATTCATTTGGTCATAAATGGCATTAACCTGTTCTCTCTGTGCGTCAGTTAGTTGATTTGTGCCATTTGTTAACTCGTGCATTTGTTTATAAAGCTCATAGTACTTCAATTGAGATTGTGATTTTGCAAGTCTTGTATTTTCTAGAACACCCTTTTTAGCATTTTGCACATATTGATTTAACAAATCAACATTAGTAACAATATTACCATTCTCTGTATCAATACATTTACCAACTTGCTCTGCTGTCAAACCAATAGAAGAAAGTGAAGTAACATAATCATCAGATGCCTGCATACCTTCGACAGTTAATTCAGCAGTATTAGATAAAGCTTCATTATAAGTTTCAAGATCTGTTGCTAAAACAGAATATGTTTTAATTTCTGTTGGGCCTTTTTCAATTATTGGATTGAGTACATCATCTATATTTTCTTCTGATACATTTTCCCATTCAACTTCAAAAAGTCTTTGGACAGTTATTGGATCAAGATTATTAATATAATTTGTCGCTTGCTCCTCTGTCATTCCCTTAAAATCCTGAAGTGCTTGCTTAACTTTTCCTTCATAGACTGATGTATCTGGAATTTCAATGCCCATCATCTTGAAGAAATCATCTTCGGACATTTTTGTACCATTTTCGCCTAATGTGTTATTATCTCCACCAAAAGCATTCCAAAGATCTTCTCTATTTTTTGCAATAGTCTTTTGATATTCTGCCCAATTTAATCCACTCATGTCTGGTTCGAGTAGATTCTGATATGCCTCTGTGATAGCAGCTGACGTATTAGGGTCTGTAAATGGAGAAAGGATATTAGCGTCAATCCAAGCATATAATGCGTCTGCAGAATCAAAGCGATTAAGAGTATCTGCATCTAAACTAGAAATAATTGTATCAACTGCGCTTTGAGCCTTATTATCTAATTTTGCATAATCTAAATCTTCACCAAGATATGCATCCATTAAAGTTTTAACTTTACTAGTTTCTGCATTAATTGTTGCCACAGATGTTTTTAAATAAGATTGAAGTTTTGGCATAGCTTTTTGCAAAGCTTCCAAATCTACACCTGTACTAGCATCCCATACATCGCCTTTATCTATGCCAACGCTATTAAGCATATTTTTTAAATCTGTTTCTGAATAAGATGCCCCAATAGGTACGTCAAAGAACGAGTTAAGCCCACCAATATTCTCATTGCCAATCAAATTAACTAAGCGCTCTGCTAATTCAACTTGTTGTTTTAAGCCAGTATCTTTTTCCCAGAACCATTGTGCAGAATTATCATAATCACCTTTAAATGCATTAAATACATCATCTGCACCTGCAATAGCTGCTTGACGTGCCGCCTGTGCTTGTTCTTCATATGCTGCAGTTAGCGCTTCTACATTGCCTTTATTTTTTAAAATAGCATTTCCTTCAGCATCATAACCACTAACCATTGTCGGAAATTGTGATGCAATTTGATTGCAAATTTCATGATAACGTTCATATTGATCAGATGTTAGACTAATATTATTACCAAATGCATCTACACCTTTTGCAAGAGTCTCATATTCGCTTCCAACAGAATTAATAAGGTCTTTAGATTTATTCGCATTTTCTTTTGCATCACTATAAGTATCAAGTACTTCTTTGGCACTTTCTCTAAGGTTTTCTTGTTTATGAATTAAATCATCAATCCAACCAATTGTCTTTTCAATAGCAAAAGATACTAATAAGCCAATACCAAAAGTGAGTACAGCATTAAGTAATTTAACACCAGCACTTGCAGCTTTAGCTGCTACACCTACTAATTTTGTTTTGTTTGCGTTTGCTTCATTTGCAGCACCTGCAGCCTTACTGGAAGCAGACTGTCTCTTTTGCGCATCAGATAAGTCGTCCATTCCATCAACAGCGCCACTGGTAAAGTTTATAAAATCATCCATTTGCATATCATCTGTTACATTTGAAAAAGACGACCCTAAAATATCTGCCATTTCATCAGCAGCATCTCCTACATCTTTAACAAATGCATTTTTAATTTTTGAACCAAGATCTTTAAATGAAAAATCAGATAAACCATTTACAATTGACGCACCAAAATTCTTAACAGATTGGCCGCTTCCACCTAATTTAAACCATCCATCTTGAAAGGTGATAAAGTCTCCAAGTGAATTACTTTTAAATGCACTAAATGTAAATATACCTGCCATAGCAGCGTTTAGCAATCCTACATTATCTGTGGCTTCAACTATAACTCTTCCAAGGTCGATAAAGAATTTTAACATATCAGAGTTTAGTGCATTCATCCACATCGTTTGAAGAGAATTATTAAATTGGTCTATTTTACCTTGAACACTGTCTAAATAGGCTTCGTTTTCTTGCATTGCACTGCCTTCGGCATTTAGAGCAGATTCATAAGCACCAGAGAGGTCGTCCATGTTGCCCAAAAGGGCAGCTAGAACGTTAGAACGGTTCTTGCCTGCCATGAGTTCGAGGAGCGCTGCCTGGTCTACGTCGCTCATATCTTCCCAAACTTGGCCTATTTCTTTTAAAATCGTATATGTATCTTTGTAATCTCCTGTCTCGGTTAAAATATTTACTCCACTGGCAGCTTTAATTTTTGCTTGCATTTTACTAATGCCTTCAACAATACCGTCAGTTTCTTCCCCGAGCTCTTGCATAACCTCAAGCGAGGTTCCACGTAAACGTAGAGAAATTGTACGCAAAGCGTTACCTACTTGGTTGGGATCTTGTACAACCTTGTTCGCTGCTGCAATCAAGGCCACTGATTGTTCGAGGTTATTTCCACCTTCCATAAGGGCACTTGCTGAATCTTGTAGTGCTGTTGCGAGACCATCACTAGACACCGCAAAATTGTTTCCTACTTCATTTAAAATATCAACAACGTGCTGACTATCATCCGCAGTATATTGGAAAGCCTGCATTGTACTAATTAATGCCTCAGATGCCTGTGTCGCATCAGTAAATTCAGAAACATTTAGTAGAATTGCAGTACTTTCTGCGAGTTTAGCTGAATCTTCAATTGAGTAGCCTAATCTTGCCCATTCTGCACTCATCGTAGTGAGCTCAGAAACGGTACTTCCAATTACTCCGGCAGTTTTTGAAGCAGTCTGTAAAAATTGATTATAAGTTGCGTCTGTTTCATTTGTAACTTTTTTCAATTCAGTAAGAGCAGTATCAATTTCTCTTACATATTGAATACCATTTCGAACCTGTTGAATAACTTCATCAATGCCTATTCTTGCGGCGGTATATTGAAGTAACTCTTTACCTTTTTTTTTAAGTTCACCGAACACTGAAGTCAACACATTCGTAGATTTTTCTACTTTTTGTGTGGTACTTCCAATCATGCTCATAGATGTATCAAAAGAGGCACTCATTTGCGAAACTGTACCATCAGCATTTTTTAATGTAAAACTTAATTTTTTTACGCTATCATCAAATTCACCTATGGCCGCATCTGCACCATAAACATTTTGAACATAATCTTTTAAAGCATTACCTCGGCCAGCTTCATCATCTAAATCATATGCACCATTAAGCTTTTCAATATTCTTATTTTTACTTTGAAAAGATTCAGATTGCTTAATAAGATTACTTAACGCTCTGGCACAATCATTATATTTTATTTTTAATTCACCAAATTCGACTATTGCCTGCGAAGCCTCTGCAGAATTTGAATCTTGAATTGCGCTAAACTTTTTCTGCGCATTAATTAAATTATTTAATGCCGCAGTATATTTGTTTAATGCATCTTCAGCAAGAGTAGAGCCACTTTGAACATAAGGTATAGCGCTTTGAGATAATGCATTATATCTAGATGTTGCTGCATATACATAACTTTTCCCATAGTTTGCCATACTCTTTGTTGACTTCTTCGCCGTTTGATCAGTTATATTATTTTGCACCTTATAGGCATTAATTTCCTTCTCTAACGCTGCAATAACGGTATTAATGTCATTCACCTGTGCGCTAGTTGCATTTGCAGAGTTCTTTTTAAGCGCCTTTATTTGTGTAATAATATCTTGATACTTATCTGCAATTGATTTTTGCTCTGAGGTCAAGTCAGGTGTAGTTAAATCAAAGTCAAGAGATTTAAATAATTTATTTACCTTGTCTTTTTGTGCCTTTGTTGTCTGTTCAATCTTTGCCATATTTTTCTCGGCATTGAACGCCGAGAAAGCAGAGTCTAACTCTTTAATTGCTTGCTCAGCCGTCTTTGCGCCAGATTGAACTTCATTAGCCAAATTATCCCAAATGTTAGAAAATTGACTAGACTGTTGAAATTCATTTCCAAGAGATTTTAAATGAGATTCAAGTTGTTGAACTTCAGATATGTTTTGTTCAACATTTGAGACACTCATTGTGTCGTCAAACAAATTAATTTGCCCATCAAGATTTTCAATATTTTTAACAGTATCCTCTAATTTAGATGCACTATCATTTGCTTTCTGCGCATCTTCAGCCATATTTTCAAAAAGAGACATCTGCCCACTTGGAGTTTCATACAACTTCTTTTCTTTACCGTCACCAAAGCCTTCTTTATCGTAGCCACGGTCTTCATTTCTAGTCTTTATCTCTCCAAGTTCTGTTTTGGCTTTATTGAAAGCCTCATTAACTTGTTCTAACTCATCAGCAGTTATTTTTCCTTGTTCGCCAAGCGCATCCAACTCTTTCTTTGCAGTTTCAAGTTTTTCTGTATTAATACCAACATCAAAATTAGACATATCGTCTCTCGTCCAAGCACTTGAAATATCGCTACAAAGTTTATTGAATTCTTCTACTTTATTTGATGCGTCTTGTGCTTCGGTGCCCATTTCTCCAATTGTTGCGCTAGTCTTTTGAAATTCACTAGGATCAATGCCAAAATCTGCGGCCATTCTTGCGGCTAATTGGTCAACAGTCATTAGGCCGTCTTCTACATCAACTATGTAATCCCTAAGTTGATCTACATCAGCAGGATGATAGAATTTATCTAAAAAAGAAGAATCATTGTCAGAGAAAATCTTTTTTATTCCATCATTTATATCAGAATATGTTAAGTTTGCTTCCTCTCGAAGCTCTTTGTATTTATTTTTCTGTTCCTCTAAATTTCTCTTCGCATCTTCAACAGAACTTTTGGCTATTTTACTAGCTTGTACCAAAGAACCATCTTCGTCTATAATATTTTCCCGTTTCGCAATTTTATTAAAAATTTCTGCCGCATTATCTTCGGAAAAATTTTCAAATAAATCTTCATATTTTGAAAGATCAATAGTTCCATTTTTAAAAGTTGACAGTAATGCTTTAAATTTTTCAAGAGGCGTAAGTGATTTACCTGCATTTTCTCCAACATTAGAGATATATTGCGCTAACTCATTAAACTGAGAAGTATCCCACGTCTTTGCTACATTGGCATAGTCGGGATTAATTTCAGCCAGAATACTATTAAACTTTTTTGCACTGATACTTCTTGTTTTTGATTTTGCTACGGCAGCATCCACTTTTTCTACGGCCACAGCTAAATCTTCAAGCTTCACCTTGGTTAAGTCAATGGTCGTAATATAATTATCCCCAACCATTGCGCTTAAAGGCGCTAGTCCACTTTTATATGTTTTAACTGCATTACTAAAATCATCAGAGTTGATATTAGCACTTAAACCTTGGTGTGAATGCGCATTAACAAGAGTATTTGAATTTAAGTTTGCTAAATAAGAATCTACGACAGTATTTAATGGCACCGATTTATTTGCGCCAGCTCGCATGTCTATCTCTTGCCCATTAACTAAAATTTTATACTCAACTTCTGATTTTTGAGATCCTACGTCAAACATTCTTCGAAGCGCATTTGCCATATTGTTAATATATTCAGTTGCGCTAATAGCCTTTTGGCCAGCTTGGTCTATTGCGGCAGCAGGCCCTTGTGTACCATCACTAATAATTCCCTTCATATTGGCAATAACCTGTTGTGTAGTCTCTTCGTCGAGGCCAAGGTCAGTTAATGTCATCTTTTTGTTTGCTTCTAATTTATTTAATGCCTCTTCTTGAATATTAAACGTTTCTTTGAATTTTTCTTTTAAAGAGTCTAATTTATCCTCAAGAAGATCATAAGCTTTTGGACTCAGTTCAACATTATTTAGCTTTTGAGCCCATAAATCAATTTCTCTTAAACTTCTTTCAACTGGGTCTGTATATTGTTCAAGATCTTTTGCACTGACAAGCCCATCAATACTTTTAAGCGCCCTTACAGTTTCCTTATTATCAGCAATAGCTTGCTGAATAAAATCTTGTTGATTAGCTTTGATAACCTTATTATATTGATCTGCACTCATTCCAGAGTAAAATTTCAACGTATCATATAAATTCTTTTTGCCTTTCCGTGCGCCATTCTCAGTAGCCTTGAACGTCTCCATTAATGCATTATCGTTTTTTACAGTATCGGATGCCTTTTGCACTTTCATTGTTGCATCTGCTAGCTGAAGCAAACTATTTGCATATTCTTCTGCAGATAATTTTCCAGAACTAATTTTCTGGCTCAACATATCAATTTCATCAAAAAGTTTGATAATATTATCAGTCGTTATTTCAATTCCATAATCATCTGAAATTGCAACGGGGCCATTTTTCTTAACATCAGCTACTAAATCTGCTTTTTTACTTATTTGGGTTTTAAGTTTTTTTAATCTATCAATTTGTTGATTTATTTCATCAATTTGCTTTTGAGTTTCTTCACTAAATTTTTTTCCTTTATTTTTTACATTTTTAGTAGCATCATCAAAACCCTCGGCAATTTCATCACCAATACCATCTACTTGAGAAGAATCAATTTTTCCGATAGAAAGAGTTATTTGTGAACCAATTTGATTAATATATCCAATTAATTCATCTCTTTGCTCTCCTAAGCTCTTGGCATCAAATATGTCAAAATCAATCTTACTGGCAAGCCCAAGACCTGCCATCATAGTATTAATCTGAGTTGCAATATCTCTAATTTGTGTTGAAGCATTAGATTTTCTCAAATCAACATTGAGAATGTTTTCAGATAGCCCTCGTGTATCGTTAATTAATTTAGATAAATTTCCAAACTCTTTATCTAAATTATCCAAATATCCACCACGTAATTGCTTGCCAAAACTTTCTCTTAACTTGTCGCTATCTCTAGTAAGTCCTGCGACTAAATCATCCATGCGCAAAAATGTTTCAAGGAGCTTATTCAGATTACCACGATTGCCAATCATGCCCATAACTTTTTCTGCTGATACAGCTTCGGCTTTTAAATTTTTTAGTCCAGATACCAAACTATCAATATTGATACTAGGTTTATAAGTATAATCCGCCATTTATTTCACCTCCTAATGATTATAGATATATTTTAATTAATGACATAAAAATACTATCAAGATATGGCTTTAAATACGCATCACCATAAGCTTTTTTATATTTATTAATTGTTCGATTCACATTTGGACTAGCTTTAATCTCTCTATATTTAAGCTCTGAGACACCAGATTGTGGCCATCCATTTGTCCATGGGTGAGTACCTCTCATAAAATTATCAAAAACATATTGCCCACCAACAGTAGCCCATTTTTTACTTGCATGACTATGATAAATGCCTTCCAATTTGCCAGGGTCCATGTTTAAAGTAACCGTCATATTAACATTCTTTGCAGTCTTTTTTAGACTTGTAGTAACAGTATAAATGTTGTATAAACTATGCGTTCTTCCGTATCTAGTATATTGCCCTCTTACATATTCGTAATATGAATCAACTGTACCCTTAGCCATTTCTTCAAAATCTTGTTGCATTTTTTGGTTTGCTAAATTCCCAGCAGTCACGGCTGCTAACTCTATATTATCAATTAACATTTGTATAGCTTCGCTTACTAACATTCCACTTGCCATACATCATCACTCCATCAAATTATTTAATTTCCTAATGTTTTTAGCAAATCTGTTAATTTACTTATATCCTCTTCTGTAATACTTTCCTTAAACATATTTACCTGACCAGATAAACTTTCTAGTGCTGTATCAAGTTTATTATTTAACCCATATAAAAACTGAGTTATTTGGCACTCAATGCTATTAGACTTTAAAATAAAATCTGCCTTCATACTTAACATACTAAGAGTTGCGTTATATTCCGCAGAAAATAGCTCAACAATTTCATTTAATAGCCCATACTCACATAACATGTCATACTCTTCAATTAATTCATCATAATCTGTAGAGAATTCAAGGTTGGTATATGCTTGAATGACACTGGTTGTAAAGACAATATACTTCTTCATTTCATCAAACTGAATGTAACCATTTGTAACCACTTTGCAACTTTCTGTAACTGATTCAATAAGCTCTTGCTTTTCAACAAATGGTAAATAATTCTTTACCGTAATGATATTTTTTAGTCCATTAATATTATTAGTTTTTTTGGCCTTTTCAATAAATTCCTTAATCTTCATAATTAAAATCTCCTTTAATAAATAATTTTGTATTGTATATAAAACGGCTTTATCCGTATAGTTTTCTATTTTAAGGGCCCCAATACCAGCAATCATCCTTAACATCTTCGACTCGAATATTAATCTTTGGTAAATTAAAACCTGACCTTGCTAATAGAATACTTTCTGCTTCGTCATCAGTAACTTCTATTTCATATTCTTGTTTAACAGCCTTAATTGCTTCAAGCTTTAAAACTTCACGTTTTACATTTCTACTTTGCTCTAATCCAATTTTTTTTCTCCATTCTGAAGGAACAGGATTTTCAAATTTAATATTATGTTGATAAGCATAGAGCATAACTACACCAGCGAGGGCACTAAGTTTTTGCACAGTGTCTACGTTTGAACGAAGGACACTTTTTTCCATAATGATTACATCAATATTGTCAATATTATCTAAATACTCCCAAATTTTATTTGACATCATAGGGATTCTTTTTGTAACATCCTTTTCTTTATGGCAGTCAATAAGTGTATGTGTTACATATTCATTATCTTGAAATATACAAATTCCTGTCTTATTTGTGGATGCATCAATTCCAATTACCTTCATATCCTTTTCACTCCTAAAACATAAAAAAAATAGGGACACCCACAATAGGTGTCCCTTGAACATAACTACTAACAATATTCAACTACTTCAATAGTGATGTCCAAGTATTTTTACCGACTATTCCATCAACTTCTAAACCTTTTTTAGCTTGATATTTTTTCACGGCAGATAAAGTAGCAGAGCCGAAATCTCCATCGGCTCCACTTGAACCACAAGAGCAATTATTACCTATAAGTAATAACTGTAATGCCTTAACACTATTTCCCTTACTGCCTTGTTTTAAAATTTTCAATTCCACGCTACATACACTCTCCTTTAGTTGCACATTTTCTTCAGTTGCCTTGGATGTAAAGCTTGGACACCCAAAACCCCTAATATATTTCGCATTAACCGCAATTGTTCTATAACTAACAGAATCATTTTTATTTCCCTCTATAACTTTGATATTGTTACCTGAAACGCTTACTACAATTCCAACATGGTCAGAAACACCTTCATTATCTCCAATACCATTATCATCAAAATCATAATAAATTATATCTCCCATACTCGGAGTGTAGCTGTCATCTTCTTGCCACCTCCCCAGCTTTTGCCAGAGAGCAATTTGCCTTGGACAACTACACTCCGCTGGTATGATATTTAATAATCCACAAAGTTTAGCAATTGCGCTAACAAATGTCGCACACCAAGAATCAGTGTATTTAACCTTATATCCTTGAGGCAAAGGTTGAATCTTATTATAAGTATCAACAATATACTTATGTTTCTCACTACCTTCAACCACTCCCAAGTAGGATATAGCTGTGCTTACAAAATTTTGTCTATCGTTCATAATTACCTCCTATGAAAAACTCATAGAGGTCATTACCCAAGTTGTCATTTTCCTAGAGTTTTAATTAATTTTCTTCTTCAACTTCATCCGCATGAGTAGAATCATAATCTACTTCCCAATCTCGCATTTCATCAAGCAAATACTTTGCAAAGCTATTACAATGCAATTTATCAATATATAATTCCTCAATGCTCATTAAAGTTTTCTTCTCATACAAAGGAAGAACTTCTGTCTCTTTGTACTTATAAAATATATTTTTGATTAAATTACGACATGACGTTTTTGTAAATTCTAACGCAATTGCATTGGATTGCCGAGTTTCTTCACGAAATTCACTATCTTCCTGTATATGTTTTATGAGCATTTCTTTAATTTCTTTAATATCTTCACTTGACTCATCTGCATGACTATACTTACTTACAGCCTTCTTAAAAATGTCACGTGCATTTTTAGAAATAAGAGTTATTACAGCGACAGCAGCAGTAATACATCCAAGAACTGTCGCTATATTTTCAATCCATGTAATAATCATGATTCAACCACCTGCTCTTTTTCAGGAGCATTGACCTTCTTACTCATAGCACAAAGACTATCAATCATTTCACTTACAACTTCCATGTCAATATCATAGTTAACTAAATTTGCAGAAGCTTGAACCATACCCATAACCCACGCTTTTTTATCAGCGCCATTATCAAAGAGCGTCTCTGCCTCTTCCATATACTTTGTAACCATAGACATTAGCCCCGGCCAATTTTGTTCACGATGATAGTTTTTAATTGTAGAAGTAAGCTTAATAACTAACGGTATAGCTGTGCAAATACCAGCTAAAATTGCTAAAATATACTCTAAATACTCCATGTCCTCAACTCCTTTATTATATTAAATTGTTGGCTCATCATACTCGCAATTTTGTTGTGTTGGCTCTACAGAATATTCAGACCCTGTCATTTCGATTTTCATTAATTGTTCAGACTTTGATTTTTGATAATAAAATGCCGCACTAACACCGTAAGCAGCCCAAGCAGCAGAAACCATAGTAGCAACCCATGGCAAAGAACCAGAGAACTGATTAACAATACATAATTCCGCAAGGTGAACACCAGAATATGTCAAAAATGACACAATAGCCGTCTCAAACAGAATTAACAACTTAGAAAATTGAAAACTAAAAACGAAGTTAATAAATTTCTTCATTTTACAAACCCTAATCTATCAAGCACTGTTACAAATTCATCGCGCTTCAAATAGCTTTCTGGTCTAGTTCCATCAACCAAACCACTCTCAGAAGCTCTACTCCAAACATCTTGAGCCCATGCTGGAGTTTCCTTTGCGGCAACATAAGCATTTGCTTTTAACAACAAATTATAAGCCTCTTCATTAGTTAAACTATTTAAAAATTCTGCCTTAGTCATATCTAATTCATCCTCCTTTTGTGTTACAGTTCCATTAAGTCTTTTATTCACTTCATTAGCAATATCTCCATATCTACCAAATAGATAGTTCCCCGGACAACTCTTACCTTTACTTGTTGTATAGCGGTGTGGAACTAGATTGCATACATCCCATCGTCCCGTATAAGCTGGACAATTCTCTTTGCCCTCTTTCCAAAGAAGTTTCTTGATCCCATTGCGCTTGCAGATATCTACACATAAGTTGATAAGACTTTCATACGCTTTTGCGCTGCATCTATATGGTTCTTTATATGTATCAAGACTCGCAACCTCAATAGTAACAACAGAGTGATCTACAGAATGTTCGCAACACCACGCACGATTTGCTTCATCTACATATTGTCCAATACGACCATCTGAACCAATGCCATAATGAGAAGATGCTTTCCTCGTCTGGAATACATTACCACAACCTTCAACACTTCCATCAGCAGCCATTGTGTGAATTGAAATACCTTTAATTTTTGAATTTCTTGGTTTTGTGCAATGGGGAGACCATTTTGTATAATTTACAAGTTTGCTATTGCTCATTCCCATCATCTCCTTCTTTTATATACAAAAATAAGTGCCTTCAAAAATAAAAGCACTCTTTTAAATTAATTTATAATGTGGTTTTTCTTCTTTGAACAAAAAGTAACGTAAAAAATCATCTACAATAATAGCCACGCATGAAAGGGGAATCCATAGTAAGAAATATTGCAAACAAACCTGTCCCGCAATATTATAAGGATAGAATGAATAATCCCACACATTAAGATTGAGATATACATTCAAAATAAGACCTGAAACAAATTCTAACGCAGTAATCATAATTGCCCCAATAAGAGATTGCTGAATAAGACCAAGATCCCATGGGAATACCTCGTTCAGTAATCCGAGCATGATAAAACAAATAGCCCCAAGCCATATCATTGAGGCATGACTACTACCACGCCACATTACTTCAAGTCCATAATATGAAAAACCACCAATCACAGCTAAAACAATATATTCAAATATCAATTGCAAACATCTTTTCATTCGTCAACCACCTGCACATCATCTTTTTCAGCGCTTGATAACTCTTTATAAATTGTTTTCAATTCTTGTTTAGCTAAACACATAACTTCTACGTTATCACCAGAAACAGGAATTGTACTAATAAGACTAAATACTTTATCTAAACTCTTTTTAATGTCCATTTTAATTTGCCTCCAATTGCTCAATACGAGATTCTAATTGTTTTATTTTTGCGGTGAGGATACCGATAAATTCGTCGTAACGAAGCATATAAGTGCCATTGTCATTTTCATCTTTATCTTTCACGAAACCACCAAAATCTTGAGAATCAATACCAACAACAGCCATAGCTTCTTCAACATCTTGTGCAATAAAACCAACATGATAACGACCAGATGTGCCATCATTCATTTTATAGCGTTTTGCTTCAAGATTATCAAATAATGCAATATATTTATCTGGTAAAGACTCAATGCTATTCTTTTGATTTCGGTCAGATGTCTGAATTGTTCCACTGGATATGTATACTGTATTCCACCTATTTGCACTTAAACCAAGATATCGTGAACCACTAGTCTCTGGGTAGAGTGCAGTACTGCCAAAATAATAGTTTGTTCCTTTTGCAGTTACACCTACTCCTGACGCAGTTGCACCAATTTGATTAGAGGTTCCATCATACTTCATATATGCACCACTATTTGTTATATGTATGACCGAATTGCCATTAGGCGAAAACAAACCCATTCCTTCAATTGTGCTAGAGTTATCCGAAATCTTAGGCTTAATAGAACCAGTTATATTTCCATTTTTTTCGTTATAAATATAAACTACAGATCCTGCCAAATAATCTGCTACCACAGTCCCTGTTTTAAGAGAAGATCCGTTTATAGAAGTAGTTCCATCACCATTTATCCAGTCTGTTATTTGACTTAACGCCCTTGTTCCTGCAACTGTATTATTAGCGGCAATATTAGCAGTATCAATAGCAGCATTGGCATCTTTTTGGGCATCAACAGCTTTTTTATATGCATCCAATGCATCTTGCGCAGCACCCGTAACTGTAGTATTACTGTCAATTAAATTATCAACTGTTGTAGTACCATCGCTAATATCACTAAACCTAATTGCCCCAGTCAAATTTAAGTTAGTAGTATCAATATTGCCACCATCAATAATCGTCTTCCCATTCTCAGTAGTAATAGTTAATCCATCAAGAGTAGCTTTAATTTCTGTATAGTCTTCATTTGCTCCTTCTACCTTTTCAATTCTTGCGGTAAAATCACTAACAGTTTGGGTCAAAGTAGAAGTCTGACTTGATATTCCATTTATATTTTCTGTTTGTGCTTCAACAGTACTAGTAATGCCATCAACAGTTCCTTCAATTTGAGCCAATTTTGTTGTTTGTTCAAAATCAGACTTTTCCAACTGAGACACTCTTAATAAAAATTCACTACTAGAAATTTGACTTGCTGGCCCATAGTTAACTAGCATTCTCTGCCACCCCCTCATCTGTATTTGATGCCATATTTACGTCTTGAATAACAATATATGCGTTAACAGCGCACTGCACATCATCAACAGCAGGAATAGAACTCGCAGAAAAAGTGATAGTGTTTTCCCCCTGTTCTGTTGCAGTTACTTTTGCTGCATTATATGCATCTTCACTGTCTGGATCTGGAGATACAGAAATCCATTGTGTATTAACATCTGCATCTACTCCAGGTACATCAGCAGTTTGGGTGTAATATGTCTCGCCGGTTTCATCATCTATTTGTGCAGTCCAGCCTGGGTCTGTCAATGGTAAAGTAATTTTAAGCATGACAGGGATTCTTGCAGCCCCAATTGCATTTGGGTCAAGAGGGTCAGTGCCAGTAGACCAATGGTTCTCTGCGTGTTGAGCTGGTGCCACTCCAAGAGCTTCTGGAGAAAGGTCTGGTTTATTTGTTACACCTAATACATAGTCGAGTGGCAAATCTCCTGCCGTAGTTCTAATCGCAGTTACATAATCTGGCATTCACATCACTCTCCTTTTATTCATTTTTTTTAATTCCAAACATTATTTATTCCATATTGTGCGCTTGCGGGTACCCAAACGCCATTTACCCCATAATAAATCTTTGCCATTTTCCAAACACCATTTACCCCATAATACACATTACCTTCTTCTTCATTCCAAATAGCATAAACAGTCCTTTCACCATCATCCCAAAGTGCACTCCAAGTGCTATAAGTTTCAGACTCACTAGTTGTAGCCCAACCAGCTAATGTATGTTGTGCTTTAGAAAGTGATGGTTCCACAGGATAATTATTTGTTGTGCTCCCAGTGCCATATAAATAATTGGTTGTAGAAACAGTGCCCGACTCATCACCATTTTCAGGATAATATGTCATTGACTCAGTTTTACTATAAGTGCCATAAACAGTTGTGTTTCCGCCTTCAAACAAATCTATTGCAGAAGATGTGCTTGATTGGGTATTTGTATTTGCGGCAAAACCTAAAAATGTCCAACCGCTTACAGCGCACGATGTATTGATTGCTCCCCAAGAAACAGTAGTTTCACCCCCAGAGGATTGACCAGTCCCATAAATACATAAGCCACTTGTGGTTGTTGTTTTTGCCACAGAATTCTTAGTATTATTTCCTCGGTAATAATAATATGTTTCATCAGAACTAGTGGAATCTTTTGTATAAATTCCATAAATAGTAGTATAAGTATCAAATGCACTGGCTGCACTTGTATATTCTACAGTTTGTGAAGATGAATCACCTGTCCAACCTTTAAAAGTATAAGTATCATCTGTGGCACATGTAGTATCAATATCACCATATGAATAAGATGTTGCTCCTTCTTGTTTAGTGCCCGTTCCATAATAATAAGATTCTCCGACAGTGGTAGTCTTTACTACAGTATTCATGGCTCGACTACCTCTATAATAATAAACTCTTGAGGCGCTAGAGGTACTATCTTTTTTAAACACACCATAAATAGTAGTATAACCCGCCGCAAACGTAGTCGCCGCATCTGTAGAATATATTGATGTGCTACTAGACGATGTGGCCCAACCCTGGAATGAATAGGTGCTATCGCTGGCACAGTTTGTACTTACACTCCCATATGTAGATGTTTCTGAGCCACCAGTTTGCAAGCCTGTCCCATAAATATATGCCGTTTCACTTACTGTAGTTTTGGTTACAGAATTTTTTATGCTACTTCCTCTGTAATAATAAACTGTACTATTTGAGGTACTTCCGGCCTTTTCGTAAACCCCATAAACAGTAGTATATCCATCATTAGCGGCGTCTTGTAGTGTACTATAAGCATAATCTATAGAATTTCGAACAGAAGACCAACCTAAGAATGAATAGGTGCTATCGCTACTACATGTTCTTGTTGGTTCGTCCATTTCAATAGGTGAGGAAAGTCCTTTCCCATATTTGTAATATTTCATAGATGCTGTACGTGCAGCACTAGAACCACGATAATAAGTCATATCTTCTGACATAGAAATACAGGCATACATTGTTGTTCCATTGTAAGTAGGCCCACTAGAACAACTTAATGAGCCAACTTCTAAGTAATTTGAAAAACTCCCTGGCCAAGTACTCTGAGTTGACCAACCCAATAAAACATTGCCACTCCAAGAAATCCCATAATCAGAAATATCAATTGTACCCGAAGTGCTAGTCCATGAAATAACATGTGGAGTAGAGGAACCGACGTATACTTGCATCGCAAATCTAGGCACTTCATATGCAAGTGGCCCAGACGTAAAAGATAAAGATGTTGAACTACCCATATCTGTACTCGAACGAATTATATAAATTGTTTTAGATGTGGATGTAGTATCTGCATCTATTGTAAATGTACTACCACTACTTGCTTTTTTATAATAAGTTCCACTCATTGCACTTCCAACATAAATATAAGGATAAGAAGAACTAGTGTTAATTTGTATTGTACATCCACCATAATAGCCACTATATCCAACCAAAGATGCGCTGGTTGCTGCCTGAGTACCCATACTCTACACCACCTTACGCATCATAGGCAATTAAAATTGCACCATCAACTACTTCAGGCAAATCTGTCGTACTTGTAGAAATCATAATGGCCTGTGGCTCATAGGAATCAAGCTTGGTTTTATCAGTCGATTCCATTAAACCATTTTCTGTTCCTGTTGCAGCATTCATATTTGAAAGCTGTTCAGCAACATAATCAGTAGTTGCCAAATTTGTTGGCTTATTTTTAATATAATCAAAAGCTAATTCATCTGTTTGCTCCCAATCTGCTTGAGATGAGTGAGCATAAACTAAATTACCAAAAATTGATTGATTATCTGCCATTTTTTATGCCTCCTTTTAAAATAAAAAGAGGGGGCTAAAATACACTAGCCCCGCTCTATCAAAAATTAATTAACCACTCAGGAGCCTCTGGAATAATCTTAGTTTCAGTTACATCAAGCCAGGCTTGATACCATATATTAAGCTCAGCTATTTGAACATCAGATAATCTGTTATACCAAAGGTCTCCACGGTTAATATATGGAAAACAAATTTTTTCACGCTGAGAGCGCAAATTAGATAAAACTTTATTATTTTCTAATTCAGCTTGTTTTTCATTGCTTTTAATAAGCATATTATCATCAGAAAGATAATAGCTCCGATAATTTACCTGAAAATCTTCAATGTCTTCAGGCTCATCGACTACTAAAGAAGGAGATTCAAATCCACCAATAAGGGCATAGCTATCTACAAACCCTTGTTCATTTAAAATAACCTGCATATATTGCGCCTCCTTAACTTACTCTATAAACATACTTTAATGCACTATTATTTGAATCAGAAACCCAGACAATCTTAGCATACACATTATCATCGCTAGTCTTATAATAAAAATAGAAACTGACATAACCAGTTTCATCGGCAATTTGAAGTTTATATTTAGTTGTATTAGTAGTTAAGAAATAACGAGGAATATAAACGGTAGAATAAGTTCCCGTATCAGTGGCTTGCCCCGCAACTACCCATGCTTGGCAGCCATATCTACTACCAAGGTTAATCTCTGCATTTAGCGTAGCCGTACCACTCCATGCCAACTCACAACCAGATAATAACCACCATTGACTCCATCCATTATCACCAACTGTAGGGTCTGACCCAAGATGGCGAGAATACCATTGGAAGCTGGTAGTGTCTACTGTGCCAACCCTAAAGAACACCTGTCTTACACGAGTACCGTCAGACATAACAAGCATATGTCCATTTGAACCAACAGGACAATGTAATGCTGCAGTCTCAGAAGAAACATAATAAAGACCACTAGTAGTTATAGTATTTAGATCAACTGCAGAATAAGTCTTTACTTTATCAATTTTGTCATCCAGTTGATCTTTCAAGGACGTCCAGTTCACTTTGTTTCCCTCGATGGCATAGTTACCATAAACAATATTATTATATGTAGCTGCACTTGAACCATAAATAATCATCATGCTAACACGGGCAGAATTTAAACCCTTTTGGATAATTGCAACCCCATTTGTTGTATTACCCCAGTCAGAAATAGTCTGAGTACTATAAGTTGTATTGGCTCCATTAATCCGTCTAGTATCTATAACAATCATACTATTAGCAGGAATATTCATGGCAATATATTGCATTGTCGTTGGAAAAGTTGTAATGCCTGCATCTGTAAGATTGCTAAAAACATTATGAACATGACTAGAATTTGCTTTTCCATCCAAAGCGGCGTTAATCACTTTATTTTGCACAGGATTTGTAGAAGTACTGCTAAGCGCAGAATCAATAGTAATTGCCGAAGGAATTGTAGGTTTATCAGTCAAATCATTATAAGAACCGCTAAATGTGCTCTTTGCATTCCAAGAAGCCTTCTCTGCATCTGTAACAGTACGATGAGTTGTATCATCAGAAAGGTCAGCTAGAGTTGTAGTACTTGGCATGGCACCAACTTCACTAGCTGTATATGTGGGCTTAGTAGTAGCCTTTGCCCAGGCAGGAACAGTTGGATCTGTTTCAGTATAAGATTGCAAAGCGCTATCGGCTTTAGCTAGAGAAGATTGCACGTCAGACGCAAGATCAGACTTGGGGATACCGGTTGAAGGTTTGGAATATTTAGATTCATATACAGAGTGAGTATGATCTGCTGTTGCAAAATCACTTGCGTGTTTACCATCTACAGTATCTGCATCACCACCATTAGCAGGAAGGGCGGTTGGTTTATTAGTTAAATCATTATAGCTATGAGTATGACTGGTATCTGATTTACCTGATTGAAGCGTTTCAATATCAGATTCAATATCTTCTAGGTTAATAGTTAGACATTTTAGCATATTGTCGTCTCGCCAAATATTATTAGTACTATATACAGGATCAAATTCTCCATTCATACAAATTCCTCCTTTAAAATAGAAGCTTTATCATTAGTTTTAATTTTCATTAATTATAATTTTACAGCATATTAAAAATTTATAATCAACATCTTTCTTGCTTACGTCTATTACCAAATTTGTTTTATTACACCGCTTATGCTGCTATACCCTATAGTAACGTTTTTAGGAACGCCATTAACTCCAATATAAATACTTGTTACCCTGTGGGGTGTTCCATTAATACCAACATACATTGGCTTGATGGCTTCTTCCCAAAGTGCATAATAAGTAATTGTAGAGGTGGAAGTTGAGGCAGCAATAGTTGCCCCGGGGGCTAACGCTGTGGTGCTAGATGTACTTGTCCCCCAACCCAAAAAATTATAAAATTGCTTTGTTGGCTGAGATGTCGTTAAGGTATAAGCCTCATTATAATATCTACTTGTATTAGCGATTGACCCTTCTCCGCCATTTAAATTATAAGTAACAGTATAAGAGTTGGGATAATAATTCCTATACACTGTACTTGCTGCAGAAACTGAAGATATTGTTGTACAACTACTATAATAATAACCAGTATACGAAGAGGTTGTTCCCCAGTCAGAACCCTTAGCAGTGCTTCCAGATGTATAAGTCGCTGTTCCTACGGTTGTTGTACTTAATAACGTGCCAGAAGAAGAATATTTTCTATCTTTGCAAGTAATAGTATAAGATGGTGGGGTTAACACTATATAAAGTGTTGTACCACTGACTGCAGTACTTGAGCTATAAGCATGTACATCAATTTCATAACTTGTCCCTGCGGTAACCTCATATGAATAAGAAAAATTATTATCTGTTCCACTATCATCATCTTTAGTATAAACAGTTCCACCAGTTAGCGCACTTGATCCATTTCCCGTACTCAAAGAACAACTTCCATTAGTTAACCAACCATATGTATCTATACTACCTTCTGTATAAACTTGTAATGTTCCACTAATAGAAGGAGTGAAATTAATATATCCTAGTTGTCCAGCAGATAAAGATAAAGACATAGTAACACTATCTGTATCGCTTCCCAATGACTTCCAAGACCAAGGAGAAGATGAGCTACTACTTGGTTCGTAGAAGAAAACAACATATGGATTGCTTGCACTATGTGATGAACAAGTAGTTCCAGTTCCATCATAACTTGATTGATTAATACAAGCTGTAAAAGAAGTATTATATTTATATCCATTATAAGTATACCCACTCACTGTCGGCCTTGTGATAGACGATGAAGTAGTGGATGTTGATGAAGTAAGGTATGCTGAATTAGTTTCATCGTAAGCACGATAATAATATGTTGTTGCTGCTGATGTTGTTGATTGTGTTTTCGCTCCTAACCATGTAACACCAGCATTGTCGCCTGTAGTATTATACCCTACGTTTAAAGTATAAGAAGTTGAAGCAGATAAACCAGTAATTTTATGAGTATATGAATTTCCAGACGCAATAGCAGTCCAGTCATCACATACAATAGAACTTGTATCTGAAGTCAAACGACAAAATATTCTAAAATAGTAAGTTCCAGTTGCAGTGATTGTTACTTCGATGCGATCAGAACCTACATAATTTATCGAATAAGAAGACATGCACTACACCACCTTACTCTTCATAAATAAATAAAATTGTTCCATCTACCAATGATGTTGGAACCGTTGCAGAACTTGACTGGAACGTTATTGTAGTTTTGGGCAAATAACTCTCCAATTCTACCTTGGTGGCATAGGTTTCTATAATATTATTTCCATCTTCATCTGCAGTTGCCTTTGAAGCTGCCCCATAAAGATCTGCACCCGCAGGCTTATCATGCCCTTCAACAATCCACTGGGCACCATCATAAACAACTCTAAATGGGAGCCCGGCACCCAACCAAGATGCAGTATATCCGCTTTGTGAAGAAGTAGCGATAGAAGTTAATCTACGCTTAATATTCTTCGCTCCAAGTCCATTAACGTCAAGAGTAGGAGATGTGCTTGTACTAACCACATGAGGTATCATAATAAAGCTTACACCAGCAGTTAATGTAGCAATTCCAGGCACAGTTGCAGTATAAGCTGCGCCATCTCCACCAGTAGTTACAGCATATTGACCGTTTGCGACATCTACCTTATCATTTAGAGCACTCGTAATCGCACTCTGTGTCATAGTGCCATCAGTGTTTGCCCCAGTTGCACTATAAAGTTTAGTTAAACCAGAGACGCTTGATGTTCCAGTGCTATAGGTTGTATCTTGAGCAGGAATACCCAAATTTGTAATATCAGACTTAGTAACTGTAGTTGTGGCGCTTACGTGCCCAGTGTTATCAACAGTAACCTTATAAAGCCCAGAACTCTTAGGAGTATAGCTTGGATGAGTATATACTGTATCAACTGCAGAAATAGTGATTTTGTCACTATCTGCATCAGCGCTAATTGTGACATTATCCCCAGCGGTCATAGTCAGAGCATCAGTTTTGCTATCGGCAGATATAGTTGTACTACCGACAACGATACTAGAAAATGCATTCTGGTTTACTTCTGCACCTTCAGCGATACTTGCTAATTTGGTCTTTTCTGTAGTCGTGTAGTCGTTAGTGGATAACACCTTGCCGTCAACTTTATCTACTTTGGTACCAATTTGATTAGCCACTGTAGTTGCAAAGTTAGGATCATCTCCCAGAGCAGCGGCCAACTCATTTAGAGTATTTAAAGTCTCAGGAGCAGAATCTACAAGACCAGCAACTTTATTATTAACATACGTCTCTGTAGCCAAACCATCAATAGAAGGAATTACAGTAGAGGCAGGCAAAGCCCCAACATCAGATGCGCTCAAAGTAATGTCGGCAGTTAAAGCCTTTCCATTGACTTTACGGCTAGAAGGCACTTTACTGTCAATGTCAGCTTGCACCGTAATAAATTTTGCATCTACAACTTTATTTTGTACAGGATTGGTACTAGTAGAATTCAAAGCACTATCTACTACGGTTTTATTGGCCCCTGACTCAATACCAGCTAACTTATTCTTCTCATCCGTCGTATAATCATTTGAAGATAGACCTTTTCCCGTTTCTTTATTAACTTTAGATTCAAGGTCAGTTGTTGTAGCAAAATTACTATCATTGGTCAAATCACTAATCTTAGTAGGAACAGTGATGTTTACTTTCTTGTTAGAGTCAACTGTTAAATCTGTACCGTTCTTTTGAATGCCAACAATAACATTAGCCTCTGCGTCAGCAGGAGCATGAGCCTGTTGGCTATGAGTGTAAGCTGCGTCATAGTTGGATTTTAAAGCATTAGTTAGGTCATTGGTAGATAAACCTTTACCAGCCTCAATATCCACCTTGCCGTTAATAGACGCTTGAACGCTATCAAACTTTGCATTAATAATTTTGTTCTGTACTGGATTGGTGCTCGTTGAACTTAGAGCACTATCTACTATAACTTTAGCATTATCAACATCTGTTATAGTAGCAAAATTACTATCGTTAGTTAAATCACTTGTTTTAGTTGGGACAGTAATATTAACTTTTCTATTAGAATTAACAGTTAAATCCGTGCCATTCTTCTGAACACCAACAACTACATTCTTTTCAGCATCTACTGGGGCGTGTGCTTGCTGGCTATGCGTATAAGCAGTGTCATAATTTGACTTTAAAGTAGCAGTTAAGTCGTTTGTTGATAAACCTTTTCCATCCACCTTGTCTACTTTACCGTCAAGTGTACTTTGTAATCCATCAACATTTGCAACTATGTGATTGTGAGAATCATCATTTACTGAGACATTGCCAGCACTATCAACAGTAATATCTGTGCCAGATTTAACACCACCTAAAACATCAGAAGTGGCAACTGGCAAAGAATAATTGTTTGCATCAGGTTCGATCCCGGCCAGTTTATTCTTTTCATCAGTAGTATAATCATTGGTAGATAGCCCTTTTCCATCGACTTTCTCAACCTTACTGTCAAGTTCTGCAATTGTAATAACACCATCTATTATAGTTGCATCTCCGCCAGTTTTCACTAAACCAAGACTTGCACCCGCAGCGCCATAAGTTGTATCTTTTGCAGTAATAGTAACTCCATTGTTATCCTCATCTGAGGTTAATGTAATATTATCGCCCGCAATGATTGTAAAAGTATCGGTCGTATTATCTGCGGTAATAATTTTATCTCCAACGATAACGTTGCTAAAAGCATTTTGATTTGCTTCGCCACCAATTGCAACAAGGCCATCAAGCCTGGATTTATCAGTAGCGCTCATCAAACCAGCAGAAGTAATAGTAGCTTCAGAGTACGTAGTATCCTGAGTAGGGACTCCAAGAGCAGTGATGTCTGCTTTAGTTACAGCACTTGCATCAGAAACATGCCCTGTATCATCAACTGTAATTTTATATAACCCATTAGACTTTGTGTCATACATTGGGTGAGTATACACAGTATCAGTGAATACCGCATCGGCAGGGACATCAGACTCTACAGTATGGTTGTTTACTGTATCAGCATTACCACCATCCGCAGGGAGTGCTGTAGGTTTATTTTTGATATACGCATCAGAAGTTGTGTCAGTTATATTCCAATCTGATTGCACATTTACTTCTGCACCTTCAGCAATGTTATTTAATTTAACTTTATCTTCTGCGCTCATCAAGCCAGATTCGGTTTCAGTTGCATTGTCCTCAGACCCAGGAATAAGATATAGCTCATCCTCATTAATAAGGGAGTTTTGCTTCATATAATCATAAACTGTTTGACTTTCAACCTTGTTAATTACTAGATTACTTAAATTCTTTTCAGTAGACATTCTATATCACCTCAATTCACAGTAAATCTTACATTCGTAATAGTAACAGTAATTGGCAACGTACCACCATTAGCACTATAACTAGAAGAAGTATTAAACTGAATACCAGATGCAGTTACATCCATATCGGAATCACCACTAGTAATATGATACTGCTGATCTGTGCCATAGAAACCAATCTTCGCTGGAGTCTGAGAACCGTCACTGAATGTGATGCTATCAAAATAAATTCTACAAGTACTAGATGTAGTAATATTGCCATCATTAATTAGAATGCCTTGAGATATAGCGGTGAAATTCAATTCTAAGTCATGAGTAGTATCATTAACAGAGAAAGTAACGCCAGTTTCCTTATTGGGATTTATACTTACCATGGAGGAAGTTAGATATACATATCCGTCATCTTCACTACTACCACCACCAGAACCGCCAGCTTCAGGGGCTGTATACAAACGATACTGAGCAATAGGCAGATATCTTGTTACATAATCAGGGTCATCAGCACCCTTAAACTCAATAGCACGAATATCTACATGGTCTTCGTATACGTCTATAATAGCACCCTCTGATTGACCGGGCATAGAAACTCTAGTGCTACTTAGACTAGAATTGCAAACAGATGAGTCGATAGGACTTGCACAAGATGGAATGTGAACACACCAAGCAGTAGTTCTTCCTACATTAGAAGTGGGCCATACATTTGCTTGAGGTTCACCAGACTGTAAATACCACTTCCAGTGAGAGTGACCACTAAACCAAATAGCTCTTGGATAATTGCCACGCAATGTTTTTAAATTATTTAATTGAGTTCCAGAAAGCCAGTTACCAGAAGGATAAATGCTTTGGAAATTACCAGCGGCATCAGGGAAGAACATATGAGTGAAAATGAAACATCTATCATTTTTATATGCTTCAAGTTTATTTCCAAGCCAAGTAATGTCTGCATCTAGATAAGTACTTGACGTAAACTCATACCGTCTCATTCCTAAGAATAGAAAGTGGTCGGTTACAGTTGTACCCTCAGAAGTATTATGAGTTTTAGTTACTTCATATGAATAAACAGCATCAGAAGTAAATAAATCACTAATACCCGCATAAGATTTAAAGGTGTTAATATCTATATCACTACTTTGAGGGCAGTCGTGGTTTCCAGTAGTTGGATATACAGGAGTACTATTGCTAATCGCCGCCAAATTGGCCTGATATAGAGTCATTTCTGTAGTTAAATCACCACTACTATAACTATACTGAGTTAAATCACCTGTAATACAAGTAAATTCAATGTCTTCTCTTTGGTTAAAGAAATTTAAAGCATTTCTTAAATCGTTCTGATTTTCGGAACTCTGGTCGCTTTCATTGTGAACGTCGGAAATAATACCAAAACGATAAAGCCTCTCGCCGTAAGCTGGTTTAAAATCTCCAAGGGGAATAGAGCCTACTCTTTCTCCACTTGAATTGTAAACACCAATTTGAGATGCGGCATAAGGGGCAACATTTGTTTTTATAAAATCATCATAAGCCATAACTTATACCTCCTTATTTAGTAATGGTTCCGATTGAATCCCAACCCTCAAGTTTCGTCCCATCTGCATCTTCGTAATATAATGTATAATCACCAGATGCCAAACTTGCGTCGGTCAAAGAAATTGTATTATCACTAGCAATCGTTCCTACCTCTTCACCAGTAGTGATTGTACCACCGTTATATCCATTAAATTCAGTAGAACCAATTACATCCCAATCGGTAAGTTTTTGTTTATTCTCATCTTCGTAATAGAAATAATATGTCTCGTTTGGAATAGAAGTGTCGGTAATTGTAATAGCATAATCAGAAGTAACTTCACCAATTACATCACTGATTATATGCCCTTTATAAATTAACTTTTCATTCTCTGCATGAGCATACTCAAACTCTACCCACACACCATTAATCTTCTTATAAATTGTTAAAACTTTTTTCCAATCTCCATCTACTTTTACATAGTGGGCAGGTGGTTCTGCAAAAATAATTACTACTGTTGCATCTGCATCAACAGATGGAATGGTATAACTATAATATTCTTCTCCCACTCCCGCCGCTTCATAATTCATAGTGATTTCATTTAAAACTAACCAGTTTGAAATAGTAGAGTTAGCATAAATTCTTACGTATTTAATATTATTCGCATTAGTAATAGATGAGAATGTTGTCGTCTGACTATCTGAGAAAGTTCCTATATCTGTCCAACTCGAATTATCTGCAGATACTTGTAATACATTACAAGACTGAGGATAGTCCGTACTGTTAGAAGAATACGTTGAAAAAGAACTTAAGTTAACAAAATCACTAAAAGTAATTAAAATATACTTTCCACTAGCTTGCGCTTGATTTGACCAAAAATAGGTAGAATCATCACCATCATAAGCATTTGACAAAGCATATGTAGAATAAGTACCATAGTTAGTACTAACCGCATATGTCGGCAAAGGAGCAGGAGCGTTCTTGGTAATAGGAGTCACTTCAACTCCATTTACTGTCATTGACGAGAAAGTATAATCAGTTTCACCATTAAAAGTAACTTCGCAATCATCCCCGTCACTAACAGTCATAGAAGCAGTTGTTGGGGTTCTTAATGTACCACCAGTAATTGAAGTTGAAACAGTATGCGTTATTAGTTGATTAAAAACGGCACTAACAGCTTTATCTTCGTCAACAACAAAAGATGTACCAGATAATACATTCCCATTTACATAAATATTTTCAAGCTCATACCCATCAGATGGAGTAGCGGTTGCAGTAACAGTTGTACCTTCAAGCACTTGTCCACTTTGAGATAGGCTAATAGTACCGCCAGTAGATTGAGTAACTGAAACAGTATGATATGTTGGTACAGTATAATCTACTAAAATTTCAGCACCATAAATATATACATAACCTGTCGTATAACGACTAGCTCTTCTACAGTTAATACGAATACCAAAATTACTTCCATAACCTACAATAGTATCCCAATCTGCTGTCACACCAGTAAAAGTAAGCGTTTGAGCAGAAGTTGTAATAGCAGAACAAGAAGAAGTAATAGTTGTAGTATTATTTACTAGCATTGGAGCATAAGAAGAGCTGGTGCTAACACCACTTTCATATGCTTTTAATTTTACTGTAAAAGAATTTACAATTGCATTACTTGGGATATCATCAAAATTAAATCCTTTAAGATAAATGTAATATGAGGTCGTACTAGTTCTTGAGTTAGTTACAGTAGCATAAGTTGTGCTGTCTGTATTATCATACATGTTTGAAGCATTAGAAACGCTTAAATATGAAGTATTACTTAATGAATAAGCACTAGGGATTAATCTAATTGTTGCCATTTACAATCCCTCCTTATCTAACAACCTTAAAGTACAAATCTCCATCCTCACCAGTTGTTGATTCTGGAGTAGTAGTTCCAGTGTAATAATTTTGAACTACTAAAGTGCCAGTTACTTTAGCTCCATTGACATATGCAGTTTTCCCACTGACAATATCTGCATCAGTGGCAGTAGCATCAGAGGTATCTATGCCACTGCCACCTTGATGAGTACCAGTCACACCAAAAATGCTAACTCCAGATGCAATATTTTCTGGGACAAGATTAGCGTCACCCTGGATAGTTTGAGTGCCAGACAGATATTGGCCTGCGTCAATTGTTTGGTCAGTTGTAGTTGGAGTATAAGTGGCTGCGTCTTTGGATGGCATGGTACCGGTAATTTTTAATCCGCTTTCAGACGTAAAAGTTTTACCGCTTATTACATCAACAGTAGTAGCATCACCAAAATTTGAAGCATTTGTATATACCTTATTGTTGCCTGTAGAACGAATAACACAGTCATTTACAACAGGAATACTTATTGCGATTCTTGGAGTACCCAGTGGCAACGTAACTGCTTGATATCCATAACTAGGTTCGCCAACATTAACACCTAAAGAATTTTGTAATGTACCTTCAACTTTTATACCATTAACATACGCATTTTTGCTTATTACAATGTCACTTGCTGTAGCATTTGCGTCACTAGTATCAACATAATTTTCAGGAATTTCAGCTACTAAAATGTCTCCTGTTACATAAGTCCCTGTAGAAACGGCAGTTTGAGAAGAAGTGCTAGGTGTAATAGTAGTTGCTTCTTTAGTAGTCAATTGCAAAGTCTTAGTTGCAGAAGTGTCTAAATAACCAGAAGTAGCTACACCCACTGTCACAACACCAGTACTTGTATTAATAGTAGGATTACTTAAAGCGCCAGTAGGCATTGCAGATACTTCAATATTCCCTGTCACGTAAGTTCCAGAAGATACAACAGTTTGAGATGATGTTGAAGGAGTTACAGTCTTAGCTCCCTGTGTAGGAACCCCGCTACCAACATAAGTTGAAGGGATTGCAGAGATTGTCTGAGCGCCATCTAAATATTGACCAGCAGAAATTACCTGTTCAGATTCAGTAGGGGTTATAATTGCCGCAGACTTACGAGTTACATCACTACCCACATAGTCAGATGGAATAGCAGAGATTGTTTGCACACCAGTTAAATACTGATTAGCGGCAATAGTCTGTTCTGATTCGGATGGAATAATCGTAGCAGCTTCTTTACGGGTTACACCACTTCCTACATAGGTTGAGGAAATAGCAGCAATCGTCTGGTCTCCGTCAAGATACTGCCCTGCACTAATAATTTGTGCATTTTCTGTAGGTGTATATGTCTCTGCTGATTTATGAGCAATTCCAGACCCAATATAAGTTGAAGAAATTGCTCCTACTGTCACGCTAGACAAGCCATCATAACCTGCATCGGGGCCAACAACCTGTTCAGATTCAGTGGGAGTTACAGACTTTTCCTGAGTATCAAAAGTATCTCCAACAACACTTACACTTACAGAAGAAAAGTACTTTCCATCGCTAGGAGTATAAGTTCCATTTGCGGTAATACTCTTTGTCTCAGTAGGTACAGCAGAAACAATAACATCTCCAGTTGCATATGTACCAAAAGAAATAGCGGTTTGGCTATTAGAATTAGGAGTAATAGTTGTTGCTCCCTTAGTTGGAACTGCGCTACCTACATATGTAGAAGAAATAGGATTCACTGTAACGGTAGATAATCCATCATAACCGTTATCAGGAGAAACAGTTTGAGTAGATTCTGTAGGAGTTACAGTTTTTGTCTGAGTATTAAATGTCTCTGCGGGGACATTAACAGTCACAGACGAAAAATACTTGCCACTTGTAGGATTATATGTTCCGTTTGAAGTAACAGATTTAGTTTCTGTTTGAATAGCTTCCACATCTACCTGGGTTAAATATTTCCCAGAAGTTGGAGTTATTGTTTGTGCAGAAGTTGTGGGAGTCACAGACTTAGTTTCTGTTTGAATTGCATTTACAGTTACATCACTCAATGCATCATACCCGTCATCCGCTGTTACTGTTTGAGCTGAAGTAGATGGAGAAACAGTTTTAGATTGATAAGTAGGAACATCCCCGGCAACAGCAACTTCAACAGAAGAAAAATATTTACCACTTGAGGGAGAATATGTTCCATTCGCTGTAATTGTCTTTATTTCTGTAGGAACTGCAGATACAGTAATTTTCCCGGTGGTATAAACGCCAGAGTCAACTGCTGTCTGGCTTGCAGACGAAGGAGTAATTGTCGTGGCTGCTTTGGTAGTTAGCTGTTGAGTAACAGTTTTAGTTGTTGCACTTGATTGATAGCCTTTTGGGTTAGACACACTAGCTGTGATTAATCCACTATCAGATACTGAAATTGTAGGAGTTGGAGCACTAACTGTAGCAATTGTACCCGTATACTTTGTCCCTTTACTATATGCAGTAACACCTGAAAGCATTTGTGCACCAGAAGTTAATGTAGCATCACTAGTATCAGTGCCACTTGTGGTTCCACTTCCATCAAATGCAACTGTGACTCTAGTAACTTTATCATTTCCTAAATAAAGTGGCATATTTACACCTCCTTAAATTATGTCCGCACTTGTCCATGAGACAAGTTTAACAGAAGTTTTTTCAGAAAGAGCATCAAAAACTGCCTTAGAAGTTGGAATTTCTATTTCACTAGAAGTTAGTATTGTAGATAAAGATGCACCCGAAAGGGTTTCTGCATCTTTGGCATTCAATTTAATACGTTGCCCATTCATGTCAACATAAAAATCTCCACTGTGAGTTACATAACAATAACCTTCATGATATGGTGTTATATCTGTGGAGATACGTGAGTCATTTCCGTGTAAAATTTTAAATAACATTTCAAACTTCCTTTCGTATAATAAGTTTAAAATGTTGGCTTTATGTTAAGAGTTAATGCTTAGTGGCTCTGCCTAACCTAAAGCTCAACTAATTATTTTTTAAAATTATAATTTTGTATTGTTATATAATCATTCAAACACACGCCATGGTTCTTCTTTTTTTATTCGGTTGTATTCTTGTCGAGTTATATGTTTAAAATGAAACCCATGTGTAGAAGCATTAACCCCACACAAATTATTGATAATACATTTTTTGTTTATAAAAATTCCAAATAATGATTCACTATAATTAGAACATATCGTTGAGTATGGAAATACATATCCATTATCTAAACATAGCACTGGCATTTTCATTTTTGGCTCATATTCAACCCATCCAAGATTATGCCCTTTACTTAAATACGCACTTACAGTACAAGAAGCTTTATTCATTATTCTAGCAATTTCACTTGCGTTATGAATTCCACCATTCCATAAGTTACATGCTATTTTTATTAAATTGCTACATGCATATTTATCGCATTCATTCCAATCAATATCATTTTCAGAAAAATTAAAAATATTTGGAAGTATGCTAGACATTATTGAGTTTTTTATAAAAATTTTATCAGATTTTCTACAATCAATAACAACATAATTCTCTGGTTTAATACCGTTTTGAATTGCCAAATTATATTTAAATAAGTCATTTGCTTGTTCTTCTACTAAAGTTCTTCCTCCGCAATATTCAAAACCACCATCTTCATAATGTTGGGCACCATGAGCTTCAATGATTATATCTGTATTATAAATCAAATAAAAATCATATATCCTTCTTGGTCTTGTCCCATTTATTTTTTTAGACCATTCAAATGTTTTCTCGGGTTCAAAAGAAAAATCATTTTTATTCTGTATTTGTTTTAAAAAACTATATATAAATTTATTAGCATAGCTTATATTGTCTCCACACTTAGAACATGAATACCTATCTCCATTACGAAAGGCATTGAATATTTCAGTATATTTTTCATATCCACAATCAGGGCACTTAAACCATGCTTTTTTACCACTTCTAATACTATATTTTAATGTGTCATCTAAATTCTTAAAGTATTTAACAAATTTTGGATGTGTAGTTGCTATATCATTATATCCACTAAGAGTGATTCTTCCTACACATACTGGACAATTTTTATGATTTTTAAACTCTTGTTCTGTTTTTATCCCACAATAACCATCTATCAAACATTTATAACCATATGTCTTTCTATTTTTATCATCTCTATACCTATTAGTAATTAACAAATGGTCATTAATTATGTCGCCAATATTATATATAAATTTAGCATATTGTTTCGCTTTTAATATGTTTCCAAGACGCACATTTATAATTGACCCTGTATTAACTAAATAATGAGACACATATCCATTTATATCAATATATACTTTTTGGTTGTTATAGTACTCAGATATTAAAATTGTAGAACGAATGTCATTATATTGAAACTCAATTGTTTTTCCAATTGATTTTTCCCACCAAACTCTTTTTCCTCTCATTGAAAGATTACTTAAATCAACCCATCCATAATCACTATAATTTATCATTTGTTTATTTTTCATTATGAATTTACCTCACTTCATTAAAACAGACTATTTACTTATTTTATTTGTAATCCACTCATCAAGCGCTTCATTAAATTCTTTTTTTGTCCTATCATAAACCCAAAATATCTTGTTACTATTTGGATTTAAGCCACAAACTCCATGCTTAATTCCTCTACTAGACAGGAACACCTTGAGTTGTGGATTGTATGTGATATAAAAAACATTATCCATATTTATTCTCCTTTGTATCTTTTTTAATAAAGGACTAGTGGAAGTAATTTCCACTAGTCCTTTTAGTTAATTTAAATCTTAAAATTCACCCCATTGCATTAGAGCATGAATCTCATCAGTACTTAAAGTCTCAGTCTTTAGATAAACATCAGAACTATTAGCTTTCTTAGCAATCTCAGTTTCTAGTGCAGTTTTTGCATCTGATAATGCGCCAGCAGCAGTAGCCTCGGCATTAGCTTGAGCAGAATCCCATGCAGAAACCTTTTCGGCAGTAATGTCATCTAGAACAGTCTTGTTGTCGTGGCTATGCTTCTTAGCAACAGCATCAGCTAAATCAGCTTCAGTCTGAGTATAAGTGTCTAGTAGAGCCTTATTAACGTGAGTATGAGAAGTTCCCTCTAAAGTAGTTACTCTACTACTAACGCCGTCAATGTTGCCCTGTAGCTCAGTCTTATCAGAAGCCTTTAGATAATCAGCAGCGATAGCATCAACATCAGCTTGAGCATCAGCAGCAGCGACTTGAGCGGCTTCAGCAAGAGCCTTATTTGCAGCCTCAGTAGCCTTAGCACGAGTTTCCTCAGCAGTAATAGCAGTAGTATTGTCGGCAACACTCTTTACAAGACCAGAAGTAGCGTCACCAACAGTAGTCTCTAGAGTAGTAATTCTTTCGCCCTCAGCAGAAACATCACCAAACTCGACAAAAGCTGTACCATTGAATACATATTCCTTTTCACCAACAATAATTACGTCACCAGCCTCATAACCAGTAACATCAGTAGGCACTTCTGTTTTTACACCCTCAAAATGCATAGCACCAGACAGACCAGTAATTTGACCTTCTAGAGTAGCAATACGAGCTACCTGTGCATCGTCAGCATCCTTGCGGGCTTTAGCCTCATTATCAATATTTGTCTGTAAGGTAGTATCAGCAGTTTCAAGAGCAGAAATCTTAGCATTATAAACAGTTTGGTCAACCTTCTTGTCAATATTACCCTGTAGCTCAGTCTTATCAGCGGATGTTAAATAATCATCAGAGATTGTCTTAATACTTACAGCTAATTCAGTATCTTTAGCCTGATAAGCTGTCTCGACATCGCCAATCATGCCAACAACAGTCTTACCATCAGCAACAGTACCAACCTTATTGCTTAGAGCAGTTAAGTCAGTCTGAGCAGCTTTAGTATCAATATCTGCCTGTAGAGCTTCCTTATCCGCAGCCTTTAGGTAATCAGCCTCGATAGCATCAATAGCATCAGCGTTAGCCTGAACCTTGGCATCATTCTCAGTCTTGTAATTATCTAGAGCCTGTTTAACAGAAGCGGCAGTCTCAGAAGAACCACCCTGAGCAGCAGATAAAGTATCCTCGGCCTTCTTGTTGACATAAGCAACAACGGTATCATAAGTAGTATCGCCAATCTTTAGAGTACCAACCTTATCAGAAATCTTGCCATCAACATCAGCGGCAGTCATATAAGTGGCACCCTTAGTTAGAGTGAGCTTACGTCCATTGGCATCATATACAGCCGCAGTTATTGCATTACCATCACCAGCAACTTCAATAGAAGTCATACCAGTGTCTTTGTTAATCTGGACATATTCAGCGCCATTCCACTTTGCTAGACAATTAATGTCACTTACATAATATAGAGCACTGGTATTAGGATTAGTATTTGCAGTAAGAGCTGCAACACTAGCAAATTCTTGAAAATCACCTAGGCGGATACGAGTAGAAGCATCTACATCTAGATACATTGCACGTTCATCAGTGGTTACATAGAAAGTACCAGCAGTTTTAGTTGCAGGTAAACTAGCTAATAAACCCTTCTTAAAGGAAACAGTAGCCATATTAAAATTCCTCCTATAATATTATAATTTTGTATTGTTGATAATATTCTTACATTTCAGTCCAAGACACAGCAGCCTCTAACTCTGCCTTAGTTGCATAAGTGTCAGGAATACTATCAATAAATGCCTTATCAACTGCACTTAGCGCACCAGCAACATCCTTAGTTGCCAAAGCTAGACTTAAAGAACCGTCAACAAAATGAAGTCCATTAGCCTCAGATCCAAGCTTAATGGAGAAAGTGCCATCAACTTCCTGTAAACCTTCTCCAGCTCTATAAACATCAACAAGACCTTTTACAGGAATGTAAATGTGATCTGCAGAAGCATTGCTTAGAGTTAGGTCTAAGAATGGATCTCCAATAACTGCCCCAGAATAAGGTACGTCTGTCTCAGCAACAACATCAAGTACACCAGAAGAAATTACTAAATCTTTAGGAATATTAATTGCATCACCAACATAATTGGACTCAGTACCAACGGTCATCTTTAATTTATAAGTGACTGCATCACCTTCATCAGCAGTAGCTTGCTTCTCAATTGAATACTCAGGTATCTCGACAGCAGTGGATGCATCGACAAATAAACCATCAGCCCTTAGAGATAAAGCATTACCTGCTTCAGAGGAAATTGCCACTTTAATAGATCCATCTTCAATAACAATAGACCCATCGGCAGCAACATAACCAGACATTCCAGAGTCAACTAATGCGTCTAACTTAGCTTTATCAGCCGCAGACATTAGGCCTGACACTGTTGTAGTTGCTTCATTACCCTTAGCATGAAGTACTGCACCCTTGTATAGAAAAGACTCGCCAGTAGCTTCATCAGTAATAAAATATAACGCCAGAGGGTCTTTTGTTTCAAGAGCATCATACTTAGCTTTTGTTCCAAACATGAATCTCACGTTAGAAATAGCCATTTTTATTCATCCTTTCATAAAAATATTTAATATATATGGAAAGCTATCTTAGCTTAACCAACTTAAATTAGTTCTTCCCAAATATAGTCGGAAGTGCTTGTTGACTCAGATACCTCATGCCAATTATTACTTTCATTAAGATCGAAAGACAATACCTTATCAGTTGCCTTATCAGCAAGAGTAAATGTCATAATATCAGATTCCATAGATGGAATATAAATGCCCGCACAATCACTACCCGTCTTGCCAACAACTTCTTGAGTGCCATCGTTATATACAGCAATCAAATTACCATCTGTGTCAATATGAATTTCGGATATACCAGAACAATTACAATTAAGAATAACTTTATCCCCAATTGCTTTTCCATTAGCAGTTAATTGCAGCGTTCTAGTTTCTTCATCAAATGTAATATTATCTGCTTTAGTTTCATCCAAATATTCATTAAACTCATTTGCTGCGTTAATCATTGCATCCACCATAAGTAATCTTTGATCAAGCGCACTCAGGGCGCTATCAGGAATAATATCACTCCATGCAGAGATGGGTAAAATAGTGACTGTTGTTGGACTAATTTTTCTTACTTGCTGAATGTTGTTACCATCGGCATCGAGTGTTAATCTGGTAAAGGTCAACTGTAATTCAATTTTTCCTGCCTCTTTTGTAAGTGGTGTATCAAAGGGCAGCTTGTATTCTAGATACTGATTCTTATAAAGTCCTTCAGATTTTACTAAAGTGTCAGTATGATATTCCCTACTTACAGGCAAAATATATTCCAAAGTCACAGTAAAATCTGACATATCAATACCCTTATAATTGGGCTCAACTAAAAAATGCAGATTGTCAACAAGCTTACTGCGTTGCATAATTCTTTCTTTCACAGTAGTAATAAGTTCATTGGTATCATTCAATAAAAGAGTGTACATAGATTACACCCCCTTTGCATTTTTTACAGAAATAATATAATCATATTCCTGTTGATCAATTTTTTTAGAACCTAATAATTCTTTTATTTTCTTTTCATCAATCTTATCAGCTTTATATAGCCTTGCTAGGCTTTCAATAAATTGACTCATAATATACCTCCTTCAAGTAATGAAAGAGTATAAGCATCAATAATCTCTTGTGGAGTTTTGTAATTCAGTACTTTTAACTGTTCATATTCATATTTGTCAATTTCTACTAAATCAACAGTATCATATCCATCTGCTGGGATATTAAGCAGCCAATTAAGATGCCAAACATATGAGCCGTCAGAGGACACAATTGCTTGTGCCTCTGACTTTTCACATAAAATCATAATGTCATGCTTTTTTTGATATTTGACAAAAATAAGATGGTCGAGTACGTCAATTACTTTTCCATCTTTTACAACTTTATAATACATACACAACCACCTCCATTTAAATCGAGAACATAATTCTTACAGCGTACTCTTGTGTAGGAACTATAAACCCATACATGTCACCAGCAGTACGAACTACCCAAACGTAAGCATTATCTTTGTTTGGAGAACGAGTCCAATATGTCACGGCATTACCATCTTTGTCATAAAGAATTCTTGATGCTTGCGTGGTAAAGTAATCAATCGTAGAACCTTCACTAATATATGGATCAGTATTTTTAGTAGAATCAACTTCTATAGCCGAAGGAATGGCAATATAACAATCAGAAGTTGTAACTTCTAACGACTGGTCACCAATAGAAGATTTTATTTTTACTTGCTTCATTAACTGCTTCCACTTTTCTGGGAAAGCGTTATAAATTCTATTGTTCAAGTAAGCATTTAATTTCCATGTTGCCCAACCGCCAGTATTTTTACTTTCTGCACTTAATGACACTTTTCTAGAAAGTGGAGCAGAAGCTAGGAAAGACATAGAACAACGTTTGTTTGTATTATCACTTAAATAATAACGTTTAAACCCAGCCATTTCAAAATCAAATGCCTCATGGGGCCAATCAGCAATTTTCGCACAAATATTATCTCCTAAGTCTGCATACCAAATTTTACTCCAATATACAGTGCCAGCAGCATAATTTTCATATGCGCCATCGTCGGCCTTCCCACAACCGAATACAAGTGTATTGTTATGGATTGGAATACGTGAACCAGTTAATTCAACATAAGAGCTAGTTGTCGAAACAACGTTGGACGTATATATGTGCAATCCAGTTTCACCTTTCACGTGTCGTATTACTAGCATCTCTCTATTACCAACGCTAGAAGGTGTAGTAGATGAAGTGCCCCATCCAAGTTTAATACCATTGTTATACCATAACTTAAATCCACTCATACCATTATCAGAATAACATTGAGCAAAAATACTACTGTTCGTAGTAGAAGTCATTGAATAATCAATAGCTAAGACAAAATCTTTATCTTCGTCAAATAACTTTTCTTTAGTATCAATATAATAGTCACTGCCATTAAAATTAGTTGGTTCAGAAACCAAAACCTTCTCTTGAATGTCTTCATAACTTACATCATTGCCAAGAGTAACAGTAATTGTATCTTTAGATTCTACATATTGACTTTCAAGGCCAAGTTGTATCATGGCATAAATTTCAACCGGACGCATAGTAGATATATCTTTGCCATCAAAATATCCTGCATTATATTCACAAGAATCATAGACAGCATTAATAGTCTTGTCACCATTCACATACCCACTCTTGTCCCATCCATCAAATAGATAATACTTATAAGCTGATTCTTCTGCGGTATAAGTAGGAAGTTCTTCGGTATAAGTAACAATAGTTCCATAATTTGCTGTAGTCTCTTGTAGAACATTTCCATTAGACACATACTTTACGGTATATTGTCTTACAGACTCACTATAAACTGCACGAATTGTGGTATTTGCAAAAGTGTTTACAAATTCAGAATCCCAACTAGCAAATGTAAAATCAGTACTTACAGTACTTGCTAGTGTTGGAGTTGGAATAGGGCTCTCTGCTCTAGTAATTGGGTCAACAGGCTTTGTACCCTTATCAACATACTGAATGTCAAGTACAGTATCGTCTTGATTTATAAATGTTACAGTGTATTGTGTGACTAGAGTGTTATAAGTAATTTCTAGATCTGGCCATGCGGCTTGATAACTTTCAAATTGTTTTTGCTTAATTACAGCACAATGAAAACTACCAGTAATAACAGACGTTATAGTTTCATAACCATCATTGTCAATACCTCTTAAAGATAAAAGTCTGTCTAAAACAGAAGAATCCTGAAGGTTATAATTTGCATCCCAATTTATACCGACTAGTCGTAAAATATTCAACTTATCAGCTAAATTTACAACTTCGTAAGTGTTTATAAAAGGAGTATTTTCAATAATTAAAGTTTGAAGCCTATCATAACTTGCTACCTCAAACACTTCGATGTTGTTCAAATTCTTCATAGTTAATGAAATAACAGATGGAATATATGCCCTTTCGAGCTTTCCACCATTTGAGAAGATGATGCCAGTTGCACCTGAGCCTTCCGCATGTAGTTCTAACAGGTTATTGCACTGAGACAAATCAACTACAGAATTAAGACCACTTACATTACGAATATCCAAATATTCTAGCAGCTTATTATTACCAAGCGTAATCTTAGTCATATATGTGTTTTCATAACCTTCAACATCACTACCAATGACTAAGTTCTGCAACCTTGATGCTTTAGAGAAATCATTATCACCAACATAGCACTTAGATAAATCTCCAATTGCTTGAATGAAGCTTGCGCCATATATCAACGTAATATCAGCCGTATCAGCATCAATAGAATAGGGGACTGTATATTCTACTCCTGCTTTAGCTCTAAAGTTAACAGGAGAAACATTACCAAATTTAACACCTATATACATATCAGAATATGGAGTTAAATAAAGAGTAAAGTCTTGTGCCACAGTTGCACCAACAGGGTTATTAAAACGCATCATAATTTGATCCTGAGTAGCTTTATTGCCGAAATATTTTGTAGCCATGTAAAGCTCTTGATTGCGTTCAAACATTCTCCTTTGATATCTTTTTCTGCCATTTAACATTTCTACTAAGAAACGAGGGTTAGCAGTTCCTGCAATACTATTATCTATAGAGATGCCTTGATATGTACGTAAGTATTTTCTCTGAATATCTAGTCTCCATATCTCTTCTGGGAATTGACTTTGGGCCTTATCCCATTGACTAATTAGACTATCAGAACTCCAAGCGTTGGCATTTTCTCTATCTACAAACATTGCTTGTAGCTCAGACTTAAATAAATCACGAACTCTACAGAAGAAAGTACTCTCTGCTGCACGATAAATATAGGAAGAAGAAGGATCTCCGTCTACGTAATAATCAACATCTTCTTTACCGTAGGTAAGAACTAGCTTACCTGTATTATCAATGCCTAAACATGTGTCGAAATCGTATCCGAAGGTTAAATCCCAACGATATCCATCATTGAACGCTGCTTGCTCATCATCAATGTATTCTTTGTCAACTTCATTGCCAAATTTTTCTGCAAAAGCGACTGCTTCCTCAGTAGTGAAATATGCTTTGCCATAATGCCAAAAACTATTTTTAGCTCGGTTATCGACCATAGTATATCTTTCAGTAAATAGATAGTAGTAAAGCACTGAATCAACAACAAAATATTTCTTTAAATTAGCATAAAATTCTTCATCTGTTGAAGTAACAACGAACTTATACATTTCACGCCAAGCATTAATATTGACTTCACGTTGTTCTTCAGTAATACCTTTCATTTCATATCTAAATTCATAAGATGTATTACCAAATGAATTAAATTCTCCATCTTTATATTCATAAGGTGTATATAAATAGTCATATGCTGTGTTGCCCTCTTTCCATTCTCCCACAGGACAAATTTCTTTGCCATTACCAGTCGGAAATTCAGCAAGAGGTACATTATAGTCCATGATTTCAATGACACATTCTCTTGGGTCTTTCTTGTCGTTAACTCTAGTATCATCAGTCTTTTTAGAATCTCCAACGTTACCGAGTGCGTAATAATGCCAATTTGTATCCTGGAATTCACGGTGAGTAGCAATATCTTCGTTGCGTTCTCTGATGAACACTACGCAGTTCACAAATTCCATACAATCCTTGACCTTATTATCCTTAACTTTGGCAGAACGACTAAAGGGATTATAGGTATTATAACGACTTGCCATTTGGGCATTATTCTGATTTTCAGACGATGCTATGTTCACCTTTACATTTAAATAGTCAGTCGGTACAGAGTCTCTAGTTAATGTAATTGTTTTACTCGTAGTTATACCATCACCAAGAGTAAATAGAGAAGTATCTCTGTCCATAATCAAGTCTAGATTTCTTCCAGCATAACCATATTCGTTAGAGGAGGTACCTTGACCAGAATGTTGTGCTCCGGTACAAGTCCAATTGTCTAGCACTGGGTCACCATTCTTATAAATCATTGTTACATTAGTATCTTCAACCTTGTTCTTCTTGTCATTAGTAAACCAAGGGGCATCAACCATAATAATTCTTAAATCAGGACATTTTTCTGCAAAAACTTCGGGGGTTAACAAACCATTCTCGTCGTAAATTTGATTACGATTATATCTTGCGACCATCTCATCTGCATTTCTTGCATCTGCAATAAAGTTAGACAAGATTCCCCTATCGCTTAAACTTGCAGAATAAGCTTTCATCCTATAGATATAAACATCACAATCATCACTACCAATAGTAATTGGCTGTGGCGTGTTCTGCATAAAAGAAGCGTCGGAGCTATAAATCATAGGTCTATTGCCAACACCATCTTCATATGTCAACACCATAGGAATATCAGTATCTTTATTAATATTGAACTCAAACTCAATAATATCTTCTTCGCAATAAGGAGAATATAAACTACCATTACTAGAGTAGATATTTGCACTTTCAACTTTCATATCTAAACCAATATTATTATCTATGCAAGAAATAAATGAAGTATCTCTTTTCTTAATATTGGTAGTTTTAAACACTACTTTAAACTCTTTACCATTTCTCTTCGGATCATCTGCAAATAAATTATAATTAATAACCGCATTAGTGCCAGATTTAACGCAGAAATACTGGTCACCATTTTCATCAATCTGATATCCTCCATTAATCCAGTCAAAATTATCAGAAACAGTCATAGTCACATCACCATCTGACCATAGCCTATCTGCGTCATTATTTGACTTACCAGAAGGATTAAAATCAAACTCTAATCCTGCAGTAACAGGTTCAACATTAATATCAAGCTTTTCAACAGTAACGTTAAGAGTTTTAACAGTTTCCCTACAAGTAATAGTGAGTACGTGGAGACCAATAATATCTGTTTTATATTGCCACGTCTGAGTGTTACTATTTAAGGTTAAAGTAGAAATAGTCTCTCCATCAACTGCTAAAGTTACAACTGGACTTTCAGTCGTTGGGTCATAAACAGTATAAATAATATTAGTGGCATCATATTGTCTTGCTGTAAACTCTTGTTGCGTACATCCAATAACTGGAGCGTCATTTAACTCATCATACCAAATAATATCTTTATAGATATGATTTGACTCAACAATATTCCCATTAATCTCTGCAGTCATATAAACTTCAAGCAAATGCGCCCCATGCGTCTGAGCAGGAATTTCATATGCCATAGGAATACCAGACACTGAAGTGTTTACTGTACCAATTTCAACACCATCGAGTTTAAAATATACATTCTTTGAAACTGCACCATAAGGAGTGTAATCAAAAGATACTTTTCCAATAGGATATGTAAGTTGATCATTAAAAGTAGATTCAATGCGCACATCTACTTTTTGAACTGTCCAAGTCTTAGTGACTAAACTACCAGCCTCATCAGTGATACTTAAATTTACTTTTTGAGTACCAAGAGTTAGATAATCGGTCACATCAAAAGAATTCTCACCAGCAATTGCTGTATTTGTTGCTACAATTTTACCAGCAACTTTCCATGTAGCTGTACCGTCTAAAACAGGGTCTCCAGACGAGTCTGTACCAGAAAAATTATATTTAATTATTACAGCGTCATTTAATGTTGCTACAAGTGGAGTTTTAGTCACATATTCAATCTTAAGAGTACTACTTGTTGCAGAACCTCCACTTCCACCAACAATAGTAAATTTCTTTTTCGCTTCTTTTACTTCACTCTCCAAGCCTTCATTCTCAATTTCATAAAAAACAAAGACATTTTCTCCAACATCTGGGTCTGCTGCGTCGTTATATGCTACGTCATATGTTTTCTTAGGGGAAGTATCAATACTATCAATCGTTGATTGCAGATCTTGAACCACTGTACTCAAAGAGGAAATATTAGATGTATTTGTCTCTATGCCTGCTGTCTTTGAGTCTACTTCGACTTTTGTGTAATAGCCACTAAGGTCAACTTCTACATTTGAAATTGCAGTGTCTACTTCAGACTTTGTATAAACATCTGCGCTCTTAGCATAATCTTGTAATTGATCAGAAACATCAACTGCGGCTACTGCGCCATCTACGTATGTTTCAGTAGCTAAGCCATCAATACTAGGGATTTCCGTTTTAAGAGCATAGGCACTTAGGTCTTGGTGCTCGGTTAAATACCCCTTGTCATCAAGCTCTATTTCAGTTACATATTCATCTGGAACACTAGTGATGTACCCAGAATCATTTGTTAACTCACTTGTTTTAGTAGGAACATCAGCTATTTTTGCATAATCAGTTAAATCAACTTCAACATTTGAAATTGCAGTATCAACTTCTGCCTTAGTATAGTAATTTCCTAGTTCAGCTTGTACTGCTGTTTGAGCTTCTTCTGCGGCTTGTTGGGCATCAGCAGCAGCTTGTTTTGCCTCAGTGACTTGTTGATCTACTTGTGCTGCCGCAACCTTTTCAGCTACAGATATAGCAACATTTTCTACAATCTCTTGTACCCAGTCATCACCAACAACTACAGGCTCACAATTAGGATCTTCACATAGAGATTTTATAATATTAAATTTATCAGTTGATTTTGATTTCCAACGATAACCATAGGATGTTCCTGTAGAATCAGAAATGCTACCATCTGCATGAATTTCAAATTTAATATTTCCAGATATATGAGTGGCATTAGTGTCAACTAGCCATGCAAATCTAATTTTATCAGTGCTATATTCTACATTAACTGGTTTTGAAGCAAAATGCTGTCCATCACTTGTTGTAAAGTGAATAGAGAGCGCCATATCAGCTAAATCAATACCATCATATCTTCGGGCCATCTCAAATGGAACAAATTGACTATTAGACTCTTGAGAAATATTAACTTGAGAATTATCTACTGTAATATTTTTATTATCATCAACGTATGATATTTTATCATCAGTGTAATCATTGAAGTAAGCATATCTACCAGTTGTATCTTTTGTAAAAGTTTCATTTGTTGCCGCAAAAGTCATTGCATCGTTAGATAATGACATCATCATTGGTACTGCGGCTTGTTCCAATGCTTGCTTCTTAGATTCTTCGAAAGAAAGTGCCATAGAATCCTCCTTTCTAAAATATTAAATCCTTATTAAAGATTATAATTCGTGGGCTTGCCACTTTTTATATAAATCAGATATCAATGGACTCTTTTTAAATACAAAAACGAGGCAATCTCTTTTGGTATCAGTAAATAAAATATCTACCAATTCACTTTCTGCCCCATTTTGTAAATATTTATAACATTGAATCATGTTCGTCAAATAGACCACATTATTATTTGAAGGGTCATAATGACGATTTAATATACGACTATATGCCATAATTCTTTTCTCCTTTTATTTCCCTTTTTATCTTTTTTCAATGTACTCACGTGCTGCACACCGAAAAAAATAAGGCACTAACTGTCTTGTAGAAATAGTTAGCACCTTATGGTTTTATTCTATTGTAACTACTCCATTTAAAGATTCTTGAATCTCTTCTTTAACATCTTCGGAAATATCTTCTTCGATGACCCCAGCTTTTACCCTGAATCCACGCTTGGGTTTTGTCATAATTTCTTCAATTTCGCTGCGATAATGATCATTAAGCTTAATAGATAAATCGCAAGTAGATAAAGCCTCACTAGCCTCTTCTTTAGTGATTTTTTTTAAATTATAGTCAGTCAATGCTTTTGATATATTTTTACAATTCTCACTATCATAAATTGTATACCACGTTTCTTTTTTTGCATCTTTTCGGCAACTCGGGCAATATTCATATTCTTTACCACATAAAATACATTTTCTAGCCATTAACTAACCTCCAATCATAAATTATTTATATAAATAAAGAGGAGGGATGATACCCTCCTCTTCTCAACTAATATTATTCAACAATAACCAGTCTATAAAGCTCTTTCTTGGTATCACAATAATTTTGCATTGCCATACCAGAGAAAGGATGAGTTCCATCAGTGGCGATAGACCAGTCAAAATCAGGAGAAATCTTGAAGTTGGGGAAGATCAGGTAAGCATAAATGAGCTTTTCCTGGTCGCAAACGTCACAACCAAGAACCTCAAGAACCAACTCACAAGCATTAGGGAATTCGCTTGCAGAATTAACAACTGCAACGGCCTCGGTTGCATCATACTCGTAAACAGCCATATACTGCTTCTCATCATCAAGTCCAGTTACTGTAGTACCCTCAAGCACAAATCCACCATCAGTGCCTCCATCAGCAGACTTCTTAACCTCGGCACCAAAAGAACCGTCTCCATTAACCTCATAAATCTTAACCTCATCGGCAGGGACAGGAGTGTGTGCGAGTTCGCCATTCTCAATGGAATCGAAAGCAGGAACTTCCTTAACGGCACCTCTAATAACGCCTTCCTTGCTACCAGCCTGAACTGCCATTAAGTTCATATCAAACAGAGCATTCTCTGCAGAAAACTCACAAGACTTTGCTCTATTGAACACAGCAATACGGCTACCAAGTGCATCAACAGCCTCGGAAGTCTCAGAAGTAACACTTAAAGAAGGATTGGTAACCTGATTGATTGCAAACAGAACGTCTCCGGCTTTGCTCTTACCAACAGCACGAAGGATTCTATCAATAACAAAATTGTTCATATTAATATCAAAAGCCATAATTGTTTACCTCCATAAAATATATTTTAATTTTGTGCATAATAAAAGAGCTAGGTTTAATCTTTATCTAGCTCTTTCATCCAATTTAATGCGCTTTTGTCAATTTTTTTTGCATCTATCATACCGCCGTACATCCCATGAAGTAATGCGTCGGCGTTTGATATAACTTGAATTCTTTGTAAATCGTCCATGAATTCATAAATTCCCATTTTTTTTACATAATCTTTTGTATATCCCATGCGAACTTTAACCGCAGATACCAACGGCGTTAGAAATGACTTATATGGTTTTTTCTTATTCAACTCTATATTTCTACGGTCTTCCTCAATTAAAACTCGTTTTGTATGCTTATTAGCTGCATGCTCAACTTTCTTTTTAAGTCCATGTACTTTCCTTAAATAATTGACAATTCGTTCATAAATTAACAAGTCTATTTTTAAACCTGTTTCCTTATCAACCATTATTGGAAGACCATTCTGAGGGTCTGGATAAATTTTTAATTTGGAAAAATCTATATCTCCAAAAAGTATAGAGGTTGCCTCTCGAGGAAGAGTTGGCGCAAGCATTTGAAAAAGCTGAAAATCTTCGACTTGCTCATAATCAAAGCCCATATCGTCAAGTTGAGATTTCATGTCAGACGGAATCGCACATAAAGTATAAATCATTGTATAATACTTCCGCTCTCCATAACTTGAAATCTCTTCAATAGTTGGTTGTGAAATTTTAATATGCTCATTTATAACATACGGATCTCCAAAATATAATTGAAGTTGATCAATCTCGAATAATGAGCCCATGTTCATTCACCTTATCATTAATTCTTGGAGTTGGCCTACGTCTACCATTACTTAGGGAGTTTGGTTTTGTAGCCTCGAACTTCAATAGTCTACAAGAATAATTAGTATCCGTAATACTTTCTTGGTTATAAATAAGTTTAAATTGCAATCCGATAATGTTAGTGAAATTAAAAATATCTCTCACAAAATATCCCAAAAGATCATGCCGTGAAATACCCAGCCCAGTATCAATATCATCTGCATGACAAAAGATTTCAAATTGGATATATTGAGTTTTCATAACATCATTGTCACGAGCTGGCTCAATATCATCAACTGAAAAACAAATGAAATTTTTAACCTTGTCTAAAGTCCCAGGAATCCTTATAAATGGCAAAATATTTACCCCATAATAATCATCTGGGTCTGCCCCAACACGTTCAAGTTCGTCATTATGAAGATACTTAATTACATCGGCATCTTTACATAACTTTTCCTTAATTACACGCTTGGCAAATAAAATATCATCATCAATATTTTGCAGATCACGTCCCATTTCAGTTATCATAAGCTATCCACCTCCGCTTCAATTGAAGCAGATAAAGTACCAGACGCATTATCTGCTGTAATAATCAATGTATTGCCAATCATATCAAGAATAGAAAGACTACGTAGTTTTAAATTATTAGGTGTAGATGCATCATAAGAATACTGAATTCCAAACACATCTTTGCTATCAAGTTTGTACAATATTTTTCTATCTAGAGAAATAATAAAGTCTCCAGAAGAATTATCTGGAACTAAATTTTCTCCATCGTAGATAAAATGAATTTCACAAACAGGTTTATTCGCCACAATATAAACAATCTTCCAATAGGGCTGATACTCTACAAATTCTTCATTTTGATAAAAATTCGCAGTATATGTTTTATAACTTCCGCCACATTTTAGATTTGGTTTCATCCCGCTAAATGAAATAATACTATTGTCGGCTATTTGTTCATCTGCGGGTGTATGTTGAACCATATCATTTGTGCGAGGTTGAAAGAAATCATAATTAATACCATGCTCCGTATCTGAAAGCTTGTCTGTTATTGTATTAACCCAAGATGGGTCATCGAGTATTTCGACTGCTTGTTCTTGTTTAAATGTTAATTTTGTAACACCGATTGGGGCAGTATCATCTCTCTTAGAGACTTCCCATCCCATACGATTATATGGATTATCACTAATTGTAAAGTGATGATTATATGTTATTGTGCGAGTATCATCATTAGTTGGCACCCAAGCCAACTTGGTATTTTCCGGTGATGTGGTCAAATAGTCGGTCCATACGCCAGAATTATACGAACTCTGAGTACGTGCTATTGCCCATGTAAAATATGAGCCAATATCCATATGAACACCCTCATAATTCGGTACATCATCATGGGATATATACCACTTCAATAATAAATCACACTTTAACACATAAAATTGTGGAAATTGTGGACGGTCATCTCTTTGGACAATCATCCACAACTCATATTTTCCAAGATCATTTGGTATAAAAACATACGCACCAACACGAATATTTGGATTCATACCATGCGCATTTGGTCTAAATTCTAAATACATATCTACTGCATCAGATTTAGAAATGCTTAAATATGTATGCAACAACCACTTCGCATCAATAGGAGAAAATCCCTTAAGTTCTCTTGGATCATATTCTGCCCTGCCAGCATAAATATCTTTGGCTTGCTTATAGCTCCAAACGGTTTGTTCTGGGAAAATAGTATCTCTATCTTGAAGATAACATTTACGAAAAACTATATCTCTTTTAAATGTAGCATCCATAATCATATCAGATTGACGTTTGAGCGCCTTTCCCATTTGACCACCCTGGGCCATCATTCTACCTTTAAAGGAATCAAACATCGGAATCACCTTCCTCAATTTCATCCACTAGAGAACAGGCATCAAGAATTGCCTTTCGGTATTTCTTAAAATCTGTCTCATAACGAGCTGATTCTAAAATACTCATTAGGCGTAAAACTTTTGCTTGCTCTCCAAAAAGATAGTTTAGACCATTGATACGTTGTTGCAACGAAACAAAATATGCGTCCAAAAATTCATAAGACTCCTCTTTATAAGGAAGTAGTTTATATACTGCACTTTGTAAATGTGCTTTTTCTTTATGTATCTGAGATTGAGGTATAGTACCATACTTGTATTTCATATGAGCACCTGCCTTAATCTTCAAAATAATTATTACCACCAAAATAGGTGTAATCTCTCATTAACTTTCTGGCTTCGGTACGTATCCCATCCCTGAGAGCCTTAAGCTCTGACAAATGATTTGCTTGTGCATAAAATTTTTCTTCTTTTCCACCAAACATTTGTAAAGTGAGATTGACAGAATTGACCTGTGGTTCAAGCCATTCACCCACAACTAATAGTGCAAGAATTTCAATTTCTTCATCAATCAAATCAACGTTAAAAGTCCCAAGCTCATCATCGCGGTCAGATAAATCATTTTTACATTTTCTAAATTTAGAAATTGCACTCATCAACCACCCATGAAGCATCGCTTGAAGATCATCATTTGGTATTGTCGCCAAGTCATAATCGGTTATTTTTGACAAAGCCTTTTCATAAATTTTAGAATATGGAGTTGCCATATTAAGCACCTCCTACAATTAAGATAGATAAAGCTTTAAATCCGTACCAAGAATTTCGTCAATGGCCTTAATTTTAGCAAGACTATCAAGTGAGCCATTCATAATCTTCTCACCGGCAATATTCTTAACTGCTTGCTGAACACCCTTTGGAGCCTTCTTTAGTGCAGCTTTGAACTTACCAATTGGAAGCTTAAATAAATCTTCAACGTCTACTTCTACAATATTGTTATACATATCTTGAAAGTCCTTACCCCACTGGGCGACTAGTTCTTCGTCTTCAATAACAATCCGAGGCCTAAAAAGGTAACTGGAACGAGTAGAACGAAGAGCCTGAAGATCTTGGAAATCAACATAAGTAACATCATTGTAGTTGGCCCAACTATAAAGCAGCTTAGATTTAGGCCCTGTCAATAGCAGCTCACCATAAGTAATACTACGACAAGGAATCTGTTCATCTGGCTCATATTTGCGAGATGTCTTAACTACAGGCTTCTTAGGAGCCTCTGTAACAACATCATTTTCTACGGATTCAACTTCATCTGCAATAATATCTTTCTTTGTTGCCATATTTTATTTATCTCCTTTTATATCCTATAATTTTGTATTGTTATTGATTAAGCAATATTCCAAACACCGAATAGTAGACCAATCATGACAGCTACGCCCATCTTAAACATGTAACGATAGTCGTAAGTCATATCAAGATTAGTGGTATTGTCCTGAACTTGACGCATTTCAGGTTGACCTTCATTAACCAACTTTACAAACTTATTATTGCCAGTAGGCATAATAAACAGTTGCTTATCATTAATTAGTCTATTAGTAGTGTCATTTAGACGGAAACCCTGCTTCAATTCAACTAAACGAACACCCTCAAAGTAACCAATACGACCAGTGGTATTACGCTCAACCTTCATGTCGTTGGACACCCAATTGATATCTTGCATACCCTCTAACTTGCTTAGCGCAGACTTGGTGCCCATAATAACAACATCCATACCAGTAGCCATCTGAACATCTTCAATAAGGGTCATAAAGGTGTCCTTAGTAGTAGTGTTTAGAGTACCAGTCTTAACCCACTGGCCTGCTCCACCAGTACCACCAGGAAGCTTCTCAGCAGCATCACAGAAAGCCTGATAAATAGATTCATTTACAAACTTATCAACTGCCTCATATAACTTGGTGACAAAAGTAGCAAAATCTTCAGCGCCAGTCAGTAAACGCTCGTACTCGCTATACACTGCAATACCATACCAACTTGTTGCAATAGAGAAAGAAGTTCCCTTGCCAAGTCTCTGACGATCAATATCCCAGTGGTTACCAGAGACTTTAGAAACACTTAGAATAGTCTCGTCTTCGGTATAGAAAACGTTCTGGTCACCAATGTCAATATTTCTAGTTTCAACATATTCATTAAAGAAAGGATTGTCCTGCCAGCCACTTTGTAACAGATTGGGAACAACCTCTTCAATCAAATCAAATAAAACTTGCTGATTCTTGCGAATTGCCTTACGAATTTCTGCCTTAGTAGAGTGCTCATCACAACCAATGATTTGCTTAAACATAGATACAATCTTCTCATTAGCTTCCTTGGCACTAATACCTTCCTCAAAACTAGAATTAGCGGCATCTAACATCAGCTTATTAAAAGCATAGAACTTTGCATCGTCATTTTCAAAAATATCACGTACATGTGCATCAAAATTCATTAATTTAGCCATAATTATTACATCCTCCTTTCCTAAACTTACAGGCTTACAACCTGAATCTTATACATGTTCATATTACTACGAACAATCTTAGTTAGCACCTGAGCACAGAATTGAGTATCATCGGCAGAATCGCCTACAACATAATTCTTTGCAGAAGCGTCGAAAGTAACATACTGCTTTTCAGTAGGAGCAGTATCAAATGCTTCCTCAGATAGAGTAATTCTATCTCCAACTCTTAGGGTATAAGCACGGACTCTATCGCCTTCTGCATTATAAAATCTATCCTCAGTAGCATAACCCTGTAGTCCAGTAAAAGGAACAACAGGAGGATTTAATAGTAATAGGGGCTCATCACCAGCAGCATAAGCCTTCATCTTCCAAACTTCATCCTCATATTCATCAGCAACATAAGCATCTCTAGCAACTAGAAGACCATTATCCATGTCTTCAGTAATGGCGATACTATAAATATGACCGCCACCAAAATTAGTGGACAAGATATTAGTAGACTCAGCTACAATGTGGCCACCCTTAATCATGTCTTGTGCCATAATTAAAATTCCTCACTTTCATAATAATTTAGTATTGTAATTAAATGTAATATTACTTATCAAAAAGTCCTGCGTAAGCTTCCTGCTTCTTAGACTTCTCACTAAAGTTAAATCCAATTTTCTTAATAGACTTTTTGCTACCATCAGCAGAGTAACTACCCTTAGCCATAATTTCCTCAGCAAATAAAACCTTACATTTTTCAGAAATTTCATCTACGCTAAACTTAGAAGCATCCTTCTTTAATTGCTCAAACTTCTCATTATCTGCCAAAATAGCATACTGCTCATCATTGAAAATTTCATCCTTTTGAGCCTGCTCTTGGGCAGCAACAGTGTCATCGTGGAATTTCTTTAACTCGTCATATTGAGAACGAATCATATCTAGAGCAGTCTTTTCACTCTCAGTCACAAAAGTAGAGAATACCTGTACTGCATCACCACTTAGGTTAACTTCATCGTTGTTCTTAGAATAGCTCTGCTTATAATACTTAGACTCATATCTATCCCCATTCCAGGATTCCTTCTGATAGACAAAGTAATTATCATAAACTTCACAAATCCAAGAATAAGAGTTATCATTCCAATCGGATTCCAATAAACTATACAGTGCCATACGAATAGAATCATGACTTAGCTCAAATTCAATAGTTCCATCCTCTTTATTCAGAGAACAACGCTTCTTTTTTTTCTTTCCCCCACATCCAGCAAAGTCTTCATCATCAGAGTCTTCATCTTCTTTGGAGGCACACTTCTTCTTTTTCTTAAACTCTTCGGCGTCGCCAAAGGCTTCAGTAAAAGCATTCTCAAGCTCCTCGTCGGACAAGCCCTCAGTTGAAAAATCAAGCTCCTCTAAGGTCAATTCGTATGCTTCTAAAAGTTCATTTAGTTTGTCCATATTCTCATTCACTCCTTCCTGATTATCATTTTTTTGTATATTGAAATTAGAAATAGTAGCATTCAGCTTTTCTAAAATTTCAAACAATTTATTGTTTAACTCATTATCAGATTTATTCATAACAGAATTATTCTCTACATTAAATTCAGCAAAAGATTCAATATCTGCACGAGACCCAGCCATCCCCTCAGTAACGTGATCTCCAAGTAAGCAAACTCCCAAAAAGGAGAAATCAATAATATCAAGGATACCAGTATTCTCATCGTAACTCATATTATCAATACTAATTTCACAACTAACTTTTGTGCCACCTTTACGACGAATGATATCAGCAGATGCTGTATATTCGAGAGGAATTACTGCCTTGGCCATCAGATAAGTTTTATCCTGCTCTTCATCATACTGCAAAAAGGGTTCGTCATTAGTAAAACAACCAACTTGCTTTTCAATATAAATTGGATTGCCATTATCATCGAATTCTATGTCATGACTATTAAAATCAAGTACAGATGAATCGTCAGGGCTTGGAATAATTGAAGCTAAAACGGGACGATAATTGATGGTATTTTTATATTTTTCGAGATTTTCTTTAGAAATTTTTGACATGTTACGATTTTCACCTGCATGGCAAACTTTAAATACTAAATGCATAAATCCGTCGTCAATCTGTTCTTGCACCTCTTCAAATGTGGCCATATTATCTACCCTAACACAAACCTGTTGGCCATATTCTTTTGCATCAAACTTATAAATCTTTTGAGATTTACAAAATTGTACTAAATCTTCCATTGTCAAAATTCTTTTTGGCATTCTTAAACCTCCTTTCCTTGAAAGTCTATATTGCAACTCCGAAAAGAGATTACAAACTTAAACATGAATTATTTTGTTCCATTAACCATTCATCATAATATATAAATCTATTATGCTTTTTACATCTATTACAAATAGTATCTCTATGTACATCGTTGTCTTCTGCTGCTTCTTTTACACAATCATAAATTTTATTATCAGACAACCTTATAACCTTTCTCGCTTTTGGGTTTCCACTTCCGGTAAGCCGATCTGAATATTCTTTCCTCAATGAGTCAGTCCACTTTTTTTTCATACTTTCCTTTATTTTTTCTTTTGTATCTTGCGCGAGATGCTTTCCAATATTTATTTGTCTTAAATATTCTTTTCGTTCGTCAGTCATATTCGAAATAGCGGCACTCCTCATTTTCTGTCTTGTTTCTTTTGACAAATTTGATTTTGACTTACTAATTTTTCTTTTCGTCTCATCTGTATGATGTTTGCCATACATTGGGTTATTTTGTGGATCAGAGAATTTTTCTTTCATATGACGACTACTGGTTTCAGAATACACAATTCTTATCTCTTCATATTCTTTTGGAGTAAGTTCATATTGTCGTCCATCATTTTTTACAAATGCCATACAAGACCATGCGTATACTAGTTTCCATTCTTGAGGATTTTCCAATGCCAGTAACCTATGAGCCTCAAAATGTTCCCTAGCGAACAAGTCAATCAGGTTTTCTTCATCGTTTGTCCCACCCATACACTTTGGTAAAATATGATGACGTTCATGATATTCATCTCCACAAGCAAATCTTCCACGGGTGTCTAAAATATTTTGTATAAACTCTGTATAACTCATATTAAAACCTCCATATTAATTTCCAAATTAAAAAGACGCTTACTTTTTGCGTAAGCGCCATTCATTCAATAATTTCGTTATTTGCTCCCCATTTTCAAAAACCCAAAAGGTTTTTCCTGTGTTTAAATTTTTTGAATACATAATAATCTCACAACCATTTTGAATAAAGAACTCTTTCATGGGCCATGAATAACAGTAAAAATATTTTTTCATATGTATCTTCTCCTATAATTTTGTACTGTTAAAATGTAAGCTTATTTGTAAAAACAAATTTCTTTCTATCAAGTTGCTCAAAACTAAAAGTCTTCGGGGGCTGATTGATAAAAATATATCCTCCACCGCTTTGAGACAGGAGTTTAAATCCTGCTGCTATAAAAATTTTTGCAGTTAACTCATCAGTTGTTAAAATAAACTTGTCATTTTTAGTAGGCATTAAATCACCCCTAATAATTTTGTATTGTATAATTTACATCTTATTCTTTTCCTGATCTTTTGTCTTAGAACCTTCATCGGTAAGCTGGTCTGGAGACTTTTCTGGTGCACCACCAGTATCTCCACTTGCCGTTTGAACATAAGAACTCTGCAATGGATACTTCCAATTGTCTTGCAATTTAAGAATGTTATTTTCAAGATAAGACATACTATAACCTTCAAGAGGAGAGAGTCCAAGTAAAGCCATATATTGAGTCTTTACAGGGAGTCCAAGACTCGCCGCATCCTTAATCTGTTGAATCTTCTCGTCTTTATTATATGGCGTGACACGAATATATTTAACTCGCATTCCATTATTAGGTAATATAACATCAATAAATCTATTTACATTTGCCTCAATTTGCCAAAGTAAAGGATTCTGACTGTACAATCCGTCTAAAATTTGGGCAGCACGTACTGCTGTTGCGCCAGTCAGTTTATCATTATCAAAAATTTGACTTACAGAAGCCGCTTCCCATAATGCTGAATTGGCCTTGCTAATTTTGTTAACATCATCTGTATCAGAATTCTCAAAATTGATTGGCTCAACAGTCATCGGTGAAAGCACTATACCAATCTGTTCTGGAACAATTCCTAACATCTTGTTATAAAAACCAACCGCAGTATCTAAGTCAACAGCAAAATCATCAGGATCAGTGGCATTACTTAAAGTATCTATCTTTGCTACTAAAAGTTTATAAATTGAAAGTTTATCTTTGACACTCATAATCCCTTGTAAGTCAGCAAGGTCAATAAGATTCTCAAATAAAGACGCAAAAGGAGGAATGACTCTATCAGTTTGATCATAATTAAACTTTAACACAAAAGTACGAGTCGAATCTAATTCTTGCCAACGCAACTTAGAGTCACTTTTATAACTATTATACTTAGTTGTAAATTCCTTGTCCCACCATTCAAGGCTTTTTGCATTTGTACTATTATCAAAATATGAAAAATCAAATGCCATGTTTAAAGTTCCATCATAATTTATAGAACTAATACGGCAATAGTCTGGGTCTAGTGGAAATAACACAAAACTATTAATATCACTTTCTCCACTATCATCATAATAAATATAGTTATATGACATATCTTCACGCCAACAAGTCACTAAAATACTAAAAATTTGTCCTGCTAAGTTCATTTTTTCAATCCATTTTGCTGTCGCCTCATAATTTTTTAAGATAGTTTCATCATCATTATCTTCCGTCATACTAATATTTGGCACAATAGTATAGGCAGTTAAATCTATTTGACTAGCAAAATAAGCAATAAGCCTTCTATACTGAGAGCTCAAAACATATAAATATTGACTTAACTTTCTTAAATTCTTACTATTACTATCTGAAAGTGGATTTTTCAAATAAGTTCTCAGTGATTCTTTATTGTACGTTGTATAACTCTTTGTAGTAATATTTTCTAAGTCAATAAGTTGTAATACACTTTGAACTTGTTTTGCCCAAGCAGCTTTTTTTTGCTGTTCAGCAAACTCAGCAATCTCTTTTGCAGTCTTACTAGTTCCATGTTCTATATTTTTTGATGTAGCCATACTTCACCGCCTTTCTTAACCAAATATAGATTCATGCCCCTGTGGAGCACGTATTTTAAATTGATCTAATATACTTTTAGTTTCAGGTTTTTTACGTTGCCTAATATTAGACATACGTTTTTCAGATAACCAATATGAAGCCATTACATAGGTGTATGCTCGGTCATCATGAAGCTTTCCAACCTTTTCTGGTATCAATTCAAAAGAATCTTTCCCCGAATCACGTTTAATACGCCTCATATTAACAAGTTCTTCTTTGAGTGCATCAATATTTGCTAACGCAATTTCTTGATAAGGATCTAATTTGACCATTTTGCTTTTAACAACAGAAGACTTTTTAAGTTCTTCCTTCAACCTAAAAGCAAATTCCTCTTCAGAGACTTTTTCTTTTTTGAGCCTATCTTCAATAGATTTTTTAACTTTTGCAGTTTCCGCATCATCAGTTTGGAATAAAGTTAAATATCCCTTATTATCATAATCTGCAGTGAAATTAACAAAATTACTGTTTGTCATCTCAATGGCCGATTCATACATAATAGACTTATACTTACTTGGTTCAAGTAATTTAACTTTATCTATTGCATTTGGATATTTTCTAGAATATCCAGTTCCAAGTTGTTTGTCTGTCTCTTTGTCAATTAATCCATGATGAAGTTTACCTTTATGGTCAACCCAATCTTGCATCAACATATCAGCAATAACTTTACCTGCGCCACCGGCACCAGCATCAATTAAAACAGCCTCGATATTTTTATATTCAGGAGCATCTCCGTTATAATCTAAAATTAACTGTCTTAAATAATCTACTTGATCTGGAGTTTGCATAGGAGCTTTACGTTTATTGCTAACATCAATCATATTAACACAATTAACAATGCGTCCTTTATATCCGTCACGGTCTGTATATATTTCCATAACCGTAATAATACTATTATCTCTACTTCTCGCAGGGTCAAAACATAAAACAAATTTTTTCTCATTTGTATCATTATATAACAGTGGAACTCTAGTTTCGCTATTACGTGTAATAACTCCACGCCTTATAATTGCCTCATTGCCTGCATCAGAAGTAAATTCACAATAATATTCACGTCTTGCTTTTTCAGGATTTGTTCTTACTGCTGTTTCTATATCACTCTTTTTTAATAACGCATTAACTACTTCACCATGAATAGTTGGCTTAAGGACTATATCACATGGCACTTGTACAACACAATAATCTCGGTCTCCCATGATTTGTCTTTTTGAAAATTCTCTATATAATCTATAAAATTTAGTATCGGTGCTAGATGCAGAACTGATATAAAATTTTTGATTGGGAATATTAGTTGCAAAAGTACGAAGTCTAATAGGATCAATCATTTTGCCATTTCTATCTTTACCAGAAGCGAATCCCTTATTAACTGCAGCAAATGCTCCATAGACTTCAAGCATTTCTTCTGATAAGAAACCACATTCGTCAAAAATAACATTACCACGCATACCACGTTTTTTATCAATATTACTATTTAACGTCTGAGTAAATGAACCATTGTATAGACTATATTTAAATCCATTGTTTCCATGGCTAAATCCATCGCCTGATGCATTATTAATTTCAACTTCATTCTTAAAAATATAACCAGTTGAGTTTCTAAATTCGTCAATCCCGTCATTTGCAAGACGTTCAAGGGTAGTAAATGTCTGTTCTGCCTGACTACCAGAACCAGACGCTATATAACTCCATATATTGCAGAACAACATATCTTTTGCCATTAACATCAAGTCAATAACAGTACTTTTACCAAATGCACGACTTGCAAGGACTAACACATTTGGGCAATTCCATGTTCTTGCAACAATATATGCCTGAGCATCAAGCAACGTAATATTAAAAAAGTCTTCAATAAATCTAACTGGGTTACATTGATAATATCTTTGTATTTCTGCAATATGTATTAAAGATTCTAATTTTCTATCAGACATTGCATATACGCCCGGCTTAACATATATAACAGTACCATCATTAAAAATTGACATCAAATCTTCATCATCAATTCTATCGACAATTGCAAGCGTCATATTATCCATCGTCATCTTCCTCCTCTTCGGGAATAACCATATCTCCGAAAGGTGAGAATAAATCTTTTAGATTTTTTAATGACCCAATGTCTAATAATTCATTTTCTTCCAACGTATCTCTTAAATCAAGATTTTCTCTTAACAAAATTCTATTTACTTCTTTATAAACATCACGTTCATTTTGAAGATCAACTATCATTTTACGTTGGTCTGCAACCATATCTGACCATTCAGATTCATCAAGACGCAATTGTTTCATTATAGAAGCGTCACTCATGTCAAGAACTTGCTGCATACCCCTACAAGTCCCTATGTCAAACCCATTAACCTCTGCTTCTCTAAGATCCATATCTTTAAGCTTTTTAATTTTACCAGTCCAAGTGTTTTCACCCTTACTAGCATTTTTATTATGCTTTAAGCTCAAACAACTTTGTTCGGCCAATGTAGAAATTGTCGAACTAATTTTTTGTTTTGAATCTAATAATGATTTAATTTCACCAGTTTTTCCATCTCTGCCGATATTCTTCATCGCACCAGAAATCATATCATCTATCTTTGCTTGTTGCAAAAATCCACGAACAATAGTGATGGCAGAACTGGTTCGCATCATATCCTCATTATCTCCACCCAAATCAAGATATCCAACTAACTGAGAATATAGTAATGGCTTGTCAGCTTCTGCCTCACTACCAAATGGGTCATATCCAAGCAAGCGAATAACGCTACTTTTGTTTTTCATATACTCATTATAAATTTCTTGATCCTTTGGGACTTCAACTTTTTCTTCTTTTGGGGTGATAATATCATAAGCTTCTTCTTTATTCTCTTCAATTTTTGCTTGTGTTTGATATGTAGTAAATAAATCTCCATCTTGCCAACGCATACCTTTGTATTGGCTTAATGATGTAATATTTTTAATATAAGTTCCCCACAAAGTTGACCTTTTCAATCCTGCATTTGGATTGTTAAATTCATTATAGCTGGACTCATAAATATCTTCAAGCCAAGGTTTATCAAGCCTTTCGAGTGCAGCCTGTATAGATGCTTTCGTGCAATCACCATATTCGCCAGTATTTGGATTGTAGTTTCTTGCAATCTTGCCAGCACAATCTCTACACATAGTTGTTAATCCAGTAAGTACAAGTGGGTCAGTGCTAACATAAAAAGCATCTTTACCTTTTTCTTTATCACAATATGGGCATAAATACTTACGATCTGGATCTACATCCTTAGTTTTAACTGCCTTTTTCCTACCTCTAGTTTCGGTTTTACGTCCACCCATCGAAGTAGCCATTACTCATCCTCCCTTCTATCGAATCTTTTGTAAATAAAAAGAAGACAACGACTTATTCAGCCGTTGCCTCTTTCTTGGATTCTGCAATTTCTCTATTAATCTGAGCAAAGGCCTCTTCAAACTCAGGTGTACGCTTAAAAACAAAAACAGTTTTGTCGTGGTTGTCTCTATCTGGCTTAAAATCAAAAACAGGAACTCCCATTTTAGAATGAAGCCGTCTTGCTACACCTGCATTTCTAATACATTTGTACTCTTTTCTAATATCTTCCATGTTGTTTTTCCTCCATAATTTTGTATTGTTTAAAAAGTAATATTATATGAACAAATTTTACCGTCTTCTTCATTAAAAATACATAAAGTTTGTCCAGCCTTAGAATAAAGGCGCTTGTTATTTGCATACTCATCAGTTCCACATAATGAACTAACAAGCACATTTTCTATTCCATAAAAATCAATTGACTCGCTATGATGTTTATCTCCAGAAAAGACGTATTCAACATCAAAACCAAATTGCTTGCTAAATAACATATGCATGTCTGTTCCTAATTTTTTGAAGCTATCTAAATCTCCATGAGTACCAATTACATCATGACCACAAATGTTACAATAAATAAATTCATAAAATACGTTTTGACTAATAGATACTTTGTTATTATCTTTAAATCTTTGTTCTAGCCACCATGGTACAATAGATTCTAAATTATCTGAATGAATGCTATCTTCTTTTTTTTGAACAATTCGTGCGTGATTGCCATAGGTAGAATACACATAAACATGATTTACATACTGTGATAATATATAAATAACCTCAGCAAGTAATTCTGAGGCATGCATCAACTGTTCACAGACATTTTCTTCTGAGGCAACCCTACAGGAAGTATGACATGCCCCATGTATCAAATCTCCAAGAACCATAATATGTAAATTGTTTACGCTATGTAGTTTTAAATATTCCCTTGCTTTACGTATAAACTTGTGTAATCTTGCTTCGCAAATTTGAACATTATATTTGTTCCAAACATTATCAGTGACCATGCCATAATGCCAGTCGGCAAAACAAATTAATGCATCATTTTTTGCATTAGTATTATGATTTTCATCACAAGAAAAAGACTTTCCAAAATTAAGTCTGTTTGCCGCCTTAATAAGTTCTTCTTCTAGATGTTCAGAACGAGCATCGTATGTCAATAACTTATTATATTCTCTTCGCTGATCCTGAAGTTGCTTCTTAGCCTTATATAATTCATCTTTTTCTTCTTGAATTTTCTTCAAATATTCATCATCAGAAAAGGCCCACTTCTCGTGAGCCTTCAATCCATTCTGAAAATATTGATATTTCTTTCGATATGCTGATGATGTATAGTTATTATTAAGTGCTCCATTTATAATATCTGCAATTTCTTGCCAAGTCATACCAGAGCTATCTTTCATAGAGCAGATTCTAAATATATACTGCTCTTCATTTTCTTCATTTGGCTTAAATGCTAAATCATTCATCATCAGAAAACTCCTCATTTTCATCTTCCAGCGCATTGATTCTATTTCTATAAGATTGCTTAAATTTACAATATGGAATCAACTTTTCTGGAGTAATAATTTCACTTCTATCCCTTGGGTCGCAATAGGGACGCTCTGGCAATCGTTTTGCACCCAACCTCCATCCTGAAAAAAGTCGTATCTCTGATGGTTCATCAAATGTAGCTGTGTTCATAGCCTCAATAATTATATTATCAAGTTCTTCAAGAACAATTTTTAATTCACGCTTATAAAAACCTGTACGTTCACTTAGTTCATCTATAACATCTTTTTGTGTCATATAAGTTGAAATCATTTTGCACCACCTACCTTTTTTAAAATGTTAAGTATTATTCTTCTTGCCCATACTCTTCTGCATAAGCAATAGATAGGGTACATTCTCTTGCATCAAATTCTTGGGCCAAAGATGCAACAGGGATTACTTCACCAGTATTTGCATCCTCAAAAGAGATAACATTGTTCTCTACATAGAGAATTGCCTTGATGCTTAGAGTGTGTTTCTTATTAATCTTAGACATTCTAGTTCCTTCTTTCTGTATTTATTGCATTGATAGACGTATAAATATTCATCTCTTCTATCACTACTATTGTTTTTTGAGGACATTAAAAAAACGCAACAATTTACTAATAATTTTGTACTGTGGTAATTAAAAAAACAACTGACCACAACTTATTTTATCCTTCTTAACTCTCGCATTGTCTCAGTTTTTTTATTCCGCCTATATATCTGATAACACTCATCACATAAATGTTTTGTCATATTTCTAGCGTCTACCTCAAACTCTTTTCCACATTCTAGATTAGCACATTTCAGTATTTTATACTCAACTTTATTATATTTAGGGGCACACTTTCTGCAATATTGAGTATTTGTTTTAGATTTAAATAATCTTCCACAACTCTTACACTCTTTATATCCGCCATTTTTCCAATTTAAATAAGTGAATGCCAATTCTTTATAATTACTCTCATCCAATTCTAAAACAATTTCATCATCAAGATTATATGAAACATAATTAAGTCTATAAATAACACTATTTTTTCTAGATCCATAAATCTCACGTTGAGCAAAACTGCCATTTTCTCTATCTTTAAATAAGAAATTTAAGAAATACGCCCTCTCTTTATATGGGCATGGCACCCGTGCAAGCTTAAAAATATCACTAATACTAAGATAAGAACTATTCCTTTCCTTACCGCTACACTGTGCGTGATATTTTGCATCTGCCAACAAAACAAATGCTATTTTTTCCTGTTTTTCATCATTTAAAGAAGATATTTTGTCCAATTCTCCTTTTGTAATAGGAACAGTTATGATATCTTTCCATACGCCGCTGTCTTTTACACCATTTATGCACTCTTTTACTCGTTTAATACTACGTTGTTCGTGAAAATCTAAGGCGTTTAAATTCATATAACTCACTATACGTCGATAGCTTTTATCTTTATCAAAACCTAAAGCAAAATAACAATATCTCGCTAATAATCGAATTGTCTTCATTGGGGCATTATTATCAACATAATTTGCTTCAATCATACTCTCAATATACTCTTTTTCGTTAAAAATATAGTCAACCATCTTGTTCACCTCCTATATTTGCAACAACCATAGTAAATTGACTTCCCATACATTCAAAATCACCATCTTGCTCTACTTTTTTAGGATATAATACATCTCCGCTCGTATGTCTTAAAAGATTATCAACAATGATATCACCACAAAGCTGCCAAACAATTTCTTTTTGATTGCGTCCAGAATAGCAAATATCTATTAAAATATCACACAGCATAACATCATCTGGGCATATAATATGGCACTGTTCACTAAACCAATCAACTACAGAGTCTTTATAGTCTGATAATTCTTCTCCAGAGAAGTCATCGTTAAACTCAAAAACAACTGTTTTAATGCTATTTTTGTATTTTTTATAAATTTGATCAATTTTATGCTTAATACTAGGATTATATTGTCTTCCGCTTTTCAAAATTGAATAATCAAAAGGTTGTCTATCTTTTAATTTGAATTCATCCATATACTCTTCAATTTTAAAGCAAATTTTATTCATTGTGGATTGAGACATGTCCATTGGATTGCTCCTCAAATATGCGTCTACAAAATCACACTGCTCTTCTGTTTTATTTTCTAGGGACAAAAGTTCTTGTAGTGAGATTCCCCAATACATTGGGGCCTCTAATTCATATTTTTCTACATATTTTTTGTATTTTTCCATCTCAGAAGCATAATTATAGATAAAAAAGTAGGGTTTTCTATTCGCACAAAGTTTTTGGTATAGTTTTTTACGTGCTTTTTCATCAGAACTATCATCATCTTTGATTTTATTGGCTTTTTGGTCGTACCAACCTTTTGGCATTGGATTAGAGATAATTCCCTTGGCTTTATCTATTTCGGCCTGTTGTTGGGCTTGACCACACTGCACTCTATAGTATAAAATCTTATATTCTTCACTATCAGGGGCATAATTTGACATCATGCTGGTCATAGCCGTGATTCTATTAGTTACTTGTCCAATTTTTGAGCCAAAACCTTTAATGTTACTCTGAATAATATCATCTTCTGTGCAAATCTTCTTCTCTGCATTATATTGAATGCAATTTAGCGCTGGAAGGGGAGTGTGCCTACGTAAGAGCACTGGATTATTAGTTGTAAATAATAAGTCTCCATCAAAATCAAAACCATTAAGCGCCGCAGCCATGGTATCCCAGGCATTTACAACAACACAAGTGTCTATATATCTAAACCAATAGGAAGCACCCTCTGAGTAAGAAATATTTTGCGCCACAATAGAGTGTCCATTACTCATTGGGGCTCGAAAGCAAACAACTTTTTCTACATTTTTGTCTGCCCAATATTTACTATAGATTTCTCCAGCCTTAAGCGCTCCTGTTGCTTCAAGGCCAAACATACTTTGACACAAAGCTACTAAATCTCCAGATAAAATTTGAAAATTACCACGCACATCCAGTACACCAATTTTAGCATCTTGGATTCTACGGACAATCATTTTTTCAATCTTATGATAAATATGAGGGTCATTAATTAGATAATTATTCGCCATAAGGGCCTTTACTTCTGGATCTGCATACTTTATATTGTCTTCGTCCAATTTTGAGCCCGCCAAATAGACAATAGCTTTTCTTGGGTCATTAAGTCTAATGTCTAAGATTGCATCTACAGTTGGGCTCACAAGCTCATCTATGTCATTATCTGTTAAGTTACTATATGGTTGTATGAATTGATAATTTAGCTGCCTAATATCATCAAGTTCATGCTCTGCTGTCTTAGCAACCCTGAATGTATAATGATTTTTTTTACAATTTGCCTCATAATCTTCCCAGCTAGAATAACACTTCCATAGTTTTAACTGCCCCTCGGTCAATATAAGCTCTGCTTCACGAATATCTCTATCCATGCCCCAAACATCTTTGATTATATACGAACCAACGTTTTTTTCAGCCCATTCTATGAAGTCAAAAGTGAATGCCATGCCCTTCGTCCAGGCATTTCTCAAGTTTACTCCACTAATTGTGCGCTCAAGCTTATCCCCGAGCTCAGTATTCCAACGCCGAGAAAGTGATGGAAGCATCATACCACATCCATCACTAGCATTATTTGAACAATCTGCATCTTTTTCGAGCTGTACAATTGGTTCTTTAGAAGTATCACTGTCGTCAATATTGATTCTATCGGAAATAAAATGCGTTATAACATCTGGTACAACAATAACTCCATGCGGCCAACTTACTGGCACAGAAGCGCTAGAGCATAATGCTTCATAGGCTCCGAGCTTTGCAGGCACTAATTTTACGTTTTTATCACGTCCATTATCAATACGTTCTCTTAATTTGTCTCTTAGACGGGCGCTTATATACTGGATAGTTTGAGTTTTTACTCCATTTGTGGTAGTAAGAAGCCTAAAATATTGAATTCCATTGATTTTGAAGCCTTTGTTGGCTCTAATATAGTCGCTAGTTGCCCTGTCCATGATTACAGAGACATAATCTTCTCGAAATTGAATTTTATATAACTTTTCATACAAAGATTTGATTTGTTTTCTCGTTTCATATGTATTTTTTTGCTTTTTGAGCATTTTTATCTCTTTTCGTATCTCTTTTGCCATTTCATCAATATTTTCAGTACCATTTAACTCATTTATCCACGTTAATATCTGAGAATCTGCTAATGAAATCAACATACCAGTGTCTTTTCTCGCCTCATCTAAAGAGATTGTTAAATCCCAATTATACTGCGCGAGAAAATCTGAATGCAATTTGAGGCAATATTGCTGTGTTTTCTGTTGTTTTGCCATACACATCACCTACTTGTTATCGTTTAGAAAATTAACTTAATTTTTAATTTTTAATGCTATTTGATAAATTACCTTACTTAAGTAGCAAAAATTAAAAATAGGGCTAAATTTCTAATACTCAAGTCTCGTTTGAAGAATTTTTTCTTAAGTTCTTCATACGTTCTGCTGCCGCTGCCCTTTGCTCATCTGTCATATTGACTTTTTTAGGAGGGGAGACTTTAAGCCAAGACTTAGGAATATGGGCTAAAATAATACCTCCGTTTTGCTCAGGAGGGGTTATAATATCTATTTCTTCTGGATACTGTGATTTAAGCTTTAATATTTTGTTTACCCATTTGCGCTCCCCTGAACAAAATGTCGCATAAGAGTCAACGTTAATATATTCGACGCATGTTTCTATAAAATCTGCCATCTTTATACCTCCAATAATTTTGGATTGTCAATGATATTGTCAATAACTTTAATATCAGAAAAATCCCCATAAGGATCTTGAAGCATTAAACACAAAGTAGAATACTCGACATGAGGATACTTTCCATTCCAGTAATCATATCCATTAAATTCAATGCCATCAAGAGGAATGGAAGTTAACATGTCCATTTCTTTGCAATACCAAACTAATTCTTTCTGCCTATACGAATCTGCACGGCCAAACCCAACAATATCATTCTCAAAAATAAGATTACCATGTCTATCAAAATGGTTTGTACTTAAACAGACTGTGGTAGGATCAACTTCATGCCAGCCATAATCTCTGTATTCTCCCATACAAATATGTTCGCATTCTAAAGAAAAAATGGCGTGTACGATGTCTTTGCCGTGAGAGTATTCTTCTGGAATGGCAACATAATAGCCATAAACCCATTCCTTTGTATGTATATCTTTTGCCCTACAAATATTTCTGTACAGTGGGGTGCCTTCAAATGTTCCAAAAATACCATTTTTAGTATTGTCCATCATTGTTCCTCCGAAATTTCATAAGATGCATAATCACCAAGTATTTGTAAAATCTTATTTAAGAATTTTAGTCTTTGAGTATTGTTCATGCCATAGTACTCATTTGCAAAGCTAGTAGATTCCAATGAATAGATAATATCATCTGCATAAAATCCAAACTCACTACTCATAATTTACACCTCCAAAACAGTTTTAAGGAATATCAATAACCGCAACCCCTAAATATTCAATATCTTCTTGTCCTTCGTACCAATCGTTAAACCACATAATATCATCTGCATTGTACAGACTACAGCATTCAACTAAGTATTCCCATTTTATTTCATGTGAATATTTACATCTTAGATAAACTAAAAAGCAACTTGCAGATGTATTAGACCATATTCTTTTAAGCAATGAATCCTCAGAGTTGTCTAATAGTGGTTCAAAATTAATTTTTGGCATTTTCAAATTGTCCATAATTACACCTCCAACACTTCATCTGATGCATAAAAAGTAACCCACTTGTCACGGTTGGCTTCGGCTTGTTCTTTGGTACGGTAGCAGTTGCCGAGCTTGTAGTAATTTAAATGGTCAGACCCAAATTCACTACTGAAAACAGAATCATATACATCTCCAGTCTCAATTACGAAGAAAAAACTATCACCATCTTCTGGCTTCCAAGGCTTGCGTTTGATAATGAAATCACCATAGATAAGATGTGTCAAAAGATATTCACCAGAACAAGCTCTGCCTTCTGCGTCAATTTCTATATCTTTATCAGTAAAATAGTAATTAAACTCACTAATAGGTTTATTTGAACCAACATCAACAATTTTAAATCTTTTACCAAGCTCAACTCCGAGCATCTTTGCGACTTCTTCCATATAGTTTGCCATTTTAATTTACCTCCTCATTGTCTGAACTAAAACTACAAATTCCAAATTTTGTGTTTAGCAACTCATCTATGGATATATCAAACCATTCTGCAATTTCTTTTAATGTAGCTGGACGGCTGATTGTGAGAGTTGTATCTCCATTATCTTCTACAAACACCTCATTCTCAAACACGACTTTAATTGGTTTATTTGTAGTTGGGATAATATATAAACAATCAATAAATTTAGATTTATCCTCGAATAAATCACAAGTTTTATAAAGACAATCTCCAAAAGCGCCCAGGCATACATCATAGTGAATGCAATCTTCACATATATTCATTAAAAGTCCTCCTCGTCTGGCTCTTCTAGCTCCATTCCCAAAATGCATCCAACTTCATATGCCGCCCAGCTCGTACCCGACATATAGCCATCATCAAAGCAATCATATGAATTTCCTTCTGAGCGCTCCCATGTGTATCCTGTAGCACGTTGGTTGTAGTTATGTTTAACCCATTGCTCAAGTTCTTCTCTGATTTTGTTGTTCATTTAAAACTTCCTCCAATTAGTCTTTTACAATATATCCAAACGGCACATTGCCATCTACAATAGACCTCCAATGAGAGATTACAAATGAGCTAGTATATTCACCATTATATTTTTCAAGATTTTTCTCTGCTGCTCTCTGTAAAGACTCAAAAGTATCTTTAGAGATAGTTTTCTCAAAACTATCAGCGTACTGTGGATAAAGCATATTATCATAATTTACAATCTTCATTCCACATTCATTGGTAGGGAATGACCAATCTCTAATAAAATCCCACATCGTGCAACCTGCCTGAAAGCCAGTAATACCAAATTCAGAAGATAAATACCATGCCGTTGCTAGTGCGGCTTGGGCAATTGCTCTTGGTGCCGTGCCATAACCAGTATTACAAGTATTCTTCACTCGTTCTAAAAAAGATACAAGGTCATCAAAAGATTCGATGTTTTTGCGTTCATTTTCTAGTTGGGCCTTTACCTCAAATTCTCTGCTTTCAGTTTCGATATACATAATTTATTCCTCCCTTAGTTCACAACACAAATTTTCTCAAAGTCTTCTTCCTTATATTCAATATCTCTGGAAGAATAGATATCTCTATATTTGTCCATATAATAAAGACTAGGCTCATAATAGACTTCATGGTAGTCGTTTCCCTCATCATCTACGGCATAATAGCAATCTAAATCTCCATGTTGGGACATGAAAGATTGTAAGTTTTCAATCATTTGTGAAATTTTCATTTGGTTGCGCCTCCTTATCAAACATAGAAAATCCAGATTGGGTTTACATCTATGCCTTTGATATTTAACTTCTTTCTAATGCGCTTGTGTCTTTTAACATCCTTTGGATGATATCTTCCGAGCGCATCTTTATATCCTTTTTTGATACCATAGAATGCATCATAGGTTGGAGAGTAAACTTGTTCATTTAGTATTCCTCCTTAACCACACTCACATTCAGAAAATGTAATCTCATACAAAGCTTGTGGCCCCATAGGAAGATCTCCAATATAATCATCTCCACAATACACATATGCAGTGTCTGGTAGATAACAAATATCAGGCTGATTTAGTTTGCCGCACCATTCTTTAAAAGCTTTATAGTCAGCCTCGTCAATTACTCGCTGGATTTCATTTCGCATGTCAGGGGGCATCATGTGATGGTACCAGTAATAGATAATGCTGATTTCTCTGTCAGCAATATTTGTATCTAGAATTAGAGGTGGGTGCATAGATAAAAATTCTCGTAATGTCATAGAATATATTCTCCTTAATAAATAATTTTGTATTGTATATTATATTATAAATATATATAAATATTTAATTACTCTATAGTTTATATATATCCCTTATATATTTATATATAATATATATAATTAATATAGGCTCCAGGCCGCCGGGCCAAGAAAAAGCGTTAGCGTCAAGAAAATAAAATTTAATTTGAGCCGCAAGGCGAAAATTAAATTAGAGCGTTGTTTTGGCCGTAGGACAAAATAATGCGGGATAGTTATCTTATAGTTATCTTATAGTTATCTTATGTACTCCTATTTTGATATAGTACCCTACTATAGTTTTTATATAGGGGGGTACTATATAGTTTTTATAGTGGGGACTCTATAAATAGGTAGGAGTTTGGATCTTCAGAGAAGTCATTTTTGATGAGATAGCCCTTTTGTTTAAGTTCTCGCTTTGCGGCAAAATAGGCTTGTTCAGACATGTGTACTTTAGAAATTGCATCTTGTTTACTGAGATAGAAGTCTTCTTGGATTTCTTGGAAGCTGCCTAAGTAGATGTAAAGTTTGAGGGCATTTTTGCTTAGGGTGTTTGTTGCGTTAAAGAGAGCGTCTTTGTTATAGATGCCAAATTTGTTGTTTTGGTTTCTTGGTACGCTCTGGAATATGATGTGATTTTGGTTGGTAAATAGTTTTGCCATAGTTGTTTTGCTCCTTGTAGTGTAATAATTTTGTACTGTAGGAATTATAACATAGTTGAGAAGTATTGTCAATATATGTGGTGGGATTTTATGCAATGTTTTGTTGGTAATATTTAGAGTGAGGGAGATAAATGATAGGTATTTTTGTGGAAAAGTTATAATTTAATGATAAGAAATTGTTGTTGTTTTACGATGATTTATTTTAAAAGTGAGATTTTTTAAAGAAGGAGAGGTGGATTTAAAATGAATTGTTATATTTTATGGCATGAATTAATGATTGATTTTTATTATAAATGAGCATTCTGTGTGGAAACAATGTAATTTTTAAAAGGGTGTAATAAGGGGGATTTTTCAGTCAGTGTGTGAAAAAAACACCCTATAGTCTAACCAAATAAACCACAACATATTGTGGTTTTTTCTACCCCAATACACTATATATTGTGGGTTATTCAATAATTCAAACAAATACATATTTGTTTTACTTTTCCCTAGGATGTGGTATTATATGGGTGTCCCAGGGGACAGGACATAAAACAAAGCCCCAACCCGAGGAATCGGGTGTTAGCTTTGGGAACAAAGCGAAAACTGTATTACAACAGTAATACAGTTGTACCTTCCACCAGGATGAAAAGTAAATAATATGTCACTGCCGGGATATAGCTATGACCATAGGAGGGGTCTGTCCAAAAATGGAAAGCTATCGGTTGATAGGGAAACAACTATCAATATCTCCCATTACGATTGACGGGGGCAGTATAAACATACCCAATATGCTATCCTGGGGCCTAATCTACCCTTGGATAAGTGGGGCCAGGACATAGGGGGCACTCTATGTGCTACGTCTATGCCTGTAATGTCCGTGCAAAAGCCCATTTCAAACCACTGGATGCGCAGAGTATCCTTTGGGGGTATGCACGTCAAGGCCCACGTCGTGACACCCTTGGGGGATACTATCTCCCAGGGATTAACAACGGCAATGAGCCGTGGGCGACAAAAGCCATAGACATAACCATGCGTATTAGATTTGCATGGTTGGGTGGTATGTCACCAATGTGTACATACCGTTTTGGTAGGTGTGGGTGTGCTATGGCTAGTAGAACATAATAACTAGAGCTATCGTGTGTATACATGGTAGCTCTTTTTGTTGTGTGCTACTATCAGGGTATAGCAATAGGAGGTAATACTATGTTATTAGCAAGCACTCAATTATTTGATATGTGCAATAATTGGATGTACCACAACATGGATTGTGTTGATTGGGACATGCTAGCATATTGCTACATCAACAAACACTACTCTTATGATGAAACCATTGACGATGATGGTAATGTACTTGATAGCTTTCAAGTTATCACTGTGCATGACCTGCAAAATGCCTGTGATGAAGTAGGCATTGATATTGACTGCATCAATTTTTAACAACACGCCTATGCCCTGATAGTAGTGCATAACTACACCAAAATTAGGGTGATGACCTATCATCAGATTGGGCAAAATGCCCAAATAGGAGGAAATTATGAACGCTACCACTACCATGAACGAGTACGCAAACGCCATCACTGACAACCGTTGGATGGCTAAGGCACAGTTGGATGCCGACAACATGGGAACCACCACCTGGAAGCAGTATACCCAGTTGTGCGACAACATCGCCATCGCTTCCTGGGACAAGCTCACTGGACGCAAGGGCGATGACGATACCCTGGCAAAGTCCCTTATCGGCCTCTTTGCCTTCTTCGGTTGTGATGCCCGTCCCACCGTGGACATGCAGAACCGTTTCCTGCTCTCCTGCGTGACCGTCAAGAGGATGCAGTCCGAAGCCATGAGACAGGCTCGGAAGAATCTGCGCAGTGCCAAAAACCTGCTCGAAGAGGCCCAGGAATCCATTCCCCTGGATGAAAAGGCCGTGGAAATCTACCAGAACAAGGTCAAGGAGTACGAAGCAACCGTCACTCGTATGGAGTCCGAGCCTAAGAATGTCTGGTATGACAAGATTCCCATGCTCTCTGCCGACTATAGCCACGCATCCAAGAAGTGCCGTAAGCTCATCGAGGATGAGATGGCCGATGTCCTGGCCGAGCGTGGACTGATGACCATCGAGGAGAAGTTGGCCGAGAGACAGAGACTGGATGACGAACGTGATGGTCGTAACCGTCGCAAGAAGAAGGAAGCCCAGGCCAAGAAGCAGGAAGAGTCCAAGGCCGAGAGCAACAATGCGCCCGAATCCAAGTAACACAGTACAAAATTATCGGGGGTAGACTCACTCTGCCCCTTTCCTCTCCAAGTAGAACTCCTTGCCGTGGGGGAGAGGCCCGAACCGTAACAGGTCGCCAAGTTCTACAATAAAAATCTAACAGGAGAAATAACCATGTTCTATCTCGCTCTCGTCGGCATCATCTGTGCCCTTCTCGCCTTGGGGGACTATGCAATCTCCCTGTTCTTCTATGCCCTCTATCTCTATGATGGGGGGCATCATTCTTTCCGGTGGTATCGTAACTTTATGAGCAACACCACCATTGAATGGTAACGTTGCGTAGGGCTTTTTAGCATAAAGTTGAAAGGCCTTATGGAGTGTTACCAACAACTCCAGAAAGGATGTTAGCGCATGAAATCTATTCTCTTAGCCCTTGCACTACTCTCTAGCGTCGGGGGGCAAATCGCCAGTCCTATGGCCCTTATCAACCACTTCGAGAACGACAACATTGCCGTGATTGAAGTATATGACCATGGGCAAATCTATGAGGGCGCTGTGCCCCTCGACCAAATGCCGGGGAGAATCTTAAGCATTGGAACAAACATCCCTGTCCATTCCATCGCTGCCCAATGCACAACTCCCGTTTTTGACATAGACGGAAACATCTACTTCCGCTTTGACGGAAACGAGGAAACCTGGACACTTTCTGATGATGAATTGGGAATCATCCCGGAAAAGGGAATGTATTATACCCTGTACGTCTCAGACAACGGAACCACATCTTGCACCCACGGAAATGATTGCGAATGTTATATCTATGACGACTTCTTTATCTGCCTAGGGGACGCAATCCCTTGGTAAATAGCATTGCTAGAGTCCACAAGGGAAACTTTGTGGGCTTTATGGAGTGTTATCCACCAAGACAACCGAAAGGAGAATAATCTATGAACGAAATCTATCGTGGTGCTTTGGTCTTTGCCAAGAAAGGGAATCTCAAGTCCTTCTATGAATCCAAACTCGTGAAGGCCGGCCCCTATGCCCTTGCGGAAAGGGAAATCCAGTGCGTCGTACTCTTTCGTTGGGACAAGAACAACCTTTTCTGTCGCATCAAGTGTCCTGAAAACCCTCTTCCCATCAAGGGAGAATTTCAGGCACCTTCCCTGAAAGTAATCGCGCAATGGTTCATTAATAATGAATGGAAGTTCAAGGCAAAAATCCCTCTCTGAGTGTTGTTGCGTGTCTGCAAGTATCCCCCTGCTTGCAGGCACAACTAGAGCATTTAGAAAGGCAAATGTGGCAACGTAAATTTCCAAGAGAAATCTTTGGACGTTGTTTTTGGCCTAAGCCAATCAAATGCTTGACAACTGAATATGATGAACAAGTAAGCAAAACCTAAACCAAAGGCCATAAGGCAAGGTTGATTTGTGGCCTTTAGTGAAGGCTTCGCGCCAAATTTATAACAGAAAGGAAAATCGCTATGTTCGGAAATGATCCTAGCACCGCTATCACCACCATCGTCGCAGACACTAACGGAAACCACTGGTATGTAGATTCTCGACTTACCTTTGACCATGGCCTTGAAACCATGGTTTTCCCTTGTGACAGCAACGGAAACGTGACCTCTTGGATTGATCGCTACGCCGAGTGGCACAATGATGTCAATCAGATGCGTGAGCGTCATACAGAAATCGTTTCCCACATCGAAAAGTACATCTAAGCGAAAGGAGTATCGCAATGAACCTCTACTATAAGCTCAAGACTGGTCTTTGGACTCGTCGTTACAATCTCGAGAGTGCATTTGAGATTTGCACGGGAAAGAGATACTACGGCAACGAAAGGGAATTTCTGCGCTGGTTGCACTCTCTTCTCGGAAAAAGCATCATTGCTGCCAAGAGAAGCGATGATCCCACTTTGGTGGACGAGCTTCTTGCAAACGGCCAGAATGTTTTGGCTTGCGCAGCCTACCGTGATTGCCGCGGCTGCACTCTCACAGAAGCAAAGAAGGCGATTGAAAACAGAAAGGAGTAAGGCAAATGGAAATCATCCTTGGATTATTCATCTCGGCAATCATCATCTACATCTGTGACTAAGCATCCCAACACCAACCAAAGACAAAATAAGCCACAAAACGTGGCAGAAAAGGAGATATTACTATGAATACCAACATCATGACTATCGGGAGCATCGCCAACATCATTGCTTATGGAAACCACAACAACAGTCACTGCAAGGCAGTTCTTGCAGTAGAACCTCGGCTTGCTTTCACCTCTATGACTGATTTGGCCGAGCATTTTGGAGTGGCCCAGGGTAATGTATCTTTTGCCGTCAAGACTGGTGGTACCATCAAGGGAGTTCACGTTGTGCTCCTCTCCGACACCAACAAGGCAATGGAAATCATTATGGCCCAGGCTCACAAGGAACGTGAAGCCCAGGAAGAAGCCCGTCGCAAGGAAGAGAGACGGCTGGCTAAGATTGAGAAGGAAAAGCAGAAGCGTAATGCTCTCATCGCTCGTACCAAGGAGCGTATCGAAAAGCATGAAGCTAAGGTAACAAAGGAAACTGAAATCATTGCCTCCCTCAAGGAAGAACTGGCCAAGCTCGAAAGCGAAGCTAAATAACAACTGAAAGGAGATAAAACCTATGAAAACAGCATTCAAAATCCTTCTGCACCTGTTCCTGACCATTGCCACCTACGGAGTTTGGTTGATTATCCTTCTCATTTGGTTCTTGGTCAAGGGAATCGAAAAGTAATTTTAGCGCTGTTTGGGAGCACAGAGTTCTTTCCCCCTGCTCTGTGCTCCTTAGAGAGTGCTAAACTCAATAAGCCCAAAAGGAGCAAGACAAAATGGAAAATATTTATCCGTGTGATGAACTTGGCATCTGTCCCTTCAACGCAGAAGGAGGCAATGATTGCTACAACTATTGCGGGCTTGGAGCAGACGAAAGCAAACCTGAAAATTATTCCGAAGAGGAGTAAATTATGCTATAATATTCAAAGGGGTGATGCTTTATGGATACAGACATAAAGGAAACGCTTGATACAATCTTACAAACAATGTCAAGCATGGACAAAAAGCTCGACGCAAAGTTCGGAGCAATGGAAACAAAAATAAGCTCAATGGAATCCAAAATTAACGCAATGGCAGAAGATGTTCATGACACAAAGCTAACCGTAGATGTTATCTCTGCGGTACTAGAACGACAAGGCAAAGACATAAGCAAACTCAAAATTATAAAATAGCCTTTTAAGGGAACCGTGTAAATCATGGTTCTCTTTTTTGTTTGCAGAAAAGGAGTTAATCATGAACAATACAACACAGGAATATCAAACTTGGGATCACACCTTCAGCGCCCAATTGAGAGAAGGTAAGAGGTAAAATAAAATGGGAATCGTGCTAATCGTAATCGGAATCATTTGGATAATTGGAAGCCTTGTTACGAAACCAAACAACCTTGCCGCTGCATTTTTATTCAAGGTAATTCCATTTATAACCGCAGCTATCGTTACAATCATTGGCTTCTACTACTCTGGAATCATCACAATTTCTATCTGAGGTATAGCACTAAAAGAAAATAAAGGGGGTGGTGACATATGATTTAATTTAATTCAACACAATCAACCACCGACAGTACAAAATTATTGAAATGCGAAACGCATAGAAAGGAAAATTGTTATGGACGCTATCTTAACTAATATCGTTGACGAATTCTGCAACGAACTCTCTGAACGCAACTACCCTTACACCCGTCTCGCAGTTGAACACATCATCAACGAATGGTACAAGGCAAAGAAGCCGCTCATTGACTTGCTTTCCAAGCATCCTAACTGGAACCCTGAAAAGTTCATGATTCAGTTTGACTCTGATTTTAGCCGCAAGCCTGACACAAGTACGGCATGTAATTTTCTTAACTGGTTGGACAGAAATACTAACATTCAAGACATTGTTACGAAAAGTGATGAATACTACTACGACAGAATTTTAGTCGATGACATGGACCGTTGTATGGTGCATACAACTTATCTCCAAGAAGAAGACATTTCTTACATTGAACTCATTAACAACCTTGATGAATCCTTCCGTTTCCGTCCCGGCATGAAGGTAACCAAAGTCATGCGTAAAATCTGTGAGCATTATGGTTGGACTAAAATCATGGGCACCGAGTATAACAGACATGGAGAACAGGTTGAATTCAACGCTTTTGAGCGTGAATATGCAAAGTACTGTGATGCAATGTCTCCTCTTAAGGTAACTCGACATACCTGTATCAGTCTTAATCCTCTGGATTATCTCCTGATGTCCAACGGAAACAGTTGGCGCAGCTGTCATTACATTGATTACTTCGACGATCATCCTGGTGAATATTCTTCTGGAACTATTAGCTATATGCTTGATGAAACTTCTATCGTATTCTACACTGTAAACGCTTCCTATGATGGAGACAATATTGAGCTTACTGAGAAAACACAGCGCCAGATCTTTGGATATAATGATTGCCAGATCATGCAGTCTAGAATGTATCCTCAGAACAATGATTACAATGCCAAAAACATCTATGAAGACTTCCGAAATATCATGCAAAAGGTAATTGCAGACTGTCTTGAAAAGCCTAACCTGTGGGTGCGTCGCAAAAAGCATCTTAATGTAGTGCATGGATGTGGTGCAACCTGCTATCCTGACTGGGAGTACAATGATTTGTGCAGCACCTCTGTACTTAAAGAGAAATCTGGACTGGATTTAGTATCCATTGTCTTGGGTACAACTCCTATTTGTGTCGAATGTGGAAAGACACACAATAAGGAAGGCAATATTAACTGTTGTCGTGATGGATACTGTTGTGAAGATTGTGGTTGTTACATCTCTGAAGATGATGTAATTTGGGTTGGAGATTATCCTTATTGTAGAGATTGTGTGTCTTGGTGTGATTGTTGTCAGGAATGGACAAGAGACGAAATGTACTACATCGAAAGTGAAGACAGATCGGTGTGTGAATATTGCTTGAATGAATATTATGCCTACTGTGCACACTGTTACACTTATCACAACATGGATGAGACATTCTACGACGAAGACCGTAGTGAATATTTTTGCCCGGATTGCTTCGAAGAACTCTATACAGAATGTGAAAACTGTGGACGGATTGTGCGCAGAAAAGACTTAAACGAAGTCCATAAAGCCAATGGAGATGTAGTATTCATTTGTGACGAATGTTACGCAGAGGAGGATGAAGATAATGAGTAACAAATATTTTGAAGATATCTGTAGACTTCCTCAAATGAATTTGAAAAAGAAACTACAGGAGCATTTAAAAACCCATTATCATGGTGTAACATCTGGGGATGGATGGCTCTTTGCTCAGGGAACTTTCCCCGTGTGCCTTGTGGCCCACATGGATACTGTACATAAAGAAGCTCCGAAGCAGTTTGTGTATGAAAAAGGAAAGCTTTCTTCTCCTCAAGGCATTGGTGGAGATGATAGATGTGGAATCTATATAATCCTCAATATCATCAAAAGATATAACTGCTCTGTGCTTTTCTTGGAAGACGAAGAGATTGGATGCGTCGGTGCAGAAAAGTTCATCAATCATCCCATTTCTGATGGGCTTAAGTTCAACTACATGATTGAACTTGACCGCAAAGGCAAAGATGATGCGGTGTTCTATGAATGCGACAATCCTGAATTTGAAGACTTCATCACAAAAGAAGGAGATTGGGTAACAAACTTTGGTTCTTTCTCTGATATTTGCACGATAGCTCCCGAAATTGGTTGCGCCGCAGTAAACCTTTCTTGTGGCTATTACAATGCACATACAACATCTGAATATGTTGTCCTTTCTGAAATGGAAAACTGCATCAAGAAAGTGTGTGCATTGCTTGAACGCACTGGCCCCGAAGATGCTTTTGAGTACATCGAAGCGGTGTATTCTGGAAGCTATTACGGCAGCTTGGGTGGCTGGAAGGGTTATGAGTTCGACTATGGTTATGGCTACAAAAGTACAGACGGAGAGCATTATTTCTGCATCGTGTATACAGAAAATGGAGAGGAAGATTACGCTGAATATTTTGCAAACAGCGACTTCGAGGCACTCGGAATGTTCTTCGTAGACCATCAGAATCTTACCTACAAAGATGTCGTTGCCATTGAAGATTATGGAGAAGATGCTTATAACATTTAAAGGAAAGGAAGAACAATAATTATGATATTTATCGTTTTACTCATTCTCTTTCTTATCTTTATTGTGATAAAGAATAACAATACTTATCAGCAACACATAATAATTGGCTGTGCAATTCATGATTATCATATGGATTGTATAGAAAATCATAATTATTCATATCTGGTCGATTACAACGACGAGGAAAGCTACGAAAAAACCCTCTTCCGTCTGTGGGACTGGGGCTACACCAGAATCCTTCCCAAAGACAAATTTGAAATCATTAAACCGTATATTGATAGAAAGGAGCAAAATAACCATGACTGAATATCAAAAGCAAACTCTTGCTTTTTTAGAAGCATGTAACGCAACTATGAACATTGAATTTTGGGGAGTAATGATTAATCAGAATTGGGATGACTACGCTAAACGCAACAGGTACCACTTCACTATTACAACTCCAAGAGGAACAATGTCTGGAGATTTTTGGGATAGCATTAAAAATACAGAAATCACTCTAATGACTGTTGAAGATTATGAAAGAAAAATACCAAACGATTTCTCTTATTTGCTTGGGAAATCTCGTGAACAAATGCTTAATGCTATCAAAGCAACCACAAAGCCCACTGAATATGACATTCTTGCTTGTCTCATAAAATATGATCCCGGCACAATGAACGAATTTTTTGATGAATTCGGTTATGAAATCCATAGTGGGGACGATCTGCTTAGATTTCTCAATACCTACAATGCAGCCGTAAAAGAATATCGTGATTTGTGCCGCATTTTTACAGAAGAGCAAATGGACATGCTTAGAAACATCCAGTAAAAAGAAAGGAAATAATTATGCTTATTAAAATGATTGACGGTGGCCTCGTAGACTACGCTGATGATTCTTATTTCTATAGCGGTTGTCCGACATGTGATTATGGAAGCCAGTATATCAATGAAGTTGATATTACGCTTACTCATTATACAATTCACTTTAAGACAAATCAGATGTACGATTATGTACTTTCTGAAGGTCAGATGGTGAAGTTGTTCCTGTCTGAAAACAACACAATTCAGGGAATGACTGAAAGCGAATTCATTGACTGGTTCAAAAAGAAGCTGGTAGAAATTACTCATGATGAATTCCAGGAAGAAATCTGCGGTAGAAAAATCGAAGAATTTGTGGTAAAGGAGAATTAATCATGGCAAGAATTTCTTATGAACGAGGCCTTAAATGCAAAAGATGTGGAAAGATCATTACCACAATCGACAGATTCTCATCTTTTGTGCTTTGCCAAGGTTGTGGCGCATATTTAGCTGAATTTGACCGCGAAAAGAAGGAAATAAACGTAGCTAATGATGCAAAGATTATCACAGTCAAGGTGACTCACAAACTGTTTCATGATATTTTTGAGGAGGTATAACTATGGGACTTGATCAGTATATTTATCGAATCAGAAAGCCGAAGCTGGAAAACAGAGCGTACACAGCTGATGAAATTGAAGAACTTCATTTAAGCAAGGCGCTTGCTAAAAATGTAGAAGCCAATAAGAGATTCTACGCCGCCCTTTTGCACTACGCCGTAAAGAGAGATTATACCGCAGAATATTTCAATGTAGAAAAAATGATTACAGACTATAATTTACCTCAAGATTCCCACATCACTATGATTGGTGGTGGTTGTATTGGATTAACTGGATATGACAAATATGGAAATCCTATTTGTCAAAAGATTTCCATCGAAGAGGTTGAGGCAAAATATATTGTTACCAAAACATATCCTGCATATTTCTGGGAAGAGGACGAGGTTGAGTATTGGCGTAAGAATTATGATTTGCAAGAATATATGTGCGCCGAGAACACTCAGTACGTTATGCTTGATGCAAATCTTATTACAAGGATTAATGAGAGATTTGGTTGCGCCATTCCTCTTGTAGAACCTAATGAGAATGAAGCGATGTTTTATTGGGAATGGTATTAACAGTACAAAATTATTGAAATTTAATAGAAAGGAAGATATAATATGTACAACAATGAAAAGGAAAAGAAATTAGTCGAGTATATCACAGACAATTTAAACTCTGGCGTAAGCTTAAAAGAATTCTGCGAAGCCATGTCTCATGAGCATCGCACACTTCAAGGAGACTTTACAAACCTCTGTATTTGGTGGCTTGAAAAGTGCAGAGACATGTATGAAGAAGGCAACTATGATGGCAGAAATGTATATGGCTGCAAGGCAGGCAAAATTTTGATGGATTATTATGACAAGGGGGAATTTTAATATGGCAAGAGATTTTGGTATTTATCCTGAAAACAGAGAACCCAAGTTATGGTGGGGCGCAAGAGCAATTATTACGCAGGGGTATGTTGACATTCCGTGGGACAGAAAGAATTTTGACGGAGATAAGGATTCTCCTGAATTGGATGACTTCTTCTCTTGGATTAACAATGTAGCTATGCCTAAAGTAGAAGGCTGTGTTGAAACCAGAAAGTGGGGATATGGAATTAAACTTAGTTTTAATTCCGAGGATGGTCGTTTCCATCTTGAAGCTGACACAAAAGAATCTGGAGGTTACTTGTATATTGGAGCTTGGACAAATGATTAATAGCTGAAAGGAGTTCGATCTATGCCTAATTTAGAAGATGCTCTCAAACTAATTTTGGAAATTAAACTTAGCTGGCTTGACGCGATTAATGATCCAGGAACGGATATTATTGGTATAAAAAAAGACATTGAAATTCTTGATTTGGTAACTGATATTATTGTTTCCACAAAGGAATCTGAAGAAAGTAAAGGAGACCGTCTTGATAAACTGATTGATCATTTATATGAAGATAATGGAGGATATTCCCTTCATGCACTATCTAATATCCTCGTATGCCTCAATGTAATCGAAGAACATTGTAAATATCTTGGTTTTTATAACGAGATGGGGAAATGCAATGAACTTCAACATAAAATTCTTGGGTAAAGAAAGGAGATAGTTATGAACTATATCAACCGTAAAATGATTGAAGATGGATTAATGGCAAAAGTTATTATTCCAAAACTCGAAGACGATGGACTCAAGGCATACATCGGAGATTATTGGTTCTACTTTGGCGGAACAGAATTTGAGTGTACAGACCCATCAACAATTCCTTTTGGTATTCTTGTAAATGAAATAAAAGAGTGCCTTGATGACTTTTATGAACATCCTGAAGTTTTTGAGGACGAGTATCAGTATTACTACTATTATTTGTGTGAGAATATTTAACCATGAAACACATCAAAATTTTTATCTTAGCTATGGAATTCTATCGGTCAAGTGCAATCGGAAATTTCAAATATTGGTACAAGGTGGCCAGAGGTAACTATCATGAGTAAAAATAAATTTGAATCCAGGCGTGTAAAAGTAACTGACAACTGGTATCCGTGCTTTGAAGGAAACCAAATTGGCATTTCCATTCATTTAATTTACTATAGCCACAATAAAACCTACAACATACTTATTGTGGCCTACGGAGCAGATGATTTTGACGTAGAACTAAGACGTGTAACAAAGTCTTATGAAAAAGCATTGAGCATATATAAGAATTGGAAAAAACGCATTTTTAACCGTGTGCCTGATGGCATTACTAAGCAATGGTTTTATGAGCGTGGGTTTAAGTGACTCAGAAAGGAGATAACAACTATGAATAACAACATCAACTTCGATTCTACTGACTGGAACTCTATCGCTGATACTATTGACAAGATCAACAAGACTGGAGAAATGCAAATTGGTACTACCTTCGATGGAGAGACTATTCTTTTTGATGTCTACTGCGATAAGGATGGCAATGACCAACTGATGACTGAAGTCTTTCAAAAGAATGGTTGGATTCGTCTCAAGATCTATAATCCTCGTGAGTACATTGTCGAGGAATTATATCATAGATGGTAAGTAATAACAGTAACTATAAATTGAAAGGAGAATAAATATGTGAAGCTTTAGTTGGTTAAAGGCAGACAACCTCACACAGATTGCAAACATCGCATATGGGCTTCCATTTAAGTGCCTCATTCCTAAAGAATTTGGTGGTGGCTTTATTAAAGACCACTATCAAGATTGTGGCTATCTTGGCATAAAGGAAGATGGAAGCCCTAAGTACGATATGTATGAACTTCTGGCATTTTGGAATGCAGATAAGAAAATGCCATTTGAGAGTGACACTGTAAAAGACCATCTTCAGTGGAATGGAGATTTTCCTTTGTTAAAAGAAATTGATGAGCATACTGATGACAACAGGTCAATTGGAATTGACATTGGCTGTTATGATGGTCAGATTGACAGATTGAAGTATCCTCTTAAGCTTGTCTCTACAAGTTATAAAGGAACTTATGAAGAGTGTAAAGGTAGAAGTTATAACGATCCTGAACAGGGATTTTATCCTGTAAAAAGAAAGGAGAAATAAACAATGAAACATACAACACTTCACAATACTGTGGCCCGTTCCCCTTGTGCATATTGTAGAAAAAAATGTGTATCTCTTACATGGAAGCAGGTTAAAAGTAAACAGTGTTTAAAGAAAGGATGTTGGTATTTAGTTAAATACGATCATGAAGTGTGGCACCAGAGAGAACTCACCAAAAAGCGCAAAAAAGAAAAGAAAGACATTGACGAACTGTTTATGTATTAAGGAGGAGCTTATAATGAAAAACATTAACAACATCAAGACTGCACTTGATCTTGACACTATAATTAATGTCATCAACAATGACCCCGAACACATCAGACGGGCTAAAGAAAAGGCAGAGCGTATTAAGAAGCAGAGAAACGCAGAAATTATCAAATCTGCACAGAAAGCCCAGAGACAAAAGGATATTGAAAAGAAAAAAGCCCAAAGACAGGAAGCAAGGCAGCGTGACATTGACGATAAGACAACTCTCGCTGTACTGGTCACTGCAACTACATTCGTATCTCAGATTATTGCTATGATGTTTTAATTGAAAGGGGAATAAATATGACTAATTTCGAAAAGCTTTGTCTGTGCATCATTGATACAAATGGTACTCCTAGAGAAGATCATGTTAAGGCATGTGGCTATGGCGATGAAAGCTACCAGCGTATTATTAGCGGAGAGCTTCCCCCCGAGCGTCTTGTTAAGAACGCAATTCGATGCCTTAAGGAACGTGGGATTCATGTAAAGAATAGAGGTTAATTAAAATGAAGAAGAGTAAGAAAGGAGAAAAGAAATGAACATGGAAAGAAAATTAGACGCATTAGCACAGGACATCTACGACTGGTGCAAAGCAAATAATCTCTGGGGAGACAATTGTATGTATTTCAACGGAATTGCTCTTGCTTCCTGGCCCACATGGGCCGGGAAGGAAGGGGAACCGGTGCTTCCTGAACTGTACCTTTACAGAAATAAGAATCCCAGAGATTACTTCCCTGGCGGCGAATCTGCATTCAGTATGTCTTTTGAAGGAAGACTGAATCATGTGCTCAATGCATATGTGCCTGGATGGGTAAAGCTTGAAGGGGAATTTAATAAGTTATTTGAAAAATATGGTTTGGTCTTTGAAATGTACAATAGTTGGAATGGAAATGCTTATGAGATTTAAGAAAGGAGAACTGTAATGGTTGTTGAACGAATTGATGGATGCTTTTATGAAGCAAATTATGTTGATTTTAACGACTTTGAGTATATTGTGTCCGCAGCTAATGTTGCAGGATATCTTGAAGCAAAAGATGAAATCAATGTTGAAAGTGATATACGGTTGACTGAGTTTATCCTTTCTGAGTATGAACATTGGTTTACAGAAGAATGGATGAACTATTCTTTTGACGAATACATTACAAATAAATTAATTGAAGAGTTTGGATTTAAGGAGGATTAATTATGGGGCAGAGATTAGTTATTACAGTTAAAAACAATGGAGTTGACTTAGCAAAGATTTATTATCACTGGAGCGCTTATAGTATTAGTGCCCTTTGTGAAGCAAGAGATCTTGTAAATTATATCTGTGAACATGAAGATAAAACAGAAAAGGAACTCCAGCTTCGCTTGATCCGTTTCTGTGAGGAGAATGGTGGAGGTATTGACGGAGGCCTGGACAGCAAGGAGTGGAAATATATTCAAAATATGTTCCCTAATGCAACTTTCAAATCTGAAGGAATTGACCGTAGCTACGGGCTCATTGCTTTAAGCGAAAAGGGCATGGACGACATTCAAAACTGGAGCGAGGGAGATGTTAATATTATTCTTGACGAAGATTTAATTCTTAACTATGTATACTTTGGTTATGAAGATATTGAGACTTACAAAGAATGTGCGTCTGAATGGGATGATGACCTTGACATAAATATGACAATTGAAGACGTGCCCGATATTGGATGTGATCTATGTGAGATTAGTTTTGATGAAATTGATAAGGTGATTAAGAAACTTCATGCAACGGGAGACTACGTTGTAAGAAATGGCAAGAAGGTCTATATGTTAATTGAATAATACAATACGAAATTATTACACCGATCTGGGGTGGTATATCCCCGGCAGAAATAAGCCTTGTTAAAAAATTCAAACAAAGTAAAGGAGAGTTATTATGAGTGCAAACGTTGAAAGTATGGTTTATGTAAGACAGGTTCCGTGGCATGGGCAGGGTGTTATGGTACAGGAAGCCCTCACCAGTGCAGAAGCCCTTCGGATGGCAGGTCTTGATTGGACCGTGGAACAGACTCCTGTATACACGGAAAGTGGATTACTCATCCCTAATTATAAGGCAAACATTAGAAGTACTGACGGTGCAGCTCTTGGTATTGTCACGGATAGATATAAGATCGTTCAGAACACTGAAGCTTTTGAATTCACTGACTCCCTTGTTGGTGAAACGGAAGATGGCGTTGTTAAGTATGAAACCGCAGGCTCTCTTGATAAGGGAAGAAAGATTTGGTTGCTTGCCAAGATGCCCACGCAGAAAGTACTTGACGACGACATTGAACCTTATCTCTGTTTCACTAACTCTCATGATGGGAAAGGAAGCGTAAGAGTCTGTATGACTCCCATTAGAGTAGTGTGCGCCAATACATTGTCGCTTGCTCTCTCTACTGCTAAACGTCAGTGGAGTACAAAGCATGTTGGTAATCTCGAATATAAAATGGAAGAAGCAAAGATGTGCTTAGAGTTAGCATATGATTATATGAATGAACTTGGCATTGCAGCAGATAAGTATGCAAATACAACTCTTAAAAGAGAACAGATTGATGAGATTCTTAATGAAATGTTCCCCGTAGATGAAACAACTTCTGAACGTAAAAAGAGTAATATTCAGCAAGTTAAAGATGAATTTTATATTGCATACTTTATGCCTGATATTTCCAAGTTCCAGGGAACTGCTTGGGGAGCAATTAATGCGATGTCAGATATGGTGGGTCATAACTCTCCTAGGAGAAATAGCAGTACTTATAACGAAAACCGTTGGGGGAAAATTATTAATGGCCATCCGATGCTTGACCAGTTTGTTGAGCTGGTTAATGCAAAGATTAGTGTGTAAATAAAATGGGGGAGGGCACCCTCCCCCTACCTATTTAAGAAAGGAAGACAATAATGAAGCTGACAAGAAAACATGCCGAACAGATTGCAAAAGATTTTTTAACAACAATGAATCCTACTAGTTGGGATGGAAATGGAACTTCTCCAAAAGAATTTGATAAACGTATAAAAACTTATGATTTTGGAAGCCCATTCGTTGTTTTAGACATTAGTTTTGAATATGACGATAATGAAGGTTGGTATCACCTTTGCGAAATTGTCGATAAAGGAACAGCTGAAATGTATGAGATGCTCAGTGGATATGGAATTGATTCTTATCTAAACTTAACTGATACCATTTTGGATATTTGTAATACTTATGATTGGTTTATTTAACAAACAGAAAGGATGATAATAAATGAAAAATGCCATTGAAATGAAAATTGGAGACAAAAAAATTGTTGCCGAGATTATTTCTTGGAAAAATGGAATTCCCGGAGAACTTTATATTTATCTTTGTGATAAAAATGATGTCATTATTCAAGATATCTGTATGGTAAGAGAACATTACTATTACAATCCCCAAACAGAAGAATTTGAAACCAATGAAGAGTTTATTGACTGCAATGTGTGGGCAGATTCTGATGATGAAAACTATACAGATGAATTTGTAATCGGAGTATATGATGAGGAGGAAGAATAATATGTTAAATGCAAAAGAAACATATTACGTTTTAGTAAGACATTTTAACGATTGCTACAAATACTGGTTGCGCCAAGGAAATGGATATAAAAATAGACACGAAGCCTTTAAGTTGGCTTTAGAAGATATTAAGTGTATGAAATATGACCCATTTACTCCATGTGGAGATGAGCTTGATCCAGAAGCTCATGCAAACTTTATTAAGTATAGAGAAATGGATTTGGGTATCTAAGAAAGGAGAAATGAACTATGGCAATGAATGGAGCTTTATGGGAAACAAAACATACTGGCAAAATGACAGGGATTAATAGCATCAGTACTTCTTGCGCAGATAACCCAAATTGTATTGCAAGAAGAGAAAACGGAGATAGTGTTTGCTCCAAGTGTTATGCTTCTACGTACCTTAAAATGCGTAAGAGTTTAAAAGAACATTTGGTAGAAAATTCTAAGATATTATCAACGAGATTGTTGAGTGGTAGAAAAATTCCTGTTACTAATGCGCAGATTTTTAGATTTGAATCTTTTGGTGATTTGTATAATGCAATACACTTAAAAAATTATCTCTTGATTTGCGAAAGGAATCCATTTACTCTATTCTCTCTTTATACAAAAAATATTTGGATTTTAGAGACAGTGTTTGAAAAATATAAATCCAAAAAACCAAACAATTTAAGCATTGTTGTAAGTAGCCCATTGCTTAATAGGCAAATGACACTCGACAGAGATAGATACTGGTTTATAGACCATATATTTACTGTTTATGATAAAGATTTTATCAAAGATAACAATGTAGATATTAACTGTGGTGCAAAAAGTTGCCTTGGGTGTCAGATTTGCTACCACAAGAATACGGATTTTTATGTAAATGAAAAGCTAAAATAACAGTACAAAATTATTGCAACTTGACAAAAAATTTGTTATAATTTCTGTGCATAAAACGCTGGAAAGGAATGACAACAATAATGAAGGTTTTAAGTTTATTTGACGGCATATCTTGTGGAATGGTTGCTCTCGAAAGGGCAGGAATTCAGGTTAATAAATATGTTGCTTATGAAATTGAGCAAAATGCAATTGAAGTAAGTAAGACAAATTATCCTCAAATTGAACATAAAGGCGATGTATTTAAAGCAAATTATAATGAAGGTGAATTTGACTTACTTATTGGAGGATCACCTTGTACTTATTGGAGTATTGCCAAAGGTAGTGATGGCCGTGAAACTACTTCTAGTGGTTTTGGTTGGGAGTTGTTTATGCAATACGTTAGAGCATTAAAAGAAGCCAAACCAAAATATTTTTTGTATGAAAATAATGAAAGTATGTCTGACGATATTAAGGAAGAAATTACAAAACAATTAGGGGTAAAACCTATCATGATTGACAGTGCAGATTTTTCTGCACAAACCAGAAAGAGATATTATTGGACTAATATTCCCGTAGATTTTAACTGGATTCCTTCCTCTTTAGTATTCAAAGACATTGAATATGAACACGACTACAGAATAATCAGTTTTGAAAAATACAAAAATACGCTCAGAGTTAATCAAGAAAACAATTGTTGGGCATGGGATACCAGTGGAAAGGGATATTATTCTCAACAGTCTAGAGCCAGAAGCAAAGATTTTAAAATGAATACTGTACCTGCTTCGGGGTCTGACAAAAATAATATCTATTTGGGTGATTATACATATCGAAAAATTCATCCTATTGAAGCAGAGAGGTTACAAACTTTACCCGACAATTACACAAGTTGCATTAAATCTAAGACAAAAAGAATTGGTTTATGTGGTAATGGCTGGACTGTTGATGTTATTGCACATATTTTAAAGGGATTGACAGTACAAAATTATTAATAAGGAGAATATTACAATGGATAAGAACGAAATTATTCAAAAGGCAATTAAACATTGCGAAGATTTGATTGAACGCTATGACAACAATAAAAATATTGACGATTTAGATATTTGTTATTTGATTGAGATTCTCAAAGTTCTCAAAGGTAGAGGATAAAAATATTCAATATTATATATAGGAGAAGCAATATGAAATTGACAACTTGTTTTGATTCATACCTCATAGACAATGGTTTATGGGTATATAAATTTAATGTAGAAAATGTAGACAAAAAATATGTTAAAGAAGCAAAACGAATTGATGGAGATAATTATTGGGATAAGTGTTTTGCTTTGCGAGTTTATTATCAAGAGGCACGTGAAGATGAAGAATCTTATTTGGAATGTTCTATTTTATATATAACAGACGATGGTACTGATCTTGAATTTGATTATAATCCGACAAAAGAGGAAGAAAAATGGTTATATGATTATGTTGGGAAGGAGAGTAAATTATGACTTTTGAAGAAATTAACAAAAAATACCCCAAAGACCGTGAAGAAATGAGTAAAGACGAAGAGAAAGAATTTGTAAATGCTTGTTTTGAAGCATACGAAACAGAAGGTTTTGCAGAAAAGTTTTGGAGCCCATATGAATCACTTGAAGATTATGTTGGCAAGCCCTTTGAGGTAATTAAAAGATGTACAGAAGAAAATTATGACTTGGAATGCCTCCCTGCATGGAGAATTGAGTTTGAATGGGAAGAAGGCATTGACGCATTTCCAGAAGAAATTATTCCAAGTGAAATGAAAGCCAATGGTTGCCCTTGGTTTTAAGAAAGGAGATTAAAGAATGATTGAGATTGGGAAAAAATATTGGTTTTCTTATTGTGTTGAAGATGAAAATGAAACTCAAGACGATATTGAGATTCTTATTTATAACGACGGATTAAATTGTATTGTAATTGGTGATGCTGGAGAAGGTAAATATGGACATCTTTATGAAGTGGAAAGTGATACAGGAAGTCAGTTTGATGTCTATGAACAAGAACTTAGAGAATTGAGAGTACCACATGTAGAAAAGAGTTCTGTGCCTCCTATGTGTAGAGGATGTATTAATGCATGGGCATGTCCATCTCATGAAAAATGTCAAGGATGTTCAAGAATGTATACTGATAATTTTGAGAGAGGATTAAAAAATGAAAACTAAACGAGGGTTTAAGTTATTTGAATGTGACGAACAGGGCAATCTTTACGCTCTATTCATTGATAAAAATACTATTATGCCAACCGAAGCATGGCTAAAGGCAGGTATCCATGAGACAAAGGGATTCTCTCTAAGACCTGGATACCATATAGGGGAAATACCATCTGCGCCATGGCTTATGTCTGCTGATGGAACCTATAAAAGCCAACGTCGCAAGAATTGGAGGCGAATTTGGGCAGAGGTAGAATATATTGCAGATTATGACTATACAGAAATAGTTAAAAATTTGCCCGGAAAGTGTATGAGAGATAAACTTCCACTTAACGGGTATTATTTTTTCAAGGAAGCAGGAGTAGGACGTATTTGGGTTATTGCTGATAAAATGAAAATCACTCATGTGCTTTCGGAAAAAGAAAGAATGGAAGTGTTGAAGCAAATGAGCTACGATGAAGTAAAGGCATTTGCCCCTTACAAGGCAGCATTTGAAAAACGTAGAAAAGCTTTTCAAAATACTTGACAATACAAAATTACTGAGGTATACTATAATCAAATAAGGCAAACAAATAAAATATAAAGGGGAGTTTAATATGAACAACAAAAAAAGAAAAGCAGTTGCAAAAACTTCTGAATTAATCACAATTGCTGTTGAACAATTAAACGACATCTTGCAAGAAGAACAAGAAGATTTTGAAAATATGCCTGAAGGATTACAAAATTCTGAAAGAGGCATAGCATCCGAAGAGGCACAAGAATACCTCGAATCAGCTATTGGATCTTTGGAAGAGGCAATTGAAGCGCTAGGAGAGATTAATTAATGCAAGAAGGATATTTTGTTTATAACAATATAAAATACCCAACAGGAACTGTCGTTGCAATTAAAGAAATTTATCAACATAAAATCCGAATGGCAACATTCATTTACCATGACACCAACAGAGACACTTATGTTTTTAAATATAGAGATAATGGCCAACAATGGATTGTGAGTTCAAAAGATTTCTTTAATAATTTACAATATGTTACGGATAAATTTGATTCAAGTGCAAAAATTCCACAAAGAAAACAACTAAAAGATAGGCACATCAATTCATTGATAATTGGATGGGTTTGGTACATATTCCTTATGGCTATATTCTCAATTTTCAATGGTAGATTTGCAGCTTGGATTATATTATCGGTTTGTTTCTTTAAATGGAGAAAAAATAAAATTGAAAAGGAAGGTTATTATGTCGAACGGTAGATATGAAAAAGAATTAAGATTTGAAAATAGAACGAAGGAAAAATTAAAAACAATGCCACCTATTATAACTGATTATTATTATCACCTTGTTGGTGGAGGTAGTTCTTTTACAACTGTAGACAATTATATTAATTATATTAACTCTTTTTTGAAATTTACATTTAAAAGATGTCGTGATGATTTTTACTTAAGTGTAAGACCATTACATATTAATAAATATATTGCATCTCTTAGAACTAAAGTTGTTAATGGACAAGTGCAAAGAACATCTGATAGTATTAAAGCTCTTCATTGGTCTGCACTCAATTCTTTCTTTCAATTTTTAGTTCCAGATTACATTAAAGAAAATCCGGTTGCTGCAACAAAACGTCCTCGTATTAAAGATAATCCAAATGTTACCTATTTAACACAAGAAGAAATTGCAGCAATAATGAATAATGTAAAAGAAAATGCAAATCCTAAAATGAAAAATAGAGATCTATGTATTTTAAAACTTGGATTTAGCACTGGACTTCGTGTTTCTGCAATTGTACAAATTGATTTAGACGATATTGATCTTGTGCATAACCAAATTCGTGTCACTGAAAAGGGAGACGTTGATCATTATGTTTTAATTGGAGAAAATCTCAAAGAACAAATTAAATTATGGATTAAAGATAGAAATGAGTATTTTAGTGATGTAATTACCAATGCATTATTTGTTTCTCAAAAGAAAAGAAGACTTAGTACTGATTCTATTGGAAAATTAATAGCTAAATATACAGAAAATATTACTGATAAGCATGTTACTCCACACGTAATGAGACATTCTTGCGCAACAAATCTTTATTCTCAGACTGGAGACATTTATCTGTGCGCTAGCCAATTAAATCATAAAAATATTGCTACTACACAAAGGTATGCAGAGATTTCTAAGGCAAGACAGAAAGAAGCTGCAACATTACTTGATAATTTAATTGACAAATAATAATCTTGTACTGTATTATGGGTATATATAAAAATTACCCCACAAGGAGCGGTCATATGTATAATGAGGAGGTAAAATCTGACTTTATAAAAGATTACATGAGAAGTAGAGTGGTTGCATTCACATCACTAACGGGCTTATTTAACAAAACTGAAGAATATGAATGTAAACTTAAAAAAGATTGTAGTCAATTTACCAAAGAAGAAATATTAAATATGTACAAAAATTTCAAAGCAAAATCTCTAAGTGTTTTGGAAAATTATAATGTGCATTTAAAAAGATACACGGCGTATAGATTACACAAAAAGCAGATTAACACTGATAATTCGTACAGTGAATTAACAAAAGACATGATAAAAGAATGCCTTGATCCAGAAATACAGGAACAGCTTTATGTTACTAGAGAGGAATTAGATGATATTGAAAATGAATTATTTAATTATACAGACAAAGCTATCGTCGAAGCTCTATGGAACGGAATTAGCGGCAAAAGTATGTGTGATTTAGTATCTTTAAATGAAGATATGATAAGTCCAAATAAAGACAGTATAATATTTCCAGATGGAAGAATTATTGACATTGATCAAAAACTTGCTAGATTTTTAGAAAAAGCTTTTCGTGAAACAGAATACATTTGCTATGGAGAAACTTTAAAGGTTGAGAAAGTAGAAGGTCAAGGCTCTTTATATAAAGCAAGATCAAATGCATATGCGCAAATGACAGAAGATGTTCGTTTCCGTTGGGTGTATAGAAAGATACAGAATTATAGAAAGTATCTGGATATACCACTACTTACAATGAAAAATATTCAGGCATCTGGGCTCTTGCATAAGCTTCAAACTGAGATGAAAAAAAATAATTGCTCAATGAGAGAAGTGCTTGCAACAGAAAAAGGCAAGAAAATAGCAGTCCAATATGGCTATAAGCCAAATCATTACATTGATGTTATTATAGATAAATTTAATGGGTACCAGGAGTAGGCGTAAGCCTACTTTTTTTGTATAATTATGCATAATATTCTAATGTTCGTTTATTTTCAGCAAAATATCCATTGACTACGCAAAATATTACAAATATAATGATAATATAATAATTGACGGGAGGTTTTTTGCTTGAATTTTAATATTATGCAACTTATCGGAAAAAAAGTTACTGTTCATTTAAGTCATGTTGTTTATGGAGATCAGGAATTATATATACGTCATTTTGAACCATTTTGTTCAGATAATACAATTGGGTTTACTACAAATGGACATGCAATTTATTTGTATAAAACAGAAATTCAACACATAGAGTGTGATGAGGGGGTTGTAAAAATTGTCAGTGATGATCAAACAATGACTATAAAATTCGTGTAAAATATTATTCTGCTTTCTATTTTTACTCTTGACAACGACGAAATTATATGATAAAATAGCGACGTAAAAATGTAATAGTACAAAATTATTGGTAAATATATTTTTCGAAGAAAGGAGCGTCGCAATGCGTGAGAGAAATAGAAAGCAGTACTTATTTACAATGTTGTGGGTGTGGGAAAGTCCACACTGTAAGACGTAAATATAATAGCGATGAAGTTTATATTGACTCGGTATGCCCAAAGTGTGGACATGAAAGAGCGTTAATATTGGGAGAAGACAAGGAAAATATTTATGTACATTACGACCCAATAAATGATGATCGTTATTTTATTTATAAATGACAATACAAAATTATTATGACTTAAAAGGAGAAATACAACAATGGCAAGTAAAAGATTATTTGATCTACCACAGACTCGTGGTTCATTTCAGATTCGTGGGCATGTAAATGGAGTTGAGCGACAAAATTTTTATACAGAAAAGACTACCAAAAATGGCAACCTTTTTAGAAGAGTTAATTTTGGTACTTCCTATGAAAAAGATAAAACTGTATACCTGTCTCTAAATGGTATGCCTAGAGAATTTGTTTATTATTCCAAGAGAGACAAGGAAAGTGGAAAGACTGATACTCAAAATGTCAGATGGGAAGATAGATATAAATTTAACTCTGAAGGATATCGTATGATTGGTGTAAATGTTGGATTGCAACAGGTTCGTAACGAAAATGGATCTATCAGCAATGTAATCAAGACTCTGGCAGAATTTGATGCCTGTGAATATTTAAAGGCATACTTAGAAGATGAAATGTCTATCTTTGCGTCTGGTAATCTTGAATTTTCTTCTTATACTACCAACACTGGTGAGGTTCGTAGACAGACCAGTTTCACTCCTGTCAAAATTTATGCTTCCAAGGCACCTATTGATTTTGACGCAGACAATTATAAGCCCCAAAATACATTTGTTCAGAACATTGTGTATCGTGATGTTCAGGAAGAAATTGAAGATGATAAATCCACTGGGAGATATATTCTTTCTGCTTATATTGTAAATTATAGCTCTATTGAGCCTGTAGAATTTATTATTAAAGATAAGGCACTTGCAAGCTCTTGTAAGAGATATATGAAGCCCTACTGGATGTTTGAAGTTAATGGACGTATCGAAGTTGAACATTTTGCTACAGATGTGGCTCCTGTCGCAAGTCCCTGGGGAACCCCAAATCCTAATAAGCGTTTAGAGCATTCCTCTAAAACTGAAATGGTCATTACTGGTGTTGAATGCGATGAAAGCACTGGAGAACCTATCATCGATAAGGAAACTTATACCGAAAAGAATATCAACGCAGCATTTGCAGCAATCCAGAATGCTAATCATGCAGAAAGCAATTTTGGCGAACCAGAAAAAGCCACTGTGACTTGGGGCACTGACGCAGACTCTGACGTAGATGAAGATATTCCGTGGTAAGTAAGCAATACAAAATTATTGATTAAAAAGGAGATAGATATATATGGCAACTGCAAGACGTGGTAGTGCAATTCGTACAAAGATTAACCTATTACTTTATGGAGCCCCGTTCTCTGGTAAGTCAACTTTAGCAATGCAAGCCGCATTGCTAAAGAGACCAGATGGAAAGAATTATCGTGTACTTGTGTTTGACGCAGAGAACGGTGGAACAGATGAGAGTATTGATGCAGTAGTTAGTCAAGGTGCTCATCCCGACGATATTTATGTGCTATACACTCAGAGTGTAAGTGAGATTAAGCAGTATATCAAGAAAATCGCAGACAATGAGCCAATCTATATGCTTAATGATGATGGAACTGAAAGCGATGAAATTTTAACTGATAGTGAAGGTAAGCAGTTTGTACCAGACGTTGTTATTTTGGATGGTACCTCAGTACTCAAGATGACAACTCAGAACTCTCTCATCAACCTTTCTCAGAAGCGTAATAAGATTAAGGCAGAGAAGGCTAATCTAAGCGTTGAAGAGAAATATGTAGCTGTGGCTGGGGCAGGTATGGAATTAAAGGATTATAACAAGCTGGCTACCACTGGACAGGATCTCGTGCTTAGCCTAATGAGTTTGCCTTGTTCTGTTATCTTAACTAGCCGTGAAAAAGATGAAACTGTTTCCCAAAAGGATGCAGAAGGACGAATTGCAAGTGTATCAACTGGACGTAAGACTTATGATTCTTTTAAGGGAATTGATTATAACTGTAAGCAGATTTTCCGTATGTATAAAGACGAAGCAACTAATGAAATTTGTGCGTATGTCGAAAAGGACAGAACTGGGGTGCATACCTTTGGTGAAGTGCTGATTGATCCTTCTCTTCTTGATTACCAGGAGATGCTTGATAAATCTTCTAGTAATAGAGCATTCAATGTGCGCAATGACTTTGATAAGGCTGTAGCAACTGATCAGAAGATTATGGAAAAGGAAGTTCTTGGCCCGGATGCCAATTATACTCCCGGTGCAAGGGCCCCAAAAGAAATCATTGATGAAATTAATGCAATAATTAAGGCGCTTCCTATGCCTGAAAAGCAAGCACTAAGAGCAAAGTTGAAGGAAAACAACCTGCCAGATAGTTTCGCAAAAATTACAGATGTAGAACTGTTAAACCAAATTTTAGATTTCGTAAAAAATGCATAAACACCACATAAAATAGGGAGGCTTAGTCCTCCCTATTGTTGGATAAAGGAGAAGTTTAAATGTGTGACATTACAAAAACGTGTGCAAGATGTAAAGAAATAATGGAAATTAACATAAATAATATAAGTGGTATAGCACTTCTGGATAATAAATATTATCATACTGATTGCCTTATTGAATACGCTTCCCAAAGAGTAAAAGCAAAAAAACATGCTGCACATTGGGATTCTGCACTTGAACATGTAGATTTATATGAAAAAAATGCTAAAAATACTTTAGAATTTAGGGTTTATAGAGACAGACTCAACGACTACTTACTTGATCACTATAATGTTGTTACTGTACCAAAACATTTTTGGGATATTATTGGAGATTTAGGCAATGGAAAATATCAAAGACGTAAATGTAAACCTGTATATATTAAAACAATTTTAGAAGCTTGGGGGTGGTCTCAAAAACAGCTTGATAATATTTCTATAAGAAATAAAATGAACCACAAGGGTCCTAAGAATGATTCTGAGAGGATAGTTTATGACCTATCAATAATACTAAGACATCTTGAGGATTATTTTACATGGAAAGCGAAGTCTGAGGCTAACAAAAAAGAAGTGGTACGTAACGCTACCTATGATGAAATTGATATGTCCAAACTTGGGAAAGCACAACAAGAACAAAAGGAAGATATTAGTGATATATTTAATGATCTTTATGTAGAATAAGGAGTAGATACGATGGATGACAATCTTGAACTCGAACTATGGAATACCCAAGTGGAGCTAATTGTTCTTGGGTCTTTATATGCTAGGCCAGAAGAAGCGGGGTTTACTTATATTAATATCATTAAGAATAGTGACTTTCATGATAAGTCTACTGCATTTTTTCATGCCTTTTTTAATGACTACATCATGACTTATGATAATGAATTAACAGAAACAAAAGCAAATTTATTTGCCAGTATGGATAAAACTCGACTACAAGGATATAAGAAATTTGGATGTTTTAAATCTATTCAGCAGATGATGGACTTAGCAACAACGTCCGATGAAGAATTAAAAAAACACGTAGATGTTCTAAAGAAATGGAGCGTTCTAAGGCAGCTTAATAAGAACGGATACGATGTTTCTAAAATTCTTAGCCATCCGAGATTCAACTCTCTAAGCGCAGATACATGTGCAAATTTAATTAGAGGTAATATTGATAAAATCTGTAACAAGGTAATTACAGGTTTAGATGACGCAATAGACCTCTCTGAAAATGTCACTTCATTAATGGATAGCTTTCTTGAAGCTCCTGAACGTGGCATGGATTGCGCATGGGATTTTGTAAATCAAATGTGCTCTGGAATTATGAAACACGATTCTTATTGTATTGCTATGAACTCTAACCAGGGCAAAGGACGCTCTATGATTTTTATTGCAATACATTTGGCACTTTGCGAGTCTGCTAACGTCGCCTTCTTTGGAAACGAAATGGATTTTAGTAGCATGCAATTAGCTGCTCTCAGCGTTGTTAATAACTCTCCAGCTATTCAAAAACTACATGGAAATGAAATTCATATTCCAGAAAAAAGATTTAAGACTGGGGCTTATTTAGATTCTGAAAATAAGATTATTTACAGAAACACTGACAGAGAAGGCAATTATACAGAAACAGTTGAACAATTTCAGGCTCGTCTTGAAAGAACTTCTCAAGAGTATAGAAATGTAAAAAACGCAATCAAATGGTTCGAAGAAAAAGGAAAAAATAAAATTTGGTTTAAAAACTGTTCTGCGAATTATTCTGATGAAAGTCTGCAGCGCCTTGTCAGACAAGCAGTGTATCAACATGGCGTTGACGTTTGGTTCTACGACACTTTGAAGCATGGAACAGGTTCTGATATGTCGAAGTGGACTGACCTCGTACAGACAGCTACAAGGCTTTGTGAGATGAATGCAACGCTCCCTACGGCATCTATTATGAGTGCACAGCTTAACAACACTGCATTTCAAACAAGGCCAGAAGATATGACAAGCTCTACACTTGCATCGGCTTCTTATATATACCATCTATTTGATGTTATGATTGTAATGCAACATCTTAGACCAGAGATGTATAAGGATTATGTGTTACAAACAAAAAATCAAAATGGAAGATTTGTATATCAAGATTTAGATACAAGCCGTCATTTGACAGTTGCAAATTTGTTAAAGAACCGTAGAGGTGGAAAGGCAATGTATTTGCTAGATAGTGATTTGAATGAAAACACTTGGATTCAACAACAAGGGATATTAGTGCCCAAAAGCACAGTTGATGACAATCTACTTTGGGGGGATTGAGTTGTATGTTTATAAAGCACAAAAAGGAATTAACAACATGGTAATGTAGTATGGAAAAGAAAAGAAGTTTCCTAAAAGTAGATTATAATATATTTCAATTGGTAGGAAGCTATATTGTAAACAAAGAAAAAATAAACATAGATTATCTTGATTGCCTAATTATTGAAAGAATATTAGACTTTCAAAATAATAATATGAAATGCTATATAACAAATGAACAGTTAGCTAAAATTTTTAATAGCAGTGTTCGCACTATTGCTAGAAAAATAGCTAATTTAATAAAGCTAAGAATAATTAAAAGTGAAGTTAATATGTACAGTGATCAAGGCCAAAAAACAAGAATTAGGGAAATGGTAGTGGTTTATCCTAGTATTGCAATATGTATGCATAATAGAGATTTGGACAAATATCACCATACAGCAGAAAATCAAGGTAATGCCAATAGTGACACTACCTTTCCTGCGAAGGTAATGCCATCTGAGGTAAAAGGTAATGCCAACGTTGGCATTAAAGTAGAACATATAGTAGACCAGAATGGAGATGCGCAATACACCAGTGCGGATAATGTTTTTAATTCTAACGAATTAAAAAATTATCCTTTTAGAGATGAACTTCGTTCACCTCTCGGTTTAAATTTTGATGATGAAGGTGATGATATTTGGAAATAATAAATTAGTCAATTTAAACAATTTAATCAATCAATTTTCATGCAACTTACCACTATACAGTACAAAATTATTGTGATACAATACATCCATAAAATAGAAAGAGGTGATGCAATTTGATTGTTTTTTGGTTCTTAGTAATCGTTGCGTCAGTGTTCGCATGGTTTTTCTTAGCACCAACATTTAAATTCATCGGAGAGTATTTTGCAACTCTGTACAAAAATGCAAAGCGCCAAATGGAAAATGATAATGAAAACGAAAAGGAGAAAAATGACAAATGAATAAGGGTAGAATTGGAGGCGTAATTCTTGCGCTCGTAATCATTGTAGGTATTATCTGTTGTGCTCTATGCCTTGAACGCATCCCGACTGGTTATGTTGGCGTTGTGTATTCTATGAATGGCGGCGTACAGGATGAAATTCTTACTCAGGGCTTTCACCTTGTAGCACCTACTAAGCATGTTAAGGAATTTACCGTTGGCAACGAACAGCTAGTACTTTCTCAGGATGAGCGTGATGGTAGTGAAGCAGACGAGAGCTTCCTGGTTTCCACTGCTGACAATGCAAACATCAGCATCTCTTTCCAGATGTCTTACCGTTTCAAGCAGGATGAAGTAACTGATACTTACAAGAAGTTCCGTGGTATGGACGGTGAGCAGATTGTAAATAGCCGTGTTCGTACTGTTCTAAAGGCAAAGATTTCTGAGGTTACTACAAATTACACTATGATGGACATTTATTCTGGTGACCGTGGAAAGATTAATGATGAGCTGACCGAATTCCTGAATAAGGAGCTTAGTGAAGAGTTTGGCATTGAAGTCATGGACGCATCCATTATTGATGTTCATCCCGATGCACAGCTTCAAAAGACTATTAATGATCGTGTAACTGCAATGCAGAAGAAGCAGCAGGCCGAAGCCGAGCAGGAAACTATTAAGGTTCAGAACCAGACTCGACTGCTTGAAGCACAGGCTGAGGCAGACGCAAAGAAGATTGAGGCTGAAGGCGAAGCAGAAGCTAATAGAATCATCTCTGCATCCATTACTGACGGTCTGTTAAAGAAGATGGAAATGGAAGCTCGTCAGGAGCATGGATGGGTTACTGTTCAGGGAGCAGATACCGTAGTCACTAACGCAAACTAATTTGACACCGGGCCACAGCGGTATATCTGTGGCTTTTTATGTATCAGAGCGTTTGGGCTTAAGTTGGTTCGAGGCCAGCCTGATAGAGATTAATTTTGAGGTGTTAGAGTTATGACAAATTTTACGGCATTCATGATAATTGCATTTATCATTTTAATTGTAACAATGCCAATATGGGCATTTAAGGTAGCCGATATAATAAGTGAATATCAAATTTTTAATCAGAAGTATACAAATTATGAGTCAATCAAAATTACATTTAAACAATTTCGAGAGTTTTATGCAATTGCTCCTAATAAGTGGACTTGGGAATTTCAAAAAGACTATGTTGAAAATAAAAAACGCATTAAAGGATTAAAATATTCTGCTTCACATACTTCATGTAAAGGATATTGTATTCAATTTTCTTTTATAGATCTTATGAGATTCAAAAAATTTGTTAAAGAATATGATGTGAATGAAAAAAATAAACAAGACATGTCTATAAAAGAAGATTTTATGAAATACGTTCAGCAAGACATCAATAACTATAACGATGAGTTACTTGAAATGCTCAAAAGAAGGGAGAAATAAATATGATTTATTCTTGTATGTGTCCGAGCGGAAGTTGCTATGTAGACGGTAAATGCCACTTCCAAGAAGATTGTATTCATAAAGTAAAAAATAATTCAGATAGAATTAAAAGCATGTCAGATGATGAGCTTTACGATTTTCTAGATAGGTTTGCACATGATGGGCCTTGGCATAAAGAATTTGAAAAAACTTTCTGCGAAAACTGCGAACCCATCGAAGTTGAGAAGAATTGGTTTGGGACAGAAACTCCTTATTATGCATGTGAGTTTACTGATATGGGATGCCCACACTATAATGGAGATTGTCTTAAGTGGTGGCTAGAGAAGAGGGTATATTAATGGAAGTTGTTAGTAAGGAAAATTTACTTGCTTGGGCAGAGGAATATGCTAAATGCACTGTTGGGGCAGAGCATGTTGCAGCAATGAAGTTTGTAAAGAAAATTAATGAAGAGAAATCTTTGTGGATTGGAATTGATTTGAGTAATAAGGAATGTGAGGTAATCGAAGATGCCTAATTTCTATATACTGTCGGATGTGCATGGATTTTATAATGAAATGCGCAAGGCTCTTGATAAAGCAGGATTTGACCCGAATAATGAAAATCATTGGTTGATTTCTCTTGGAGATGAAATTGATAGGGGGAGACAACCAGAACAGGTAATCAACTATCTTATGGATCTTCCTCGTGCCATTTTTGTCAAAGGCAATCACTCCATTCTTTTTGAAGATTTTTGTGAGCGTTCTTATCCACTTAGATACGACTGGTCAAATGGCACAGCAAACAGTATTCTTTCACTAGCTCCAGAGGCACAAAAGTGGGACGAAGCTTGTATTATCGCTATGGAGAAAATGAAACCATTACTGGATCAAATGGTAAATTACTTTGAAACATCGCACTATATATTCGTGCACTCCTATATCCCCTTATTAAAAAGCACTGGAAGCAGTGTAATGAGATACAATCCAAGTTGGCGTACTGCAAGCGACAAGGAATGGGAAGATGCTATGTGGGGAAATCCGTTCCAGTTACATAAACAATTTGGAAGTAATCATGATAAGACAATTATTTGTGGGCACTGGCATAGTTCTTGGCCGAGGATGTATTTTGATGGAGAAGATCAGTGGGGAGATAACGCAAACTTTTCTCCTTATTATATGGATGGTCTCATTGGAATTGACGCATGTACAGCTTATAGTGGTAAAGTAAATTGTATCGTAATCGAAGATGACTTATTGGAGGAATAACAATGGAAAGTAAGTATTGGTGGCAACAATGTGTGCGTTGCATTGAGTGGGGACAAGTCAGTGGTAGATGCAGGTTTTGTTCTCGTTGCCCATTTTCTGCTGGTGGATGTGGAGATGGATTTGTAGAACGAAAGAATGATGTAAAATAATATGATTATTGCTAAAATTGCTATGACTTTTACAACTATCTTCTGTCTTATTTGTATATTATATATGCTTCTTTGCTTATATTCTTTATGGAGTTATCTATGTATTGGTCAGATTATATTTTTAGCTGTTTCAATTATTGGATTAATTATATTGAATGTCATACTTATTCGCTATGTAGTTCGTCTATGGAGAGAATGAAATGATAAAATATGAAGAACCACCAAAGCAAAAAATTGAAAAACAAATTAATGAAAATCATAAAAATTTAAAAGATCTTGGAGTAGAGGTTGATAGTGAATGGGAAACCAATTGCAGCATATGCGATACTCCTTGTATTGTAAGTCATTTTCATGGTAAAAAATTAATTGTTTGGTGCCTACAAAGAGGATGGTGGGGCGCACAGGTTGGTTGTGAATATTATTGCGAAGGAGAAAAACGTAAAATCCCATTTGAAAGTGATGAAGTATCAATTGGAATGATAAGGTATCTTAGACCTAGAAATCCTGATATTTGGGGTGCGTTGCGGAAACGAAAAGAATATGACAAGGAAGATATGTAAAATTGTTGTGAAAAAGGAGAAGTAAGATGTTTAGTTTATTCAATTCAAAAGAAAAAAAACCAATCATAACACTCGATAATGCCATTATTCCCACCCCAGAAGAAAAATGGATTTGGGTTGATGGATATAAGGGATTTACAAGAGAATATATTGATGGAAAATCAACTCTTTGTGGTTATAATTCATTCCCGTATAACTCAGTTGGTGAAGTGACCTGTTTGCCAGAAGATCCAAAAAAGATGAATCCTTGTAGTTGGGGGTTACATTTTTGTGATAAGTTAGAAGATGTTTTTGGATATTATGATATTGTTTATAAGGATGTTGGTTGGGATTATTATTTAGATTTAAATCATGAAATTCAAGCTAAACCAGCAAATATTTATAATACAATATTTGCAAAAGTTAAAGCAAAAGTTAATGAAAGTGATTATTTGAAATGGAAAGAATCTGGAAAAGATAAGTTTGTTGCACGAAAAATAATTATTACAGAAATTGTATCATACGAAGATATTTATGATGCGTATATGACTACACATAATGAAGTCAAAATAGGGTCTGAGGTAATTTCTTCTAAGGAAAGTTATGTCGCGATTAAAGAAGCATTAGATAAGAGTGGTTTGAATACACTAGAAGTTTATAATCTAATGGTTGAACAGTTAAAAAAAGTGAGAATTGAAAGTCAAATTGATAATCTTGTTTCTCATGGATATTCTGAAACATTTGCTCGTATTATTGTGGACAAGTACTCTTATGATGATGCAATTGCTTATGCAAAAGAAGGGATGAGTAAGGATATGAGAGCGTATTTGTTGGTTAAGAACTAAAATGGAAAGAGGTGCTGAGGATGGATAACCAGACCGCGTCTAAAATTCTCGAACTTATGACAATTGATCTTACTGGATTATTGGCTGGTATATCAAAAAGAAACCCTTTGGATGATGTTGTCAAGCAACGAATTGAGGCTATCAATGTAGCTCAAAAGGTTCTTTCTGACGCAGATGTTTCTTCGGTTCGGCACGGGGAAATTATTGAAACTAGCGAGGGCGATAAAATGAAGAGAACATTTTCTTGCTGCGGAACCGACTTTACGCAAATGACGTGCTGGATGACACCTAAATATTGTCCTAATTGTGGAGCAAAGATGAACCCAATTATGGTGCGAAAATGGAGAGATGAAGACGAATGATGTCTTATATAAAGGGTCTAGAATTGATTTCCATTCCTACCCATCAAACTATATTCAGAGCAAATAAAAATCAATTCTAGACTCAAAAACTAAATGAATAAATGGAGTAAGTGACAAAGGAGATGGGGCTATGTTTGAAATTGTAATTTGTGTAGCTTGTATGGTTATTATATATGTAGCTGTTGTGAAATTATCTGACAGTTTATCAATGATGAACGAGGAATATGATGACGAAGATGGTGAGGATAACTAATGGAGAGAATTAATAAAGATGAATATTATCTTAATATTGCAGAAGCTGTGGCTGCAAGAAGTACATGTCTCAGGAGACAATATGGTGCAGTGATTGTTAAACAAGACGAAATTATTGCAACTGGATATAATGGAGCGCCTCGGGGAGAAAATAATTGTTGTGATATTGGGACTTGCTGGCGAGAAGAACATAACATTCCTCATGGAGAACGCTATGAAGCCTGTGTTTCGGTGCATGCTGAACAAAATGCGATTATTTCTGCACCTAGAAAAGATATGATTGGAGCAAAGCTTTATCTTGTCGGACTTGAAAATGGAAAGAGAATTGAGGCAAAGCCTTGTGACATTTGCAGGAGATTGATTAAGAACGCTGGCATTGTGGAGGTAGTAACATGAAATGGACAGTAATTTTTGTGTTGATTGTTATTGTGGCTATTGTTGGAAGTTTAGTGTATTTTAATGCGATTTGGTCTAGTGATTTACCTATGTGGGCTAAGCTTTTGTTGTCGTGAGGTGACTGAGAATGTGAGGTGGTGGTTGTGATGGTTGAAGCTATAACAATAATAGTTATTATTATGGCGTATATAGCCATTGGAAGTTTCTTGTGTATATTTGCTGACGTAATTGATTACAATGATGATTTTAACGATGGAGTGATTTTTTGCATTTTGCTTTGGCCAATTATAGTTGTAATATATGTGTGCATATACTTGCCAATGAAATTTGCAAAATGGCTTATAGATAGATAAAAAGGAGAAATAAATATGAAGTGGAATCTATACAGTGAAAATAGTGCGCCAAAATTCAGTGGTGAATACTTGTGTATTGTTGTTACGCCCTCTTATTGGGGCCAATATCAAAGAAGAGTAATGAGTCTATCATATCAAGAAGCACGGTGGGTTTGTGAGGATATGATTGTAGCATACTGGGCAGACATGCCTGAATTACCGAAGGAGATTATATTATGAATTTTACTGATGAACAGATTGAATCAATGGAAAAATTTATAGAAGAATGGATTGCTGAACTAAAAGCCGACAGATTGACTTATAAGATGCCAGATGGGAGTATTGAATGTAATATGAGTCGTGATGAGTGTTTTAGTCATACAACTTGTTGGCAGTGTGACATGTTTGATAAGATACTTAAAAGGCTTTATGAGTATGAAATGCTTGGTACCGTAGAGGAGTTAAAAGAGCTAAAGGAGGCTGCATTATGAAGAGATTGACTCAATTGTGGAACCACACATACGAATGTAATATCAATGGAAACTCTTGTTGTTCGGAGGAACATTGTGATAATTGTGTACACCTTGACAGAGTGTTTGAAAAACTCGGAGCCTATGAAGATACTGGGCTTGAGCCAGAAGATGTACAGAAGGTCGCAGATTTCATGAAACTATTTCCAAAGCTTTGTGAGAAGTATATTTTGAAGGATAAGGAGGAGATTGTATGAACGAACATGTAATAAAAACAACTAATTCAAATATTATCTCTACACAAAATGAGGGTTATTTTTACATTGATGATTTATCTGCAAAAGTAGATGAGCTTGAGAAAGTTTCTGGAATGAGTCTTAAGACTTTGATTACTGCGTTTAAGAATGGATTCGTTTTGTCGCATCCAATGAGCGATGTTGATAAGAAACTTATGCCGTTGACATTAAGAGAGCTTTCAGAATTAGTTTGGAATGATGATAGTTCTTATATTGGAAATCATATTTGGGTTAAGGATTTAAGATTTGGTATCGTGTTGGCCTGTATATTGGATGCATATGCAGATGATGGGATTGTAGCTGTTTATGGGGCCAACGATAAAGAAGAATGGTTTTTTGAGAAGGATTATGGGAGAACCTGGGTTGCTTATTTGAAGGAGCCGGTATGTGGATAAGTAAAAAGGTGAATGAATTGTTTATTCTTATTCGATCTGGAGAACGTTAAACAAGAGAAATGACTGATAAGGTGGAGTTAGATATGCGCAAACAGATTTATGGGAGTCAATATTAATGATTAAATCAGATAATTTTTATATGCTTTGTGACGAATGCCCAATTTGTGAGGATATGGAACGCAGACTACATAGTGCTAAAGAGTATGAATTTAAACCTCAAATTGAATACTGCTCTTGTGATAAGATTGGCATGTATTTTTATGTAGGAGGATATTGTGAGGATGCGTGGATTGAAAGGTCAGTCCATAAAAATAAAAATCCTCGTAAGACTGGTCGTGCCTATCGTCGTAAAATGAAAATTCGGAAAGAAGACCGTTTGTATCATATTGTTAAGGGACATTATATGCCACATGTTGGATGGGTTGATTGGGAATTTAATGGGCGTACTTTGCATGGTAGCCCATATTACTTTAAAGATTCAAGTCATAGTAGAAAGCAAAAATGGCTAAAGAAGCAGACAATTAGAAAAGTTAGGCGCATGGATATTGCTAATGGGAATTATTATCGTAAGTGTTATGAGTATTGGTGGAATATGTATTGAGGTGGCTTATGAAATTATGTAGTAATGATTGCATCCCTTGTTGTGATTTCTGTAAGTTTGCTCTGCATGGTCAAGATAAAAAAATGTTAGCTATTCTACAAGCAAAAATAACAGTAAGTGGGCCCAATCTGCCTCTGTATGATAAAGAGGGAATGCTTCGAGATTGTGCGTATTGTGATCATGTACATAAACTCGATGGGTTTTGTATAAAATGCGCCCGTGTCGGAGGGGTTATTGATTATTTTAAGCCATGTCAAGTTACTACAACAATTGGAGACTATCTTCGTTCTTTAAATGACAATGATCTTGCTGAATTTTTGTCATTTATAGATAGCAAAGAGTTTTTAAGTGAAATAACAAAAAAACTGAATAAGTGAACAAAGGAGTGGAGCAAAAGTGCGTAAAAAGTTTGCAATGCGCTGGAGACGTGAAGTTTTGCGACGTGGAGCTGTAATTTCTAATGAAGGATATATATTAACTAAACGTGAGGCACAAGAATCAAAGTGCCGTAGAGGGTTTAATTTTGATGCTGAATATAAAGGACATACAATTACATGTATAGCAGAGGATGCATTAGATGCATATAGAATGTTCATTCAAGAAATGGACAATTGGTTTGGTGATGATTGATGTGGATATTATAAATGTATTTGGTATGCCCATACTTGTTGGGCCAAGATGCCCGAAGTGCAAGGCATTATTAAAAAAGAACGCAAAGTTTTGCAGCAATTGTGGCATGCAATTTTATGGCACAGAAAAATAATTTGTAAATATTATATAAATTGATGTGAATTGTTTTGTGGAAATTGTCAATAGACAATGTAAGAAAAAATGTGTATACTAAACACAGTTCAAAATTATTGAAACGAAAGGAACGAAAAATTATGAAGATGGAAAATGTCCGGCACTCTGTAGTTGAGAGCAGAGGAATTATTCGTGCAAGCATCACTGATTGTGAATATGATGCAATTATGGAGTTTAATAAGAGATTTGTTGCACATTCTACTTCTGCATTTTGTGTGTGCGCAAAAGATGACGATTCTCGTTTTATGATGCCTCATAAGTTCTCTGTTACAGTCAGACTGCATCCTGATGATGTGTGGGATGAAAAGAGAGGCAAGGATATTGCCACAAGAAGACTTGCAGAGAAGTATAATAATTCTTTGGACAAGCATCTGTTTAACATCTATAAGGCATTTATGAAGAGCATGGGTAAGATGGAAACTTATCTCAGTGACCATCACCTCATTGAGTAATGGAGGTGTTGTATGAAGAAGTTTCTTGCTTGTATTGGTTTGACAGTATCTATTTTGATTGGCATTGTGTCAGCAAGTGCTGCTCCTAGTTACATTGATACACAGAATAAGGCTCATGAGATTGCAGATACCGCTCGAAGTATGGGACTCCCGGAGGACGATCCTATTATTAAGAGGGCTTCTGAATTATGGTGGGAAGCAAATCAGCAGTTTTGCGCTGATAGAGATATCATCGCATCTGTTGTGTACAACGAAGCTTGGTATGGCTGTAGCACTCGTCACAGAGAGCTCGTTGCTGCGGTTGTAGTTAACCGTGTGAATTCTAGTATGTTCCCTAATAGCGTTTATGAAGTAGTTGTGCAGAAGGGCCAGTATCTTCCCGCATACGCTAATGCAAATAGCTATTATGGACAGAGAGCACGTGCTGATGCTGCTGCCTGGGCTGAATGCCAAAGAATTGCTACCAAGGCATTGAGAGGGCAGATTGAATGTCCTAGCAATGTTTTGTTTCAGGCCAACTTTCGGCAGGGCAAAGGTGTTTATGAAACCCACTATACTAGTTACAGCACAAGTTATTTCTGTTACGGATAATTGAAAAAAACTACTTGACAACGAAATGTAAATGTGCTATAATATGCACAGTTCAAAATTATTGGAAACGAGCTTGCTATTACCAACTGGCGTTGCTCTGTTAACAAGCTCAAATCCAAAAAGTTTTTGAAAAAAGTGCTTGACAAACGAAACAAAACAGAGTATAATAAGCACAGTTCGAAAGAACAATACAAAATTATTTTTCAAAGTTCATAGGAGGTACAAGAAATGAATAAGGAACAGATGACTGTACATCGCGCACTTGCAGAACTGAAGGTTATTGATGACCGGATTTACAAGGCAATTAACGCCGGAACTTATGTGACTTCTAACAAGCATTCCAATGACAAGATTAATGGTGTTACCATTGATAAGTTTAAGGAAAACATGAAGTCCGCACATCAGAAGGTCACTGACCTGATTGATCGTCGTAATGCTATCAAGAGAGCTGTTGTGATTTCTAATGCAGTTACCAAGATTACGGTTGGTGGTGTTGAGTATTCCGTGGCTGAAGCCATCGAGCTAAAGAACCACGGTATGGAATTCAAGCAGCGTTTCTTAGATGTTATGAACGCTCAGCTTACTCGTGCAAATACTGAGGTTTATCGCAATAGCGGTGAGATGCTTGAAGAGAAGGCAGAGAAGTACATTCTTGCTTTTATTCAGGCACAGCCCAAGGATTCCAAGATGACCGCTAATGATGATACCGTCAAGGCTCTTCGCAAGGATTACATTGAGCGTAATACTTTCGATTTGATTGACCCTCTTGGTATTGCAAATCTTGTTGAGAAGATGCAGGACGAAATTGACGAGTTTAATACTGAGATTGACGCAGCTCTGAGTGTGTCTAACGCAACAACTGTGATTGAGTTCGAGTATTAAGTGAGTCTTTAATATAGCTTGCTGCCACCCGAAAACCTTAAATGACTGCTTATCGTTCTTTTTTGATTCATTTAGAGGGATATTAAATAATGAAATAAAATGAATCGCCTTGAAAACAAGAGGTTGCTACTGCCTTAAGTGTAGCTCCATACTGCTAATATGGTTGTACAAATATATTAGATATATTAAAATCAACTGTAAAGCTTAAAGGTAAAGGTTCAACTCTCAAGGTTCAAGATTCAAAGTTTTATTGCGCAGTGTTAGCGCACTCAAAGGTCATTAGGTCAAAGGTGTAAAGAGAGCTTAGACACTATAGAACGATGGTTTTAATATATTTACTTGGTGGATATTCCGTTCTATAGTTAGCCCGCTAAAGTTTTACAAAATCCCAGGTTAAAGGTTTGGATTAGTGGCCAATATCCGTAGGTATCCTCTGGGCTGGGTGGCAGCAAGTAAGTTTCAGAAAATTCTGAAAAAGTATTGACAAGAGATGAAAAAGAGAGTATAATCACTACAGTTCTTGAGAAACAGTACAAAATTATTGATAAGCCGGGATGGTGGAAATGGTAGACACCTGGGACTTAAAATCCCATGGGCTTGACCCGTGCCAGTTCGAGTCTGGTTCCCGGCACCAAGCTGAGTTGACCTTTAGTATTTTGCAAACGCAGGCTGATATGCGGTAGGAAAAATACAGAGCCTTGGAAAAGTTTAAAAGAGAACACCTCTTTCTGAGGCTTTATATGCTGGAATGATGGAATTGGTAGACATGATGGCCTCAAAAGCCATTGCAGAAATGTGTAAGGGTTCAAGTCCCTTTTCCAGCACCATTTCCCCCTTATATAGAATCCTGGGTAAGATTTAAAACTGCCTGATATGCTCCCATAGTGAAGTTGGTAAACACGGAAGCCCTTCAAGCTTCAGGCACGGGTTCGAATCCCGTTGGGAGTACCATTGCGGGGTAGAGAAGTTGGTCATCTCACCACCCTCATAAGGTGGAGATCGTGGGTTCGAATCCCACCCTTCGCAACCAAATGGCCCATTAGTCAAGTGGCTAAGACGCTGGATTTTCATTCCAGAGGCAGGATTTCGATTATCCTATGGGCTACCAAGGACTTTTACGGCGAGTCCTATATAAACTACTGCCGAACGGGGGTTAGCGCACCTGAGACGTACCGATAAACAAAAGCGCATAAATAGGGGTATAGCCAAGTGGTAAGGCACAGGACTTTCGTGAAATCGTATAAGTAGTACACTTTATGAAGAAGTATTGGTTCAAATCCAATTTTCACGACCAGACTCCTGCATCGAAGGTTCGAATCCTTCTACCCCTGCCATTTTTAAAGTTAAAGTAAAAAGATACATATAAAAGATTCCGCATTTTATTCTATGAATAATGCTGCTTTAGCTATCATTTGTTAAAGGAAGATAGCTATGGAAACAAAAATATGTACTAAATGTAATCAAGAGTTGCCAATTAATGATTTCAATTGGAGAGACAAGAAAAAAGGAACAAGAAGGTCTGAATGTAAATACTGTCATACTAAATATATGAAAGAAACGTATGAGACAAAAAGAAGTATTGTCAGTGATATTAAATCACAAATGAAATGTAAAAAATGTGGAGAAAACAGATATTATGTATTAGATTTTCATCATTTAGACCCTAGTGAAAAAGAAGCAACCGTTGCGAGAATGGTTAGTAATAATTATCAATTAGAAAAAACATTACAAGAGATAGAAAAATGTATAGTTCTTTGCTCAAATTGTCATAGAGAATTTCATTATTTAAATGACAGTTATGATATTACTATTGATGATTATTTAAATGATAATTACCTTGCCAGATGCCAATAATTTTTAAGGAGGTACAAAAAATGGCTCGTAACAAGAACAAAGACCCTATCAAGGCAGCAGTAACTAAGATTTCTGATGATATTAGCAGTCTTTCTGCAAAAAAGGAATATGCGGTTTCCGTATTTCGTAGTACAGCAGACCAGTTAGCTTCTATTAATTCTGAGATGGAAAATAAAATGTCAGAACTTGATACTTTAGCTACTTTTATTCAGCATCAGAAGGATATTGCCTCTAAGGTTGTATTAGACAATGAAAATGTACGAGCCAAGATTCTTGAAATTATTGGTGAGTGACATAATAAGGGGGATAGAAAACTATCCCCTACCAAATACGGAGGTGTGGCCGAGTCTGGTTTAAGGCATCTGTCTTGAAAACAGACGAACGAAAGTTCCGTGGGTTCAAATCCTACCGCCTCCGCCATATGTTCGATTAGCTCAGCTGGGAGAGCACTTGGTTTACACCCAAGAGGTCGGCGGATCGTGCCCGTCATCGAACACCAGCGGAAAATCCACATAACGCAGGTTGGTAAACCTTGCTTCGGCTAAAGCTTCCAATTAAATGCAGGTGTGGTGTAAAGGCTAACATTTCTGCCTTCCAAGCAGACGATGCCAGTTCGATTCTGGTCACTTGCTCCATATGGGGGATTGGTGAAATTGGAATACACTCAAGATTTAGGTTCTTGTGCCGTAAGGCGTATCGGTTCGAGTCCGATATCCCCTACCACAACCGATGGGGTGGCAACGGGCGGTTGTAAATAATTCTCGTAGCATCCTCTGTGAATAGCGCTATAAAACAGATTCAAGGATGGAGCCATCAGTATGGGCGGTTAGCTTAATCGGTAAAGCGTTGTGCGCACGATACAACGAGTTTGGGTATGCAGGTTCAATCCCTGTACCGCCTATAATATGTCCTCGTAGCCCAGTTGAATAGAGCAATGGCCTTCTAAGCCATGTGTCGAAGGTTTGAGTCCTTCCGGGGATGCCACAGTCGGGGGTTACAAGCGACTTTAAATAAAAGGTATCCGTGGAGTTGGCAGATACGATAGTCTCCGATACAAAACTGCCATTCATGGGAAGTTAGCTCAGTTGGCAGAGCACGTGGCCGTTAACCACGGTGTCACAGGTTCGATTCCTGTACTTCCCGCCATATAAAGATACAGATGGATAAGTATCTTTGTAACGGTGCAATTAGTGAAATATCCGAACGTTCCGTAAGTTTCTGTGTATAGCAGTCATGAATGTGAAACACTGATTCCATCATTATAAAGGAGTAAATTATGCCAAGACCAAGAAAAGTAAACTCTGAAATTGTAAAGAAACTTCCTTCCTCTGAGAATGGTGTGAGCACTACTTGCGAGGATGTGAATGGGAAGCAGTTTAGAATTTCGCATAGTTTAAAGACTGGGAAGTTTACACTGTGGGAGATTTTAGATGAAGGATTGAAGGCAGTTAAGTCTGGGGAGAGTACTTATGAATTGTATGAGTTAATTGATTTTGGAGGAAAAGAAAATGAAGGTTTTGCGTCGTGATGATAAAGAAGTATATGAAGTTTTTGACATTGTATATACAGACGAAGGAGAACCTAAGTTCTTAGTTTATATGAATAAATCTTGGGAATTAGTTAGTGCGTGGAGGTTTACTCCAAATTTTTATGAAGATTATTATGGAAATTATGTGGAGTTAGATTGATATGTGGGTGTAGTTCAGTTGATAGAACGCATGAGTTGGGTTCATGAGGCCGAGCGTTTGAGTCGCTCCACTCACACCACCTGAGCAAATGGCATAGTGTTATGTGCGGTTGGCTGACCTTAAGGCTATTGATATGGGAATTTAGCCAAGTGGAAAGGCACTGCACTTTTAATGCAGGTATCAAGAGTTCGATCCTCTTAATTCCCACCAATGATGCTGTGTTGGTTAAGTTAACGTTTGTGTGGTTCAGCTCATTACTTTACTGCTATCTCAGTTAAAAACCTATCGGCTGCAGACGAGGTTCTTCGGACGCACAGCCTTGGTAGGCAGAAATGCCTACCAATATGCTGGATTAGCTCAGTTGGCAGAGCGACGCACTTGTAATGCGTAGGTCATCAGTTCGAACCTGATATCCAGCTCCATAATAAGGGCCCATGACGACGGACAGCCAGGAGGGTCTGCGCTAATCGTGAAAAGTCTAGCCGATTAGTAGGGAGTAGAGTAGCCGTGCCCCTAGATTATTCAGAAGTAGTGAGCTGAATATTCAAAGCTGAAAATATATAGTAGTAGAACTGTAACACTAACTGTTTGAAGTATATATGAGTAGGCCACGGTGAATCCGATGGAGCAGTACCCAAGAGGCTATAAGGGAGCGGTTTGCTAAACCGTTAGGTCGTAGAAATACGATGCGGAGGTTCGAATCCTCTCTGCTCCGCCACTTTGTTCATAACACCTCCAAATGTCTCACAATCTGTACCATATTGGTTGACTGTAAAAAGCGGATTAAACAACCCCGCATAGCTCAATTGGTAGAGCAGCCGGTTTATACCCGGTATTAGCGCCAGATTAGCGTGAGGTTCAAGGTTCGATTCCTTGTGCGGGGACCAAATTTGAAATAACAAAAAAAGGAGATAAAACAATGAATATGCGTGATAACCTCCATTACACCAACCGTATTAATTCCCTCCGTTCCAAGGGCGAAGAACAGAATTCCAAGCTTATTAAGAAAGCTCAGCGTAATCTTCGTAATCTAAAGAAGTCGGGCACTAATTAAGTGCTCGGCTTTTTGTTATATCTTGACAATACGAAATTATTGTGGTAGTATATGTATGGAATTTTACAGTACAAAATTATTGATATATTTGACATACAAAGGATGATTTTATGGTTAAAGTTAAAGAAGATATGACTGGGTGGAAGATGTGGGAGCACGGATTCCCAGATAGTCGTTTGATAGTATTGAGGCAAGTAGAGGATCGTATAGCTTCAAGCGGCAAGCGTTTTGCTCGTTGGGAGTGTATGTGCAATTGTGAAAATCACACTATCAAAATTATACAACAAACTCATTTAAGGCAAGGAGATATATTAAGTTGTGGATGTTTAGGAAAAGAAAGAAGGCAAGCCTCAGTAACCAAACATGGTAAAAGTAGTACTAGATTGTATCATATATGGGTTGGCATAAAAGAAAGATGTTACAATTCTAATAATGACTTTTACTATTGTTACGGTGGTAGGGGTATAATTATGTGCGACGAGTGGGAAAATGATTTTATGTCGTTTTATAATTGGGCAATTGCCAATGGATATAAAGAAGCTGCAACATGGGAAGAATGTTCAATTGAACGCATTGATGTAAATGGAAATTATTGCCCTGAAAATTGCAAGTGGTCTGATAAATTTGAACAAGCTATCAATCATCGTACACAAAAGAATAATACCAGTGGAATAAGAGGAGTACACTGGGACTCAGACCATAAAAAATGGTGTTCTAGAATTGGTGTTCATAATAAGAGAGTACATTTAGGTTTTTTTGACTCAAAAGAAGAAGCAATTAAAACGAGATTACAAGCAGAGATAAGATATTATGGAAAAGAACTATCTCCGCAAAAAAACTTATTCGCACAGTATGGAATTAATATAGAGGAGGATAAGGAATAAATGATTTTTTTAGATGCGTCATCTACCACCAAACCATATAATGAAGTTATTGATATTATGTCGGACATTCAACGTAATTATTGGTACAATCCATCTGCTACGTATAGCGCTGCTCACGATGTAATGACACTTATAGAAAACGTTAGAAAACAAATAGCTGAAGATATTAATTGCGCCTCGGACGAAGTTATATTTACCGCATCGGCTTGTGAATCAAATAGCTTAGCCATATCTGGGTTTATCAAAAAACACAATGCAATTTTTATTACTTCTAAATTAGAGCATACATCTATTAAATGCATTACAGAATATGATAAAAATTTTTATGATTTTGTTGATAATAACGAGGTTGGTATAATATCTCTCTCATCTTTAGATTCATTACTGAGTAGAAAAGGTATTGAAAATAAAAATATTTTAGTTAGTATTTCTTTTGCAAATTCTGAAATAGGAACTATTGAAGATATTAAATCTATTGCGGAAATCGTACATAAGTATGGAGGAATATTGCACGTAGATGCAACTCAGTACCTACCGTGGTATAAAGTAGATGTACAAAATCTTCACATTGATATGATGTCATTTTCTGCTCAAAAATTTCATGGGCCTCGTGGAGCAGGTGTATTGTTTATAAAAAGTGGGATAGAAATTGATCCAATTATTTTTGGTAGTCAAGAAAATTATTTGCGTGGGTCAACCTACAACACAGCGGCTATTGTAGGCATGAGTAAAGCTTTAGAGTTAACAAGAAAATATAATAAAATGGGGATGGTAGACCAAACTAGGGCTCTTCGTGATGAGCTTCTTGGGAAACTGCTTACTATTCCAGACACCCATCTCAATGGCCCAGAGCCCGGCCCAAATCGTCTAGTAAACAACATCAGCCTTACAGTTGATGGAGTTAATGCAGAAGCACTCACAGCCATGTGTGACACTTACGGTTTTATGATTGCTAAGGGCTCAGCATGTCAGTCTTACGAGCAAGTTCCCTCAAAGACTTTAACGGCTATAGGGCTTACTCCAGAACAAGCACGTTCAACTGTTCGTATCACTTTAAGCAGGAGTAATACTAGAAAAGAAATAGAAGATTTTTGTGAAATTTTCCCAAAAATTATAGATCGCCTTCGTCAAATTTGACAATTTACAATACAAGATTATTGTGATACAATGATTTCAGAAAACACAGATAAGGAGTGAAAAATCTTGGTCGTGTCTGATCTTAAAGAACAGATTCTTAACAATTACAATGTAGAGCAAATACTTGAAGAATTGGGATGCGACCATATTGTGAATCACGGTGGATATATTGTGTGTTCGAATCCTGACGGAGATAATAAAAGTGCTATAGTAGTCTATCTCAATGACAATCTGACTACGATAAATTTCACCCGCCAGCTCTCTAAGGACAAGCGCACACATGATATATTCGACCTAATTTGTTTCATCAAAAACATATCATTCCCAGAATCGCTCAAATGGACTTGTGACATCTTTGGTATCGACTATTACAACTCCGAGCAAGAAATACCAGAAAGTCTTCAGATCTTGCGTATGCTTGAAGGTATGAAGATGGGCGGCGGAACAGATGATAACACTGTGCTTAAGCCCATCTCGGAGAATATATTGAGTTATTACTTACCTTACGGGAACAAGATGTTCTATGACGATAATATCTCTCTTGAAGTCCAAGAAGAGTTCGGAATAGGTTATGATACCAGAAGCAACTACATTACAATCCCTCTTCGAGATAGCCTGGGAACGCTTTGTGGGATTAAAGGAAGATATTTTGGAGAACCGGATGAATACCATCCCAAGTATATTTTTCTGGAGAAGACCGCCAAATCGCAGCTTCTTTTTGGCTACCATGAAAACAGAGAGTACATTAAAACTAGCAAAATACTCTTTGTTTTTGAGGCTGAGAAAAGTGTGCTCCAGAGTGCATCATATGGTTTTCGTAATGCAGTATCGCTTGGCGGCAAGTCTGTTTCTAAAACACAAATGGAACTGTTGGTCAGAACAGGGGTAAAAATTTGTTTAGCACTTGACAAGGATGTGAGCAAAGAAGAACTCACTTCTATTGTTAATATCTTTCCAGAAAACATCCCAGTTTACGCCATCATAGACGAAGACAACATTCTTAATGAAAAGCAAAGTCCAAGTGACGATTTAAATAAATGGATGCATTTAATTCAAAACAACATATATCAAATCAAATAACAATACAAAATTATTAAGGAGTGATTACTAAGTAATGCTATGTCGCAGATGCTATATCCAAGAACGCAACCTTAAAAAGAAGGATGCAAAGCATTTAACCTCTACCTCAGAAAAATATGAATGTGAAAAGTGTGGACAGTTCAAGCAGTTAGTTATTGAAAATAGACAATGGGAGGAGGAAAGTTTCTTGGGACAATAAGATTGACTAAGAAGCATCGCTCTTATTTTAAGGCCGCAAAGGCTATTTCAGAGTTGTCTGATTTTCGACGAGTACAACTTGGATGCGTGGCTGTTTATGGGCATCGTGTCATTTCTTCTGGGTATAATACCTGCAAGTCTAGCCCTCTCCAAAAAGAGTATAACAAGTATAGATTTGATGAAGATACGAACCATACGCTTCATTCTGAAACTAAATGTCTTTTACCACTTATTAATCGTAATGATGTGGATTTTTCTAAAATTTCACTTTATGTTTATAGAGAGTTTAAGAATGGTGGATTAGCTCTTGCAAGACCATGTGAGTCGTGCATGAAGCTGATAAGAGATTTAGGTATTAGGGATATATATTATACAAACAATGGTGGGTATTCTCACGAAGAGATTTTATATTAAAGGTGGTAAGTTTTATGAATTCCAATGAAAATGAAAATGTAAATTCTGTTCATAAGGTTGTGAGAGAATTCAAGGACAAGCGCAAGTATGATAGAGTACGTGACCGTAAGGATAAACGACTATATGAAATTGAAAGAGAGGAAGATGTAAATGAGGCAGATTCGTAATGGAGTTTTTGAAACTAACTCTAGCTCAGTACATAGCATTGCAATTCCAAGAAGTTATGACAATATAAATTATATTTCATTTCACATTGACGAGTTTGGATGGGAGTGGCGAGAAGTAGATCCTGCGAATTACTTTTATACAGCAATTTATGAAACTTCTAATTCAACATCAGAAGTTAAAGAAAAGATTGAGAAACTAAAGAGTATTCTAGATTCTCGTGGAATCGAATATCGTTTTGGGGAAGTTGAATATCATATTTGGCATAGTGATTATGCCAATAAAGATTATCTGAGCCTTGATTATGGATATATTGACCATGGCAATGAGTTAACAGATTTTGTAGATGAATTGCTAAATGACGGCGACAAGCTTGTACGTTTTCTTAGTAGAGGTTTAGTGTTCACTGGTAATGATAATTCTGATGCAGAAAATCGATGTTTTATTGAAAGAGACCAAGAATTTCTAGATGATTATGATTGGCAGACTAAGCAGGAATTTAAAATTGAAAATCCATATTATATGAGTGATCATGAAGATTATGAATGGTATTGGAAGGGGAATTAATTTATGAAGCAGATGAGACGTGGAGTGTTTGAAACCAATAGTAGTAGCACTCATTCTTTAACTATATGTACAGAAGAAGAGTTTGAAAAGTGGCAGAATGGAGAGTTACTATTCGATAGATGGAATGATTGTTTTATTGAGGAAAGACCTCTTTCTGATCAAAAAAGACTGATGCGATGAAGAATTATAATAACATTAAATCTACATATTGGAAAAATTGGGAACAACTTTCTAAAGAAGAGGTCGAGTCGTGGTATAGAAGATACGCGAGCCAGCATTTAAATAAAAGTGATGACGGACAGACATATGATGAGTATATGGATAGTTGTGATTTAGAGGCCTATTTTAAGCATTACACTAGTCCGAGCGGAGATAAGCTCGTAATTTTCGGAAAGTATGGTTATGACGGTTAAGGAGATTTGAAATGAGCATTATTGGTAGATATCAGAACGGTAACTACATTGTTACTCTGTTAAGTGATGGCACTAAAATCAGAGAAAATAACTTAGATTTTTTCGAACCTGCCTTTGCAGAAAATTGTGACGTAAAAATTACTAGCAAATGTGATGGTGGTTGCGCTTACTGTTACGAGAATTGCACTCCTGACGGCAAGCATGGAGATATTTTAAATGTAAAGTTCTTGGATACGCTACATCCTTATACGGAGTTAGCCATTAATGGTAATGATCTTTCTCACCCCGATCTTATTTCTTTTCTTAGAAAGATGCAAGAGAAGAATATTGTCGTAAATATGACTGTCAATCAGATTCATTTTGAGCGCCATTATGGTTATATTAAGGAACTGCTTGCCAACAAGTTAATTTATGGCATTGGTATTTCTTTAAGAGAACCTACGGAAGAATTTGTATGGAAAGTAAAACAAATTCCCAATGCAGTTATCCATTGTATTAATGGTGTTCTAGCTCCTAAAGATTATGAAGTGCTTAAAGACAATGGTTTGAAGCTTCTTATTCTTGGATATAAGCATCTCAGACGTGGTGTTAGTTATTATGAGGCACATGAGGAAGGTGTATGCGAGTTACAGAAGTGGATTTATGATAATCTTGAAGAAATGTTGAATCATTTCCAAGTTGTAAGTTTTGATAATCTAGCAATTGAACAGTTGAATGTAAGACGGCTACTAAGTGATGAACAGTGGGATGAGTTTTACATGGGTGATGACGGCACTATGACTTTCTATATTGACATGGTAGAAGGTGTATTTGCAAAAAATTCTCTGTCCATGGAGCGTTGGCCCATTATGGACAATATTGATGATATGTTTAATAAAGTGAGGAACAAATGATGACAAAAGAAAAAAAGATTGCGGTATTTCAGCCGTATCTTGATAAATTTGAAACCGATGAAATGAGACTATATTGTGCTGACATGATTGCAGAAATTCCAGATTATATTTTTACCATGCCCAGTTCTACTTCTGGAAAATATCACAATGCTACACAATGCCAACGTCATGGGCAAGTTTATCATATTATTATGTTTGCTGAAATTATGAATTATAGGTTGGCATTAAAGTGTAATGAAGAAAAATTTAAATCTCCAATCCAAAGAGATGCAATGCGATGCGTTCCTTTCTTTCATGATGCTATCAAGTGTGGTTGGAATGGGGGTACGTATACAATACACGAACACCCTATTCTCGCAGGTAAGTGGGTGCGTGAAACTCATGTAGAGCATGATATTGATGATAAAATTAAAGAAGTTATTGCCCGTATGTGCGAAAGACATTCGGGGTCATGGACAACCTCTAAGAAAAGTAATGTAGTACTTCCTGAGCCTGAGAATGCTATGGAGATTTTAGTGCATGAGTGTGATATTTTAAGTAGTCGCAATAATATTGATATGCAACCACCGGAGTATCTCAAGGATATTTTTGGAGAAGATGAGTTTGACGAAAAATGGATAATGCCTTTTGGCAAGCATAAGGGACAGACTTTGCAATATATTTATGATACAGCTCCAGATTATCTTGAATGGGCAGAAAAGAATATACAAAAGCAAGATGTCGTGCAGATGATTAAAGCATTTCATAAGAAAATCAAAGAGGGCTAAATATGAACATTACTGAGAAGTATTGCACTTCTATTATTACTATGTTTAATGATGTTATTCGAACTTATGAATACAATCTTGATGTTATTAAGCAGTTGGAATCTGAGCAAACTGACCTTGAACATGAAATTGAGTTGGGAGACCCTAAAAATGCTTGTGAGGGCTATCAGTTATATCGGCAACTTAGGGAAGTGCGCTTGAAGCGACGCAAGGCGAAAGATGAAAATGCGTTATTGGCAGATTTATATGACTTCTTGAAGACTCAATCAAACTTCAAAAATAAGATTTCTCAAATTCAGGGTAATGCCGCAAAGGTCTATGAGAAACAGCAGACTAGAACGTATACGCCACGTGTTAGGTCTGATTTAACTTGCACTGATAGGGTGCGAGAATCCTATAGACCTTTTGAGGAAATGCTTAAGGATTTCAAAGAAACTAAAGTCACTACTAGGGGTGGCAAACTGAGAAAGTAAAATAGAGGCTCGTATGTTGAAAACCAACAATACGGGCCTTTATTTTTTAGGTAATGTGTCAATTGAAAATGAAGTAATGTTATGTTAGAATGACAGTACAAAATCATTGGAGGGCAAAAATATGGGCCTTGATATTTATATTGAAAAGTGTAGAAAGCCAAAGATTGTGGAGCAAGATGGCAAGAAATATCGTGACTATGAAGAGCGAGAAGAAGTTTGTTATTGGCGCAAATTTTATGGCATTCTTGAAATTATGAAATATGGTGAAGATGAATATGCAGAAGACGTTAGGCTTCGGAGAGAAGATGTCGAGAAGATTCTTGATTATGTAGCACACAATCGTGATTACTTTGGTGGGTTCGATAGTGTTCCGCAAGTATGTGCACTTTTGGATGAATGGGACGCACTTATGGAAGACGGATGGGTAATTTGCTTCAATGCAAACTGGTAGGAGAGTGAAAGCATGGAAGTTCTTGATTTTATGAACGAACATAAAAATTGGGAAGAAATTTTGACCGAAGAGCCGTATTTTATTAAAGTCAAACGAGATGGTAACTATATCTTGTTAAAGTATAACCAACTAAGTTCGGACTTTTCTCTTCCTATTGTACGTGAATGTAGAGGAGCTATTTTCTATCAGGAGTCTGATGGGAAGTATATTTGTGTTTGTTATCCATTTTCAAAATTCGGGAATTATGGGGAATCTTATGTTCCTGAGATTGATTGGGATAGCACAGCTGTAGAAGAGAAAGTTGACGGATCACTTATTAAATTTTTTTTCCATAACAATCATTGGCACATTGCAACAAACGGCACAATTGATGCGTTTAAGGCTACAATCGGTGATAGTGATATAAACTTTGGAGATTTAGTTTATGAGGCGCTTGGTGGTAAAAAGCACTATGAACAGTTTTGTAATCTTCTTGATGTTAATTATACTTATATGTTTGAACTTGTATCACCCAAGTCAAAAATGACTATTCTTTATCCTGAAACAAAGCTTTATTATCTCGGAGAGCGTGATATGCTCACAATGGAAGAATCCAAAAACAACGAAGAGTTTATGAAGTTTTATGGAGTTCTCTGCCCAAAACTTTATCCGCTCAATACCTTTGAAGCCTGTCTTGAGTATGTCCAGCATATGACAAGAGATGAAGAAGGGTTTGTGATTAAAGATAAATATTTCAATCGTATGAAGCTTAAATCTCCAGAATATTTAGTAGCATTTCATATGGAGAACAATGGCATTATTACTACAAAACGCATTATTGAAATGATAAAGATGGAAGTACTGGATGATTTTATTGCATATTGCCCTGAACATAGAGATAAGGTCGAAGAAGTACTTAAACGGATTTATGTTGTAGCAGTATATATGGAAATGGAATGGACTTTTGCTTCATTTTATAAAGATTGTGATCGTAAAGAGTTTGGGAAACTGTTTAAAGATTACAAATATAGTGACTACATATTCATGAAATTAGATAATCCTAAATTGGATGCAGTAGACTATATTATGACAAGATGGACAAAAACAATTTTAAAGATGATTAAAGAGGTGAAAATATAAATTATGGGTACTAATTTTTATTTATTTAGTAAGAATAAAAAACTTGTTCAAAAGTATGCCCCATATTCTTACGAACTTACGGATGAACCTGATTTTGGATATGAGATCCATATTGCAAAAACGAGCTGCGGATGGCTGCCCTCATTCCAAGCGCACAAGAATGGAATTAATTCAGTAAAAAAGTATAAAGAAGCATATGATACTGGAGAGTTTCAAATTACAGACGAGTATGGGAATATTTATTCTTGGGATGAATTTGATGAACGTGTTCTTCAGTTCAATGGTGGCACAGTAAAAAATAGAATAATTACTCCGGTTGAACAGGACAAATCTTCTATATTCTATGATTGTAATATGCCAGATCATATTCCTGTGTCTCATTTTGAGTATGGCAATTGGGGGTATAAAGATGAGTATTTCACCGACGAGGAAGGGTTCGAATTTTGTATCAGAGAGTTTTGTTGAGGAGGGGTAAAGTGAATTATCATTCCGATGAATGGATTAAACAACGATTGCAAGAACATTATGAAGAGGCTCTTACAATTTTTCCTAAAGATAAAGTTTTATCAATACATACACAAGGATCACAAAACTATGGTCTAGATTACATCGGTTCAGACGTAGACACCAAGTGCATTATCCTCCCAACTCTTGAGGATGTTTGTCTCAATAGAAAAGCTGTAAGTTATACTCACGTCCGTGCCAACAACGAACACATTGATTTTAAAGATTTACGTGTTATTGCCGGAGATTTTAAAAAGCAAAATATCAACTTCTTAGAAATCCTGTTTACGCCATATTGTCTCATCAACAAGGATTATGCGAGTCTTTTTGAAGCAATGTATGACTGGTGTGAAGATATCGCAAGGTATGACAACTATCGTTTTGTGAAATCTGTGGCGGGAATGAGTATGGAAAAGCATAAGGCACTTGAGCTGGACAGACCTTCTCAGCATGATGAAATTGTTAAATATGGTTGGGCGACAAAACAGCTTCACCACATTATCAGACTGCATAACTTCCTTAAACGCTGGGTTGATGGGGAATTTTTTGCTGAATGTTTGATTGATTTAGATTCCGACTATTTAGTTAGGATTAAGCGTGAAGGACATAAGATGTTTACTTTAGAAGAAGCCAGAGAGATGGCAAGAGTGTTTGACGAAGAAACTAATGCAATCAAAGAGCAATATATTGCAACTCATGAACATGAAATTGACGAGCATGTTGGACAGATAATCGACAACGTTGTTGTCAGTATTATTCGAGAATGTTTGAAGAAAGAAATTGGGTGATGTAATGTGAGTAAACCAGTTTTTGCAATGATGGTTGGCCTACCCGCAAGCGGAAAGTCTACCAAAGCTCAAGAATACGCAAAAGCATACAATGCTATCATTTTCAGTTCTGACGCATTACGTAAAGAACTATATGGCGACGAATCTATTCAAAGTGACAATACAAAATTATTTAATACACTTCATCGACAGATTAAAACTCATTTGAAGAATGGCTATAGTGCTATTTTTGACGCAACGAATATTTCTTATAAAAAGCGTATGGCTTTTCTCTCAGAACTTAAGAACATTCCTTGTAAGAAGATTTGTGTACTGATGGCTACGCCTTATGAAGAGTGTTTGAAGCGTAATTCAGAACGGGAGCGCAAAGTGCCTGAAAATGTTATTGAACGTATGTATCGTTCTATAGACATTCCTTGGTATTATGAAGGTTGGGATGACATTCAGATTGAATATGGGGAATATGAAAATTATTTTGGATGGCCTTGGGATTGGGTAGAGAGAGTGGATGACTATAATCAACATAACTCTCATCACGCTTTAACGTTAGGCGAACATTGTAGGCAGACTATGCGCAACGTAGATAAACTTTGTGCAGAGCGTCGGTCTATTATGTCTACGGAAATAAGATATGCAGCACTGCTTCACGATGAAGGAAAAGTCTTTACGCAAACCTTTGAAAATAGTAAGGGTGAAATTACTGAACAAGCACATTACTACAATCATGAAAGAGTCGGTTCGTATGATAGCTTATTTTATGAGATAGCTTGTTATAATCTTTATGTAGCTATTTTAATTCGTTGGCATATGCAGCCTTATTTTTGGAAAAAAGATAATAGTGAAAAATCCCACAACAAATATCGTAAGCTTTGGGGAGAAGATTTGTACCATAATATAATGATAATTCACGAGGCAGATAAAAATTCTCATTAACCCCTTGACAAACTAAAAATACGTGATATAATGTGAACAGTTCAAGCGACACAATACAAAATTATTAAAGGAGATTAACATTATGGCAGACGAAAACAGAAACGATTTGGTGCTTAGCCCTAATGAATACGCCTACGTTCTTGACACTACAAAGGGGCAGGTAGGTGTTTATGTAGGCCCTCATAAGACAAGCCTTTCTAACTCTGATAGACTTGTTAAGTTCAATTCTGATACGAAGAGATTTGAACATTGTGACTATAAGAATGCAGTGACACTCTTTGAAATTGTGCCTGAAGGATGGTATTCTTTGCTTAAGAATCCAGAGGAATCTAACAAGCATCCGCAGGCAGGCTCTGTAACTAATGCACCTGATACTATCAAGATTGGTGAAAAAGTTAATATCAAAGGTCCTTGCAGCTTCGCTCTGTACCCCGGGCAGATGGCGCAGACTATTCAGGGTCACACTCTTCGCTCCAATCAGTATCTGCTTGTAAGAGTATATGACGCTGACGCAGCAAATAAGACCCTTGACAAGAAGCAGAAGCCTTATGTGACTGGTAATCTACTCATCATCCGTGGAACTAAGTGTTCCTTCTACATTCCTGAAACAGGCTTTGAAGTTATTCCCACTCGTAATGGTGATTATGTACGTGATGCAGTTACTCTTGAGCGTCTTGAGTATTGCATCCTTAAGGATGAAGATGGCAACAAGCGCTATGTGCATGGCCCCGCAGTTGTGTTCCCTGAGCCTACTGAAACTTTCTTGGTAAAGGATAATTCCATTAAGTATAAGGCTATTGAACTTTCTGAAATCTCTGGTGTATATGTCAAAGTTATTGCCGATTATACTGATGAAGATAGCGGCAAGGAATACAAGACTGGAGAAGAGTTGTTTATTACTGGTAAGGATCAGATGATTTATTATCCTCGACCCGAGCATGCACTTATTAGCTATGATGGTAACAATGTTTATCATGCAATTGCCATTCCCAAGGGCGAAGGTCGTTATGTTATGAATCGCCAGACTGGTGATATTAGAACCGTCAAGGGTCCCTCTATGTTCCTGCCCGACCCCAGACATGAAGTGCTTGTTAATCGTAAGCTGAGCAAGACTGAGTGTGAGCTGTGGTATCCTGGTAACAAGGATGTATTAAATTACAATGTTGGGTATTTTGAAGCCAGTGTGGACGCTTCTGCATGTGTGGATTCTTTAACCGCTTGTACTGCGAGGAGTCTTACTGCTTCTTTGAATTACGCAGATGCAACTCCTACTTCTGTCCCTTCCAAGTCTGTCTTTGAGGATTCTGCATTCAATCGCAAGAACAATTACACCAAGCCCCGTTCTATTACTTTTGATAATAAATATGACGGTGTTGTGAGTATCGATGTTTGGACTGGTTATGCAGTAAATGTAGTTTCTAAGGATGGCACTCGTCGAGTTGTTTGTGGCCCTCAGACTGTGATTCTTGATTATGATCAGGTTCTTGAAGCAATGTCCCTGTCCACTGGGAAGCCTAAGACGACAGATAGAATTCTTCGCACTGTTTATCTAAGATATAAGAACAATAAGGTCAGCGACATTATCGATGCGGAAACCAATGATTTTATTCCTGTTAAAATTAAGGTTTCTTACGACGTTGATTTTGATGAACAGGCCATGGATAAGTGGTTTGCTGTTGAGAACTATATCAAGTTGCTTTGTGATAAGATTCGTTCTGATGTAAAGCGTGGTATCAAGAATTATTCCATCCAGAAATTCTACAACAACTATTCTGACATCGTTCATTCTCTCATTATGAACGAAAAAGAATCTCGTGTCTTTGAAGATAATGGCATGATCCTTAAGGATGTTAACGTTCTGTCCATTGACGTAGATGCTGAAATTAAGGATATGCTTGAAGATAATCAGCGTCAGATGATTCGAAATATGCTTAATAATCAGAGAGATCAGGCGAATTTTGAGCGTCAGAAGAAGATTATTGAATTGAAAATGGAAATTGCTGATATGAACCATCAGTCCGCTATGGCAGAGATGGAGATTAAGCAGGCACAGGAAAAGAAGAGCAACGAGATTGTTGTTGCACAGAACAAGTTTGAGGCAGAAGAGCAGATTGCTAAGTTGGAAGCTAAGCGTGAACAGGACGTGCTGATTGGCGAACTGGCTGCAAAGAAGCTGGAACGTGAAAACGCAGAAGACCAGCAGAGACTTGCCATCCGTGACAAGGAGATTGCACAGAAGGCTGCTGAAAAGAAAACCTATGCTGAGACTGTTGCTTCTATTATGGAATCCATCTCTCCCGATTTTATTGCTGCAATGCAGGCAAATAGCAATGCTGAGACCCTGCAGATTGTTGCCGAAGCTATGGCACCTCTGGCTATCGCAAAGGGTGAAGGTGTTGCAGATACCGTTAACACTCTGATGAGAGGTACTAGCCTTGAAAATGTTATTGCTAAGATTAAGAATCATAGCGATGACTAACATATGGTAAATGTGCATATGCCCAAGGAGAAATCTTTGGGCATTTTGCCATATTTACAAGAAGAAATTATTATGGTAGTATAACAACAGTAACAATACAAAATTATTAAGGGGTGTAAATTATGACTTACTATGAAAAAATCAAACAAATGTCTTTTGATTAAATGACCCGATTTATCTTGCGTCAAATTTTTAGTGAGTGTAATGGATTTTATGATGAACAGTGTGAAACAGAAGGCTATAGAAACTGTCGAGATTGTGTCACACAAATGTTGAATTGTGAGGTGAAGTAATTATGAAACATATTATTGAAATTGAAGAAACTGTAAAAATACATCATCAGATCATTGTAGATATTGATGACGAGCAGCAAATTAATAGCGTTAGATATAATGCTGATGATTATTGTACTAGTTTAGATGATTTTGTCGATTCAATTGCAGATATTATTCCTGTGCTTGAAGTTAATGAGGAGTATTATAGTGAAACGGACAGTATAGAATATTTTGATGATTATGAGTACGAAGGTGATGAGAATTGAACTATAAACTAATTGAAGGAAGCTTAAACGACACTTCAAAACCTATAGAAACTGTTTTGCGGAATAGAGGTATTGAAGAATATGAGCATTATTTAAGCCTATCAGAAGATGATATCGAATCATGGGAAGACTTAGATAATATCAATAATGCCATAGAATGTTTTGCAAAACATTTTGATAACTTTGATACGATTGCTATTCTTAGTGATTGTGATGCAGATGGAGTCTGTAGTTCAGTAATTATGTGGCAGTATATCAAAGCTATGCGAAAGGACTATCCAGTATTTTTGGTGCTTCATGAGAACAACAAGGCACACGGCCTAAGTTCTTGGGATTTTGACCTTC